CGTCGATGGTGTCGGCCACCGTGTTCAGGAAGCAGCTGGCCAGCTGGCTGTGACGGGTGCCGGCGTTGAACAGGGTCGGCGTCGAGCTCATGAAATCGAACGAGGACAGGACGTCGTAGAATTCCAGCGCGCGGTGGGTCGGGTGGTCTTCCAGCACGGCCAGACCCATCGCCACGCGCATGAAGAAGAATTGCGGCAGTTCTGCGATCTTGCCATTGAGCTTGATCAGGTAGCGGTCGGCGACGGTCTGCAGGCCAATGAAGTTGAATTGCAGATCGCGGTGCTGCACGATCGCCGCGTTCAGGGCGGTCAGGTCGAACAGCGTGCCGAGACGGGTATCCAGCTTACCAGCTTGAACGCCGGCCGAAATGTACTTGGCCAGGTGCGGGTATTCGATGCTGTCGTAGGCTTCCTTGTACAGCTTCTGCAGCAGCAGACGCGCGGCCACGAAGGTGTAGTCCTGGCGCTCGATGTTGATCAGGCCGGCGGCAGCCTGGATCAGGGCGTCATGAATCTGGCTGGTCTTCATGCCGCTGAAGACCAGAAGGTTGGCTTCGACTTCCAGTTCCGACTGCGATGCATCCAGGCCGGCGGTGGCCCATTCGGTGACCTTGTGGATCTTACCGATGTCGTACGGCTCCGAACGGCCATCGCGTTTGGTGACTTGCATTGCCTGCATGCTTTTTCCTTGTTGGTGTTGGGGTGTGGGGAAGGGATTATATCCAAGTCAGTTCTGACTTAGGTATAAGGATAAAAATTTACCAGGCGCCGCTGCTGTTTTCCGGCACATCCGGGTTGACGACCGGCAGGTGCGTCATGTACTCGCGTTCAAAAACTTCGCGCGGCACGCCGTGTAGCGTGACCTCATTGGTGAACGGATCGACACTGTCCCACGCGGTTTTCATGCGCTCCGCCACTTCGTGGTGGCAGCCGCCCGGTGCGCGGTCGCACTTGAGCCAGCCGTGAATCTTCGGCCGCATTGTCTTGTAGTCATCGTCAATCATGGCGTGAACCTTTGCATTGGCGCAGCCAATGCAGCGTTGGTCCAGACGCGCCGCGGCTTCATGCTCAAGGTGCGCCTCGATCATTCTTTTGATGCGAACTTCATTTTCTCTCGCGCCGACCACCAGCGAATCGGCGCTATGCGTCACGCCTAATGGGCCGATGGCGTTCAAAAGAGGTTTTCCCATGTTCCTGCTCCGATTCAGTCAGCATCTACATTATAGTCAGCGCTGACTGAATTCATCAGACAAAAGTTATGCGGCCACGGGCATGGTGCGCCGCTCGTTACGGATAAGCTGACCTGCATAGGCCGGGGCGACGCCGTGCTTGCGTGCGAGCCTGGCAAGTTCGCCGCGGCCCTTATGCGATGCAGCCCAATCGCGACGCAAGCGTTCGACAAGTTCGTCCGAATACTTTGCGCAATAGTGGTCCATGCCACGAATAAGCGTGCCATGCTCTCTCTTGTCATCTTCATTTTCCTGACGGCTGCCCCATCGTAGATTGCTCAGTCGATTATTTGCAGTATTGCCATCATTGTGGCAGCCCTCCCGCTTGTCTTTCGGCGCCGGGCCGACAAATGTCAGTAGTACCGCACGATGTATCGCCACATTGCCGTTTTTGGTCGGCGTGCACAAGTGCGCGTACAGATAGCGCTTCTCTGCATCCAGACGCGGCGCAAGAATCTTTTCCTTCATTACACGTGAATATACCTTTCCGGTTCGACTTTGCTGCTCAATCGTCCTGGTAAGCGACTTGATCCGCCCGAGGTCGGAGACCGCATACCAGCCTTCGTACCCCGGGATTTCTTTCCAATTTTCCACAATCAGCATCTTTAAGTCAGTGATGACTGATTATATCAAATTGCTTTAAACTATGCAGCGATTTTATCCATCGACCGATACATGTTCAAAAGGGAACGGAATTCATCCGTTTTCAAACCCGCCTCAATGGCCGAAAGTGCGTCGGCGATGTGCTCGCACTTGCTGGCGATCGGCACGCGCACGCCCTTCTTGACCTGCATGGGCCATGGCGCGCCCGGGTACTTGGCGACCATCGCCTCGATCATTTCCTCCTTGGTCGCGGTTTTGATTCCGCAGCCGGCCAGCTTGACTTCGGTCGGCGTGACCTGAATGATCGGCAGCCGCGCGCGCACCGCGGCGATGATGCCAAGCGAGACGCCGTACGAGACCATGGCACGCGCCGACTGGCTGCCGACCGGAACCTCGACAAAGGCGATCGCGCGGCCGTCAAGCAGTTCGACCACGCCGTCGTGCAGCGTGCCGGCGCGGTCCAGGTCTTCGCTGTTCTTGCGCACGACCTTCTTTTTGGTCTTGTCCTTTTCGGGCTCGGTGGTAACGACCGTCATGTCCTCGACGGTGATGTCCAGCGTGTCGATGTTCAGGCGCGCGCGTACGGCGCCGAAGTTACTCAAACTCGGATCGAGTCCGATGATGGCGATGGTGCGGCTCATGTGTTTCCTTTCGTGGTTACCACGTGGGTGTGGAGGTGGGAATATCGGCGATCTTTGCTTCCAGCTCCTTGATCAATGCGCCCATGTCATTGCGCAGCTGGTTCATTTCCGCAGTCTGTTTGTTGAACATGTCGAGCAAAACGGCATTATCATTCTCCAGCTTTCTGATCTTGTCCGCCGCCATGTGACCGCCGCTGACAAACTGGCGATTTATCTCCTGCGTTTCAACGTATATGAAACGCCGGTAGAAGTCCCGCAGGCTGATCGGGGTATTGCTTTCGTCCCTGAATTCGACATCCCTGACAACGAATTTGCCTTCCTCGGTGGCAGACAATGCAATACTCGCGCTGGCAAGACTCGCGCCGGTGATGGTGAGAGTCCCTTTGCTTATTGTTGGGAAGGTTTCGGCGTCGGTGGCCTTGTCGTCTTTCACCATGTCTCCTTTCCTTGTGAGCTTTCGGGCAGGTCGCACCCTTCGGCTTCGGTTCTCTTCCTGCCGATCGGCAGGTCATAGTCGGTGCGTGGCGGCGCCTTGATGTCCGGGAATGTCGGGCGCGTAGCGACGGGCTTGAGCTCAACCTCCAGTCTCGTGCAGCCAATCAGGTCGTGCAGCATATCCCATTGCGTCTTGTCGCGACTGTTGACCCGGCATGTGATGGTCAGGGTGGCTTCGCTATCCATGTGCATTGCGACAGACCCTGTCAGGGTATCTGCCGTTTTCCTGTGATGATCTACCTTGACCTGTATGTCGTCAACGATCGTCTTCACCATGCGCCAAACTCCTGGTATTCACTGGACAGGCGCTGGTTTTCGATTTCCTGCAGCTTGGCGAAATCGATCGTGCGCACCTTTTCCAGTTCGACGTAGAAGTTGCCGCCGGCGGCGTGATCCGCGACCTGACGCCAGTGGTTGAGACTTGACTCACAATCGCCTTGTGGCAGTTCGATGTAATCGTAATCGGACACGGCTGTCGGGCGCATCCTGAAGATTAGGCGGTGGCCCAGCTTGCCCGACCCCACGTACACCTCTTCCATGACGAATTCTTCGCCGCCGATATGGTTGCGCTTGCCAAAGCCGGCCTTGCGCATCACCGTGACGCTCATGGGTCCGGACAGTGTGACGCGGCGGTCCGGCTTGGGCATTCCACCCAGCCGTTCCGTCATGATCTGGGCCAGGTTTTCCAGTGCCGCGACAGCTTCGGGGCTGAGCGTCTTTTTCGCTTCCTTCATTGCTGCCTCTTTGTCGATCTCTTCATTATTTCGCTTTTTCGGGTTGAGATTCGCCATCACTTTCTCAATTTCTTCGAATGTGATGGTGGACGAGCTTGTCGCCGCCGTCGTCATTGACTCTTTACCCAGCATGTCGTCCATTATGGATTTGCGCATGCTGCCCTGCAACTCTTCCGTCATCAGTCTTGACATGACGGATTTGCCCATTTTGCGACCGCCCAAGAAAACCAATGATTCGCTGGGCTTAAAACCTTCCATCATCTTCTTGATGCTCTGGTACTGCGATTTCCACTTCTCTTCCTGCTTCCCGCACAATTTATCCAGCCCGCCGGCCGCCTTGATGGACTCGACGTCGAAAAAGGCCCGTGGACTTTCGTCCACAGCCTTCATGATTTCAAATACGGCCGAAGCCGGATTCTTAGAGTCCACGATGGGTCGCTCCGGTGATTTCAGATACCCCGCCCGCCTTCTTGCTGCGGTTGCGGGCCTGTTCGGCTGGCGTCGCCCAGCGACAGTTGCCGGGTTCGTAGTCGCCGTCGTTGTTCGGGTAGCGGTCGAGTGTCTTGCCCGCCGGCCGTTCGCCCATGTCGGCCAGGAAGTTCGCGAACTCCTTCCAGCGCTCGCAGACGACAATCCCGCGTCCGCCATATCGGTGGTAGTCAGGGTTGTTCGGGTTGCCGCACCTACCTATCATTGACTTCCACGACGTATAGGTTGGCGTACCGGCCTTGCGTGCACCGTGCTTCGTATGCAAAACCGAAGCGTCAGCCCGCGCCACGCACCCGCAAGATTCCTGGCCAGCATTCAGCACGGTGCTGAACAGAACCTTCACAGTGCCACAGTCGCATTTGCAACGCCACTTGGCCGTGCCGTTGCGGGACTTTTCCGCCAACTCCACCACTTCGAGCTTTCCGAAGCGGCGCCTCTTCAGGTCTTTTGCTCTTCCCAGCTTCATCACAGTCCTTTGTGCGTAGCGCCAGTGATTTCAGATACGCCGCCGGATTTTTTCACATTGATCACGGAGTCAATCCAGTCTTTCAGCGACTTGTGGCTGATCACCATCACGGTGCCGCGTTCCTTCGCCTTCTTCTCCAGCACGCCGATCAGGCGCTCCAGGCCGGCCTCGTCCAGCGCATCGTCGATCTCGTCACCCAGCCACAGGTTGATCGGTTTCTCGGCGCGCGAAGCAACCATGTCCTGCAGCGCGAGATTGGTGGCCAGGCGCACCTTGCGCTTCTCGCCGCCGGACAGCAGCTTGAAGTTGTCGCCGCCCTTGGCATGCGTGACGTCGATGTTGAATTTTTCCTTAAGCTCGCCCTTGCTGTTTTTCGCGAGCGTCGACCACGTTGCGGTGATGTTCCCGTCCGCCAGCGCGCCCAGATATTCGCTGGTACGCTCGTTGAGAAATGGCGTCACGGTATCGAGAATGTGCGCACGCACACCCGCCGGGCCGAACACTTTCGCGGCCTCTTCCATGAGGCGCGCTTCGTCTTCCTTGCCCGATGCGTAAATGGCGGCGTCGTCCAGGTCTTTCTCCAGTTTGGTGATGTCGGCCTGTTTGGTTTCGATCACCTTGGCCCACGGGTTCGGTTCGGTCAGGCGCGCGCGGGCGGCGTTCTTTACACTGGCAATCGCGTTTTCCCGGGCTTCGATGGCACCGATCAGCTTCTTGGCCGTGAGCAGCCGCTCATCGATTTCAGCCTGTTCGGCGGCAACCGCCGATACGTCCGGGATGGTGGCTGCGAAGTCCGCAACTGCTTGCTTTGCAGCATTATGCGCCGCGACCGCAGCTTTCGCCAAGCCGGCGGTTTTCAGCAGTGTCGTTTTTGCGTCGTCGATCGCCTTTTGCTTCGCCGCGCGCGCCGTGTCCAGGTCGTGTTCGTGGTACGGCTTGCCGCATTCACCGCATGGCGTGCCCACCAGCGCCTCGACATTGGCAAGACCTGTCTGGCGCGCGGCCAGGTCGCGCTTTTGCGCCTCGACTTCACCCAGCAGGCGTGTTGCGTCGCGGTCGGCGTTGCGCTCGGCAACCTGCAGCGTCGCCAGCCTGTCGGTCAGCGTCTTGTGCCCGGTCAGGTCAGCCTGCAGTGCGGCGCGGCGCGCGGCAAGGGCTGTTTCGTCGATGCCGGCCAGGCGGTCCTTCGCGGTGCCGATCTGCGCCTCGTACGTGGGCACGTCCTTGAGTTCGTCGCGCGCGCGCGCCTTGCGCTCGGCTTCGAAGCTGGCGTGTTCGGTCTGGCTTTCCTTGAGACGCTCGCGCATGCCATCCAGCGTACCCTGCAGGCTTTTCACGTGCGCGGCCGCGGTGTTGTATTCCCTGTCGGCCGCCAGTGCGCGTGCATTCGCCTCCCTGTACGCGTCAGCCAGGATTTCGACGCCTGCGGCCTCCTCGATCAGCAGCTTGAGGTTCTTGTCGGTCATGCCGGGCAGGTCGGGCATCGCCTCCTGGCCCGCATAGATCGAACCCTTGAACACGTCGAGCGAGCAGCCGAGAATCTTTTCGATCACCGCCTGGGTCTCGCGGTCGGTGCCCTTGGTCAGGTCGTTTTCGGCACCGGTCTTGAGGTCATATTCCTTCACACCGACCATGTTCTTGCCGGTGCTGTGCTTGCGGTAGCGCGTGATCCGGTATTCCATGTCGCCGTCGCTCCAGACCTGGTCGACCGAGCATTCTTTTTTGGCGGCGCGGTTGACCACGATGTCGCCTGAGGCGCCGCGCGCGGTCTCGCCGTACAGGCCCCAGCAGATCGCGTCGACGATGGAGCTCTTGCCGGCGCCGTTGCTGTTGGCACTGGTGTCGTCGTCGTTCTCGCCCTGGATGAGCAGCAGCCCGCGATTGTCCAGTTCCAGCTCGGCGTGACTGATCGTCAGGAAGTTGTCGATGATGATTTTTTTCAGGTCCATGTTATTCCTTCAGGGGGTGGTTCCGTTGTGATCGATCCAGTGCTGCATGCAGTCCGGGTGCAGACGCTCGCCGTGCCCGATGCATGCGCCGTCTTCCTCGATGGCGCCAACCCACAGGTACAGACCGGCCGGCAGCCGCGTGTCCGGGAAGATGAACAGGCTGTCGATGCCGCCACCCATGATGATCCCGGCGATGTCGCTTGACGCCGCCATGATGCCGCCGGCGCCGGTGCCACGGTCGCCGCTGTGATTCAGCGCCGTGTGCGCGACCAGGGCCCAGCTGGCACCCGGCTTGATGGTGTAGATGAAACCTCCGACCTGACTCATTCTGCCGCTCCTTTCACGCTGCGTACGGTGGTGAGAATGTCGGCGCATACCGACTGCAGCCTTGCCTTGTCGACCGCCGCGGTGCTGGTCGTGATGAAGTCGCCGACCGACTGCTCCAGGGTGGCGCCGGCCTTGATGGCGGGGCCGCCGGTGCGCGGGATGATCGATGTGTCTTTCACCTCCAGGATCGTGATGCCGAGGGCGCCGCACTTGGTCAGGTGCGCGCGCAGCGCCTCGACGTCGCTTTTCTTGGCGCTGCTGATCTTGGCGCGCACGTAGTTACCCGGCACGATCAGGGGGATTTCATCGGGGTCGGTCGTACCGTCGATCTCAACGAACGAGGGCGCGCGCGACGCGCGCCATTTCACCTCGCCGTCGGTGACGATCAGAAAGCCCGCTTTGGCGCCCACGTCCGACCACGTCTGGTGCGTGAGCGCACCGATCGACCATACTCGGGTGAATACGACTTCCTTGTGATGATGGTAGTGGCCCGAAAACACGCGGCGGTAGCCCAGCCCGGCCAGGTAGGCGCCGTCGATACCATGGTCGGGCAGGCCCGGGATCACGCCGTCGATCGGCGCGTGGATCAGCAGATCCACGTCGGTGCGCGCATGCGCCGGATATTCCTCGACCGCTTCCCTGAATGCGGCCAGGTTGGAAATCCACGGTACGATGTGCATGCTAGCGTAGGTGGTTGGCTCGTTGACCACCGTGCAGCCAATGCCTTCGAGCGCGGTGATGGCCGACGACACGCGATCGGCTTCGCGGCCCTCCAGGTCATGGTTGCCGGCGTTGATGACGATATTGATACCGTTGTTGATGATGTGACGGTACGTGTCCATCGTCGGGTTCAGCACTGATGGCGCGATGCTGCCACGCACGTGAAACAGGTCACCGCCGTGATAGATCGTCGTGCCGCCGGCTGCCGCGACTTCTTCCGCGCAGCGCAGCGTCTCGTCCAGAATCAGGCGCAAACGGCTGTTGACGCCGTCGTGACCGGTGGTGGCGAACGCAGACCACAAATGATTGTGGGTGTCGCTGATGATGCCAAAGGGTTTCCCCATTATTTTCTCCTAAGTCAGTTATGACTGATTGCTGAATATGTATGATAGCGCCCGCTGTCAGGACTGTCAGCGTACGCGTATGGAACGTTTGATGACCGCCTCGCTCCTGGTCGGGTCGATGCGAAAGCGCACCAGCGGCAGTCCGCGGTACTTGACACCGTCAAACAGGAAGAAGCTGTGTTCGCCGTAGAAGTCGTTGATATGCGTAAGGTGGATGCGCTTGGCGCCGTTCTTTTTCCAGATCACGCCGACCGCCTCGATACCCATGTCGCGGCACCTGGCCAGGGTCGATTCCTCGATCAGCCAGGCCTGCTTGCGGCGGTGTATCTTGCGCGACGTCCGGTGGGCCAGGTACAGCCTGTTGCCCGCCGGCGTCTCGTAGAACATGCCCGTGAAGGCGCCCATCACGGTGTGCTTAGTTCGCGGCATCGGTGTTCGTCTTGATGGCCGGGCAATCGCCGCCGCACACGCAATCCATACCCATGCAGATCGGCACGTTTTTCATCGACGGCAGGGTGCTGTCCGGGTGTACCTGGCTTGCAGCATCGGAACGTTCGTCAGCACTTGCTACACGGGGCGCCGGTCGCTGGGCCAGCATGTCTTCCGCCAGCATCTTGATATAGGCATGACCGGCACTTTTGGCCGATGCCGTGATCTCGCGCAATCCGGAAAGTACCCACGATGGCAGCACTGTGGCATCCCGCGCGTCGCCTGCTTGTGCTGGAGCGTCGTAGTTGAAGTTGCAGGTTGCTCGACTGGTGCAGCCGCAGTTTGGATACTGGCACTTCTTGCCATCCCCTTGACCGGGCAGAGGTGCGCGGGCGAGGGCTGCGCGGGCCTTTACTAACGCCGCGTGAGTGCGCATACCCGGCGATGCGACCCCACGCATGATGCACCAGTCCAATTCCGCCAGCAGACCGTCTGTGTTCACTGCCGCTACGCTCGGCTCTGCGCGGCGTGACACGGCTTCGTAGATCGCTCCATCACTCGCGCTTGACGTGGTGGCCGCAGTGGATGCGAGGTAAGGCGCAACGTGGTCCCATCGGCACCATGCGCCATCCTCGGCGTGCGACATCCATTCGCGATCCTTGCCGGGAACCAGCTTGTAGCGCGGAATGACAGCCGCCCCGTCCTTCTGGCTGACTGCGGGCGATGCGAGGGCGGCGCGGGCCGCATCCCATCCATGGGTGAACGCGATACGCGCATCCATCGAACGTTGCACGACGGACTGATGCGGGTTGTTTGGTATGGGGTACATCGAGTCGATGGCGCGCATGTAAGACGCCCGCTCATCTGCTGCTTGCCGGCTGACTGCGGGCGATGCGAGGGCGGCGCGGGCCTGCCATGCAGCCCATAGTTTTGGCACTGGATAAATGAAGTACTGTCCTTCATCATTTTTGCTAAGATTTTCGGAATAGCCCCTTGGTGCTGCGCCCGGATTATCTTCGCGATACCACGTCTCGAAAAGCGCCCGCTCATCTGCCGCTACGCTCGGCTCTGCGCGGCGGGCGAGATTGATCAGGGCATGCAAATCGAAGGCATCATTGCCCTTGCCCGCGCGTGCGAGCCATTGGGCGATGCCCTCCACTCGTTGTGTCAGTTCGTCCAGGTCGATGCCTGCGGTGTTTTGACTGTTCATTTCCCCTCCTGCTGTTCATTCGCCACGCCGGCGAGTAGCGTCGCCATCAGGCGGTACGCGCCGGTCAGGTCGACGTGTTTCATGGCCATGCCGAGCGCCGTTTGCGGGCGGTCGCGCTCCAGTTGCTCCGCGGTCGTGTTGACGGCTTCCCACGAACGGGCCGAATCCAGGCCGAATGACTTGCGACAGACGTCGTACGCACCCTGGCGCACATTGGTCGAGATCGGCTTGCCCATCATGTTGAAGAAGTCCAACGGCGGCTCCGCCTTCTGGTTCAAGTGCTCGGCCATGTCACCCACCCAGCCGCGCGATCGCGTCTAGCACGTCCTGCACGTTCTCGATGCTGGTACGCATCAGGGCTTCTACCGGCATTACGGCGTGAACCTTGCGCGCCTCCAGCTTCTTCCCTCTTGCCGCAGTGCCGACGAATTCGAAGCTGTCATGCCATTCATGCAGCGGGCGCGACCACACATTGCCATCCAGATCGCGATACACGACAGTGGCCATGAAATCGGGACGCGTGGCGTTCAGGTTCGCCACCGCAACGATGGCGTATTCATTGCCGTGACGTTTGTGGCGCCAGATGTCGTCGGTCGACGGTTGACGTGCAGCTTGTTCCATTAAAATGCCCCCCATTGGTTGTATAGGTCCGCTTCCTTCAGAGGCGGGTCAAACGGCGTATCGTCCGGTTGTGTTTCTTTTTCGATGTCGACTTCGGGCCAGACCGCATGCTTGCCGTACTTGCCCTTGTCTGCCGAAATCGTCATGTTCAACAGCCTGAGAACTTCGATATCGAAGAATTCCCGGTTCGGCGGTGACTTCAGGCCAGTCTCGGGATTGGTTGACGGCTCGGCCTTCGCGTCGCGCAGCCACATCAGGTAGCCGGCGTTTTGCGTATAGACCGCCTCCACCGTTTTGCCCTTGTGCTTGCCAAACGGTATTGTATCTTTCAGCCCCAGCCTGCTGTCGACTCCCATGTTCTACTCCAGACGTTTCAAATAAATTACCGTACAGCGTTTATTATCTACCGCGATATGAGGACCAAAGAGCTTCCTGATATAGGCAATCAACCTGTCCGGTGCGCTGTCCGGTTCGTTGCGCAGTTCCCGGTGGTTGCGCCAGGCATGCTCCCGGCACATGTCGATCAGGTTTCCCTTGTGCACGGACACAACCTGCGCCCGGCCAAACACAATTTTAGTCTTCTCGTCCAGCAGGAGCACCTCCTGCCCGACAGTCAATCTGTTCGCCAGCGTCCAGCCCAGGCGGAAGGTATTGAATGCATTCTCAACACCTTCCACCGGCGGGATGAAGCCGATCGTCTGAACTTCCATGTACGCACTCCCTATAAGTCATTATTGACTGAACAACATGAATATTATAGTGGAATGCGGACATGAATTTTTAGGCAAACAGCTTGTTCAGTTCGGCAATCGCACCGGCCGCGCGAATCTGGTCGGCCAGGGCATTCATGCCGATGCGCTTACCGTCCCATTCGGTGAAGCCCTTGGACGGCTCGGGCAGCTTGCCCATGTCGACCAGCGCCTGAATCGTCGACAGTTCCGGGTTGAAGTAGGCAATGCCGTCGTCGGTAAAGGACAGACGGATTTTGCATTCTTCGAACGGCTTGGTCAGCTTCGACTTCTGGCACTTGATCTTGATGTCCTGGCCCACGAATTCCTTCGTGCCGGCCACGACCTTCGTGACTTTGTCGCGCGCCAGGCTCATGCGCACCGTCGAGTAGTACTCCATGGCGCCACCGCCCGGGGTCGTGGTCGGATCGCCATACACGACGCCCGGCCTGGTGCGAATCTGGTTCAGGTAGATGAAGGTGGCGTTGTAGTCTTCGGCCGCGATCGCCATCGATTTGAGCGTGGTCGACGTCACGCGCGCCAGCGCGGTCGTGTCGTTCATGGTCAGTTCGTCCATCGCCTTGCCGGCCGACGACGCCGGCACCGCCGACGCGATCGAGTCCATCACGATGGCGATCGGCGCCCTCTCGTGAATCACGCCGCGCTCGCGAATCCACTGTGCGTACGCCAGTGCCTGCATGTTGCCCTCTTCCCACGTGCGCGGCTTGCGATAGGACCAGTACGGCGGCGTCAGGTCGAGTCCGAAGCCGTTGGCCGCAACTTCCTGGTTGAACGAGCGTTCCCAATCGCGAAAACCGGCGGCGCCGCCCATCTTCTGCGCGAAAGCCATCCAGAAGGTCGCCAGCGCGGTCTTGCCGGCCGACGATGGTCCGTACACTTCGACCAGCCGGCCCTGCGGCAGGCCGCCGTCAACGCGGCCGGAAATGGCCAGGTTCAGCGGAATGTAGCCAGTATCGATGAAGTCCGTCACGGTTGCCGATTCATCGTTGCCGCCCAGCTTCTTGTCGAACTCTTCCGCGAGGTCGGCGACAGTGGTGCCCTTCAGGACCGGGCGTGCGTAAGTGGTGGTCATGCTTGTCCTTTACTTTTGAAACGGTTTAACGAATTCGTCCAGGTTGCGCAGGATCGATGCGAATGCCAGTTCTTCGCAGACGCTGGCAAAGGCCTCCCTGTCGAGCGCGCCCTGAATGACCTTGATCTCGTCCTTCTTCGGCGGCGCCACGCGCAGCAGCTGCATCAGCTGGAAGTTGCGCTTGTAGATCAGGCGCCCCTGACCGGGCCAGGTATCGGCATGCTTCTGGCGCGCGCGCGAGTCATCCTCGTCGCCCATGTAGGTCGCCTCCATGTACCCGATCAGGTCGTGCTCGCATGCCCCCAGCAGGCGCTTTTGCACCTTGCCCTTGGGCTTGTGGTCGCCCTTCGCACACGCGAGCCAGAAATTGCGCATGCTCCCGAATTCAGCGATGAAGTCTGGCGCACCCTTGTCGCCCAGGCCACCGACACCCGAAATGCAGTCCGAGGTGTCGCCCGTCAGAATCTTGATTTCAAGATATTCGAGCGGCGTTCTGCAGCCGGTCTTGTCGTAGAAGTTCTGCGCATTGATGAATTTGGCGTCATCGCGCGGGTCTTTCCACCAGACGTTCTTGCGCACCAGCTGGACCCAATCGCCGTCGCCAGACAGCAGGCCGACCATGTTGTTCGGGTCGTTCGACAGCTTGGCCACGAAGTAGCCGGCCAGGTCGTCCGCTTCCATCTTGTAGGCCGTCATCTGACGCACGCCGAGGGCGGCTAGCAGGCGCTCGATGTAGGGCTTCTGTTTGGCGTAGGATTCCTTCATCGCGACCTTCTCGGGCGTGTCGCGACGGTTGGATTTGTACTCGGGATGCAGGGTGAAGCGCCAGTCGGCGCGACCGTCCCAGAGGACGAAGGGTGTGTAGCCGGGCGTCTCGATCAGCGCCTGGCGAATCGTCTTGATGATGCCATATGCGGCTTGGGTTTCGAGCGTGCCGCAGGTCAGGCGTGTCGCCTGCTGGGAAGCGTAACCGAGGCTGTTGCCATCAATTAACAGTGTGTGGGTATTGGCCATGTTCTCTCCAGAGGGTAAAAGGGCCAGCACACCGGCCGGCCCTTGATTACAGCGTCGACGTGCCGGGTTATTCCGGCAGGTCGCTCAGGAGGTCGTCGAGCTCGGTGTCGAGCGACGGTGCTGCCGACGCGGCCGACTTGACGTCGACAGTTTCGGTCATGTCCAGGTCCGGCACGTCATCGAAGTCGGCCTTCGGTTTGCCCGTCAGGCGCGGGGCGCCCGCACCTGCCGTAGCCGCACCTGCCGCCGGCAACAGACCGGCGATACCGTTGACCGCGCCGATTGCACGGCGCTGCTGCTCGTCCGATTCCTGCTTGACGTAGTCGGCCAGGTTGTTCAGCTTGGCCAGTACCGAGACGTTGTACGGCGCGGTTTTCGGCGTGATCTGCGCGGTGTAGGTCGTGTTCAGACCCTTGCCGTCGCGGTTGATCAGGATTTCCTTGCCGTTGGTCGGATCGAACACGGCTTCGGCGCCCCACTCGCTGATGATTTCGATCAGCTGGCCGAATACGCTGCGCTTGATTTCCAGAATCTGCGGCGTGTTGGGTTCTTCCGAGTCCAGCAGCAGCGCGTTGATCAGGACGGTACGCGACGGACGACCCTTTTCCAGCACCTTGGCGAGCTCGTCGTCGCCGCAGTTCTTGATGCCCTGCGCGATGGCGTTGCAGACCGGGCAGTCCTGTTCGTGCGTGGCGCTCGTGCACAGGTACACCGCCTTGATGGTGTCGGTTTCGTCCTTGATGAAGTGTTGACCGAAGTCCTGGAAGAAGACTTCTTCCCTGCCTTTTTCCCAGCCCGGCAGCAGGCGGATGCGGTTCTTGCCCGGTTTCAGTTTGGCGGTCTTTTCGACCTTTTGCATTGCGGCCTTTTTGGAAGCCATCAGGGCCATCAGTTTTGCGTTATCCATGGTTTGCAGTCTTTCGTAGTGGTAGTAGTTTGTCAGCGCCTTTAGACTTGCGTCGTTCAGCACTTACATTATAGCTCAGTCGTGACTACATGAGCAGGCACGACCGGGGTATTTATTCAGGCGGATATTCGCCCTGATCAAAAACGTGCCAGACGGCGCCGTAAGTCATCAGGGCGGTGCCGACATGCGCGCCAAGTTCGCCGAACACCGGGTTGTCGGTGCCGACAATGGCGATCATGCGTTTGGCCAAAGGCTGGTCCTGATCAACCAGAGCCCACAGAAACAGGCCGGTCATACCGTTGACGAACTGTTCACCAACATGCAGCAGCCTTGCGTCCGCCGGCATCTGGATGATCTGCTGGTCCTTGATGTCCAGCGCATACTTGAAAATCACGCGCGCCATGATCAGCGTGCCTTCGCCAGTTCCATCGCCCGTGATTTGGCGTCCGCGTGGGCGGCGCCGGCGGCGACGATGCGGGCCGCGCCCTTACCTTCCTCACGGCGGTCGGCGCCCAGCTGGATGATCATGTCGCGCCGCTGCTTGAGCGACTCGACCAGGCCCTTGTTGATCGTGGCGATGGTTTCGGCTTCGATCACGATGTTCTGGTTGTGCAGCCATTTCGGGTCGATCTTGACGGCGTTTTCGACCTGTTTCTCGGTCGCCTTCTCGCCGGCGGCGACCAGCGCCTTGCGGTGCGTGTCGTACAGCTGGGCCTCCAGTACGCCGAAGCGGGCCTTCAGGCGCAGGTATTGCGCTTCCGCTTTGGCGGCCTGCTCGACGTAGTAGGCGATCAGGCCGGCCTGTTCCATCATGCAGTTGTCCAGATTGGTCTCCGACACGCTGATGTCCTTGCGGAACTGCGCGACATCGATGCTGTGCTGCAGACCGGCCGGTGCCGTCGACCTGGCGGCTGCGGGCTTTTCCTCCACCGGCGGCGGGTTCGGGTTCTTTGGCGTTTCATCCGGGTCCGGCAGGGCCGCAGCGACCTTCCCGGCCGGCTTGAGCGTGCCGGCGATCGCCTTGAGTTCTTCGTCGAGCGTTTCCTCGCGTGCGGCTTGCGCCTGGGCCAGTGCAACAGCGTCATCCTCAGACACGACACCAGCCTTGTTCAGTTCTTTCGCCGCTTTCGGGATGTCGCTCGGATACTTGTCCTTGAGTTTGCCGGCCAGCGCGGCGAACTTGTCGTCCGGTTTCCTGGCTGCGGTTGCGGTGCCGCCCATTTCCGCTTCCAGTGCGGCGAGCTCGTCATCCAGGCTCGGTTCGGCGGCACTGGCATTTGCTGCCGCAATCTGCCTGTCCAGTTTGGCTTCGGTCTCCAGGTCGACGATGCCGCTATCACGCGGATCGGTCGGGTCCAGGTCGACAGCCGCCTCGACTTTTGCCGTCGTGGCCGGTGCGAAGACCGTCGGGTCTTCGTCCAGACCCGCCAGCGGATCATCCTCGACCACGGGCGCCGCCTTTGCGGCCGGTGGCGCCGCCACCATGCCGGCAGTTTCCTCTTCCAGCTGCGCCATCAGCGCGTCCAGGTCGTCATCGCCAATCGGCGTTTCCTGTTGTACGGCCATGTAATTCTCCTTCGTGTGTAAATCGGTTGAATGATTATGGTACGGGTTCCGCGACCCGTGGCGCAAGTCAGTAATGACTTATTAGTCAGGCGATATGCTTCATTCGAGAATCTCCGCAACCTTGGCGAACACCGCGTTGAGGATTTCCTGCTTCGACGCATCGAAGTGGATCATACCCGGGTTGATACCGCAGACGATCGAGGCATCGAGCTTGGAGTCGTACACGACCTTGCCGACCAGATCGGCCGGCTTGGCGCCCGGGATCAGGTGCTTGATCGCGGCGCTACCCAGCGCGACGATGATGGGTGGCCTGACCAGTTCCAGTTCGCGCCTGAAGAACCCGGTGCAGCCATTTAACTGCTCGCGCGTCAAGAACTTGTCATTCTTTTTGGCCTTCACCAGCGCGGTGTAGTAGCCCGCGTTCGGGCTCAACCCGTTTTCTTTCATCGCGAGCTTGATGCATTCCGCCGCGTCGCCAACGAGGTACTTCTCGTTCTTCTCTTCCTGCCAGGTCGGTGAGTCCTCGACGACCATGAACCTGGCCCTGTCGCCGGTGCGCACCGCCGGATGCAGCTGGCCTGCCAGGTCGCAGTCCTGGCACTTGCGGTATTCCTGCACGAGGTGAATGATCTTCTGGCGCACGAACGGGTCTTTCGTATCCGTCTCACGTTCCGCCTTGACGGCGTCGACGATCAGGCCGGGCATCAGTTCCATCTGCTCGCGCCGGCGGTCAGGGTGGCGCGCGGGAAGCGCGGTCGGGTCGACCGACGCCATCGCGCCGACCGCCTTGAGCACGTCCACGACCTTGCTGTTGACTTTCGAGCCGGCCAGACCGGCCGTCATTTCGAACTCTTCCACGCTGTCGAAGCGCCCCTTGACCGGGCCGGCCTTGTCGACGTCGTACACCGGCTCCAGCGTGCCGTCGCGCTTCTTCTTGTCGCGCACCTTGACGATGCCGCGGTTGTTCTCGCGCAGTTCAACGATGCGGCGCGCGGTGGTCTCCGAGATACCCTTGACGGCGCTGAACGGGGCCAGGATGTGCTTGTCGTCAGGGATCGTGAAGCGGTCGCTGGACAGGTTGATGTCGGGCGGCAGCACTTCGATGCCACACGAACGCGCGTCGTTGACCAGACCGGGAATCTTGTCCTCGTCATCCACGATCGACAGCGTGGCAGCGAAGTATTCGGCCGGGTAGCGCACGCGCATCCACATCGTCCACACGGAAATGATGGAGTATTCCACCGAGTGCGAGCGGTTGAAGCCGTAGCCTGCGAACGCTTCGATCTTGTCGAACAGGTCGCCGGCGATCAGCGGGTCCATGCTGGACTTGGTCTCGCAGCCCTTAACCCACTTCTCGCGCATTTCGGCCATCTTGTCCTTGTCCTTCTTGCCCATCGCCTTGCGCAGGTGGTCTGCTTCGGCGCCGGTGAAGCCGGCCAGGTCGACGGACAATTGCATGACCTGTTCCTGGTACACGACCACGCCATAGGTCGGCGCAAGGGCCGGCTCCATGTTCGGGTGCTCGTAATACGGCAGCTTGTGGCCCTGTTTGATCGCGACGAAGTCCGACAGCATGCCGGACTCCATCGGACCCGGGCGGTACAGCGCGGTGGCCGCCGTAATGTCTTCGAACGTCAGGTTGCCGCCCTTGGCCAAGTCGCGCAGGAGCTTGCGCATGCCCGATGATTCGAACTGGAACACGCCAGTGGTGTCGCCCGCTGCGAATGCCGCCATGACGTCGGGTTCCTCCAGCGGCAGATTGATGTAGCTGACGTCGATCCCATGCCGGTCCTTGACGTAACGGCGCGCGATCTCCAGCGTATCGAGCGTGGACAAGCCCAGAATGTCCATCTTGACCAGACCCCAGTCCTCGACCACGCGCTTGTCCCAGTTCGTGACCGGCAGGTCGCCCGCGCGTGTTTCGATCACGGCGCGGTTCGACAGCGGTTCGCCGCCCACGACGACGCCGGCGGCGTGCTGTGAGAAGTTGCGCACGATGCCTTCGAGTTTGAGCGCGTGGTTCCAGATGTCGGGATAGTCGCGGCGCAGGTTGTCCAGTTCGTTGACGGCGTCGGCCGCCTCGGTCAGGCTCTTCGGGATGCCCTGCTCTTTCGGCACCAGCTTGGTTGCCGCCAGCACGCTGTTGTCCAGTTCGAACATGCGGCCCGTGTCGCGCAGGGCCGATGCCGACGCCAGCGTACCGAAGTTCGAAATGCCAGCGACGCGGTCTTCGCCGTACTTGCCGCGCAGGTACTCGATCACTTCGTGGCGACGCGTCGACATGAAGTCCAGGTCGGCGTCGGGCAAGTCCAGACGCTCCGGGTTGATGAAGCGCTCAAACAGCAGGTTGAAACGGATCGGATCGACGTCGGTAATGCCGATCAGGTAAGCGACCAGCGAACCGCCGACCGAACCGCGGCCAGGCCCGACGATGATGCCATTTGACTTCGACCACATGACGAGGTCTTCGACCAGCAGAAAGTAGCCGGCAAAGCCCATCTTTTTCAGGACCGACAGTTCGTACTTGAGGCGGGCTTGATATTTCGGAATATCGGCCGGGTCCGGGACGTAGCCCAGGATCGGCTGCGTGAAGCGACGCTTCCAGCCGTCGATGCACTTCCTGCCCAGCGCTGCGAACTCGTCGTCCGCCATCTTCGGCAGCGAGACCGGCAGCTTCTTGAATTCGTAGGTGCAGGCGGCGGCGATCTTCTCGATGTTGGCCAGTGCCTGCTTCCACACGTGACCGGCGTTGATGCCGTTCCACTTGACGATGCGGCCGTGCGCCGCGGTAACGCGCTTGGCGATCGATGTCGGCCCTTTGAACCCGAAGTCGCGCACGTACTGTTGCGCGCGCCACGGGTCGCTCATGCTCTTGATCATCGGGTTGCTGATGGCGGCCATGACTTCGAGCGTGTCGGCGTCGGTGTCGTTCCGGTACATGAACGGGTAGCTGGCGATTGGGCGCGCGGCCGCGCCCATCTTGCGGGACAGTTCCAGCGCCTGCAGCGCGCGGGCGTTCAGGGTATCGAACAGCGGCGTGTCGACCGGCGTCAGTTCGACGTACAGGCGCTCGCCGAACTTCATGGTCAGGTGGTTCAGGCGATGGTCGTATTCTGGATGCGTGAACAGGTTGTAGAAGTCGCCGGTGGTGACGATCACGCCTTCCAGGCCCAGCATTTCTTCCCAGCCGATGCGCGACTGGTAGTAGAAGTATTCCGGCGTGTTGCCCTTGGAAAGCGCCTTGATCAGGCTCTTGATGCCGGTGTCGTCGATGGCGTACGCCTTGAGCATCACCAGCGGGTTCGGCTTGGCTTCTTCACCCGAGTTCTTGGCCGGCGTGCGGTAGGTCGGATCGTCGACCACGCGCAGGCGGCAGCCGATGATCGGCTTGATACCGGCCTTCTTGCACTTGTTGGAGAAGTCCACCATATTGGAAACGCTCATGTCGTCGACCAGCGCCACCGATTCGTAGCCGTGCTTCTTGGCCTCTTCGATGATGTGGTCGACCTGCAGGAGCGAATTGCCGACGGAAAAATCGCTGCGTACGCTTAACGCATGATTCAGGTTCATATTCGCCTTCGTGTTGTCAGGTTGAGGTTTTATTATCGCAACGCAGTGCAGGATTGAGCACGAATCGCTCTTGGGGGTCTTGCACCATGATGCCGAAGCTGTACAGCAGCGCACAGCCAACGGCCACGTGACTGCCGGCGGTGCCGTCTGCCCAGTCCAGTTCCTTGACCAGGCGCGCTTTGTATTGCGCTTTCGTGAGACCGCCACGCAGCAGCATGTCGCATACGATGCGCAGGTACTGTGGCCCGCCCTTAGCGAACGGGTTTTGCCCGCGCGGGAGCATGGCGCGCATGTCGTTGACGCGGTTGTTTCTGCACAACGTGGCGGCGGCCTCCTTCGCCTTCACGCTCTTGGCGCCGAGCGCATCGATCACGCGCTGGTCCTCGACGCTGACCGCGTAGGCAACCTTGGCTACCGGGGTGGTGCGCTCGACGATTGCCGCCACGTTCGGCTGCGTCACCGGGATCGGCGACGTCACCATTGGGTGGCTGGGCGTCGGCGTGGCCAGCTGCGCCTTCCTGCGCGCATTCTCGTGCTGGGCCAGCAAGTCCTTGATGTTGACAATCTCGCGCAGCGCCTGCAGACGCTCGTACGCCACCTGACCGCATGCCTGGTAGGCGACGCATGCCCGGCATACGGCCGAATCCGTGCTGTACGTGCTGGCGGCGCCAAAGCAACCCGGCGCCTGCTGTTCTGGTGTCGCGCTCATTCCCGTTCCGCCTTTTCAATCCGTTCAACCGCGCGCATCAGTTCACCCTGCGCCATGGTCAGTTCGCGCTTCGTGAGGTCGCCGATGAGGGCGAGAAAGTCGCAGATCGCCGCCAGCGTGATGCCGTCGCGCAGACCGTATGCACGCTTGCCAAAAGCGGTGCACTCGTCAGCGTACGCGCGCTTTGCGGCGATCTCTTGCAAAAGCTGTTCGGGCGGGTCGCGCAGCATGTCGACGATGACACGGGCAAGGGGTGAGAGCCCCGCTTCTTCCTTCGCCCACAGGTCGGCCTGTTCGATGCGCGTAGCCGGGTCGATACCGTCGCGGTCGGCCAGGGCCGCCTCGAAAGGCTCGTCGCGAATGTCGTCACCCAGCGGCATGTTGCTGAACTGCGTCGGCTCCAGGCCGTACCTGATGTCAGGCAGTTCGCGCATGCCGGCGGCGCGGCGCCGCCCGTTCTCTTCCTTGCGTGCGGCGATTTCCGCGCGCTGTCCCTCGTTCAGATTCTTGACGCCGGTGATGATGCCGATTTCCTTGCGAAATTCGGAGAACGCCACCTGCGTGTAGTAGGTGCTGAACTTGTGGCCGCTGTCGGGGTTGTAGCCGGCTGCCGCGACGTAAAACGCGAGGCTGGCGACCTGAAACATGTCGTTGTAGTCCAGGACGCCGCCGGCGCCGGCGCCCTGCGCCCACCTGTAGCCGTTCATGGCCTGCATGTGGATCAGACCTTTGTGGTCTTCAAAACGGGGTGCCGTTGCCTGCATGATTATGCAGCCTCCAACTGTTCGCCGCGTGCGCGCGCCCAGCGGCGATAACCCGCCTCCGACAGCTTGCGGCGTGTTTCTTCGGTCGCCTTACGACCCTTGAGAGCCTCAGACAGTTTGCGCTTCGTCTCTTCGGCCAGCGGCTTGCCGGTGAACAGACTGCGCAGCTTTTCGATATGCTCGGCGCTGACCTTGCGACCCTTGCCGGATGCCGACAGTCTGGCCCGGGTCTCTTCCGATACTTGATACCCTGTCTCTTTTTTCATCTTTTCCCTTTCGATCGCCGCTTCCCGAAGGCGCTGCCTGGTCTCTTCTGAAATTGGCTTGCGCGCTTTGTGCGATGCGCGCATCTTGGCCTTTGTTTCTTCGCTGTGCTTCTTGCCCTTGTGAGGCGCTTCCGAGAACATGGCGACGTTGTAGCCGTTTCGCACCACGTCCAATTCATCGATCACTTGCTGCTCCCGTTCCAATAATCCATCTATCGGGTGTCGCTCCATGACCACAATCTTGAAAGCGCCTTCACCATATTCATTCCACGCCTCTTGCAGCTTGTATGAGTGATGCTTGTTGCCTCGCAGCTTGCTCAAGTGGGTCTTGAAGCGCCGGTGTAGATTGTGGGCGCTGCCGACATACTTCTTGCCGGTAGCGATATGTTCGATGCAGTAAATGCCAGAGTCTTTCAGGGTCATGATGGGTAAGCCAATTCGTTGTGTCGACCTACCCATTATAACTCATTCCTGACTGAATACGCTGTGCATTACTTCTTACTTCCGAATATCCTCTGCGCGATACCGCCGGCGACTTCACGGTCGACCTTGGACAGCTTGCTGATGAACGACTTCTCCAGACCGTGCGCGAATGAACCGCGCATGATACCGATCTGGCTCGCGTAGATCAGCGTACGCGGCGAAATCGTGTCGCTCATCTTGGCGCCATCGAATGCCTGGCGAATTTCGGTTGCGAACTGGACCATCTTGTCGGCATCCTTCGGGGTCAGCTTGGCCCGGTTCTGCAGCATGATGATTTCCTTGTCCTTCGGCATGTACTGCTTGTGGATCACCATGCCGAAACGGTCGTAGTTCGCGCTGTTCTGGATCAGCGTGCCCTGATACAGGCCCGACTCGTCGCCCGAACCGTTGGTGTTGCCGGTGGCGACCAGACGGAAGTTCGGGTGCGGCTCGATCACGCGCATTTCGGCCGGTGCTTCCTTGATCACCAGTGCCTTGCCTTCGAGGACCGGCTGGTACACGGCCAGCACGCTCGGCTGGGCGAAATCGTATTCGTCGAGCACGAGCGTCCAGCCATGTTTCATGGCCAGGGCCAGCGGGCCAAGTTCGAAGTGGGTGTTACCGCCCTTGACGGTCCATTGCCCGATGATGTGGCTCTCTTCGGTATTGGCCGAGTGCTGCACGCGCAGCATGGGGCGGTTGGTGCGGGCGCAGACCTGTTCGAACAGTTCCGACTTGCCCGAGCCCTTGTGGCCCCAGACGTAGCACGGGATGTTCACCTCCAGCGCCAGAATCACGTCCTTCAGTTCGCCCGGCAGGTAGACGTATTCCTCGCTGACCTTGGGCACCATGTTCGGCTGGTCGTGCGAAGCCAGCACCGAGATCGGGATCGGGCCACCCTTGGCGTTCATGGCTTCGGGGTCGCTGCCAAGTTCGAACACTTCGTGCAGCGGCTTCTTGATGATGCCGCTGGGCGGGACCAGTGCGGCGGCGTTCGCGGCCGGCGTTTCCTTCACCGCGGCAGGCGCCGCCCCGGCAGCTGCAGCGGCTTCCTTCGCCTGTTTTTGGGCGATCAGCTGCTTGGCATACGGGGAGTAAATTTCGGCAAGCGGGTGCTTTTCCTGGTAGTCGGCCAGGCTCATGCCCGGGTGCGCCGACTCCAGGTGCTTGCTGATCACGTGTACTTCCGCGCCGCATTCTTCGCAGGTGATCTTGTCGTTCTGGTCTGCCATGTTGTTTCCCTTTTCGTGTTATGGGCACGTCGCCCGGTTCATGTTCGCTACAGGTTTAATGATACGGTCGCCCGTCAGGATTGACAAGTCAGCGATGACTGACCCTGACGGGTTGCCTACAGATGGTGCATTAGCCGGCCGACTGATCGAACCCCAATGCGCTCAACGTCTTGAGGATCGGCGCCACCGGAACGGTCAGAGGCATTGGCTTTTCGTAGTCCGGCAGATGTTTTTCAAGTTCCGGCATCTTCTCCACGATTTGCTTGTACGTCTTGACCGAATACAGAAACAGGCGCAGTTCGTCGCGGGCGCGTTTTTCATCTTCGCGAATCTTGTGTGCCTTCTTGAGCAGGTCGGCCAATTTGGCCTCCCAGCTTTCCATGTCAGCGGGGTTTCGCACGGGGTTGGTCCGGTCCGTGTAGTCCATGCCCTGATCAATGAAGTCGCTGCGACTGAAGCGGGTATTTATCGGGTGCCGGAACGGTTCGAACGATACTGGTATGCCCCAATGGCCGCTGCGCAGCTGTTCGTCCGACCATGTGGCGACACAGACCGGGTTGGCATTCGCCTTAATGTTTTCGGATGCGATCAGCGGGAACCATTCGGGCGGCAAATTCTTCGTCGCTGCCGGGAATTCTTTCGGTACACGCTCCAGGCACAGGGCACGCACGCGCGCCTCGGTGGCGCGCGCGAGTTCTTCCTTGCGCTTCGGGATAGTCGTGCCTTTTTCGATCACGGAATCGATGATTTTCCGGCGAATTTCCTTGTTCAGTGTTGTCATGGTCATTCCTTATTTTGCCAGCAAGAGTCTCAATTCACGCATGATGAGGGGCGGGAGTTCCTTGACGTCATGGATCACCATCGCCTTCGGGTAGAACTCACGCACCGAATCATCCTTGATACCGATGCCAATCATGTTCACGCCGGACATCGACATGCGCTCCACGACCTTTTTCAGGTGCAGGTTCAGGCCGTCGTAGTCGCTCGTGTAGCAGGCCGGATGGCCGTCGGACAGCACGATCATGATCTTGCCCTTTTCCTTGCGCCGCAACAGGCGCATGCCGGCCAGTTCGACCGATTCGCCGTCGACGTTGTTGGCCAGGCTGCTGCAGTTGGGCAGCCAGGCGAAGCGCTGCTTGACGCCGGTAGACATGCGCTCGTCGAAGCCCTTCAGGATCGGCATGTACAGCGGCTCGACCCGGGTGAAGCCGCGCCCGAGCATTTCCTCTTCCTTGAGCACGTCTTCCGACTTCAGATAGCTGTGGCCACCGGTAGTGAAGCAGATCACTTCGCTGGTGATGCCGATCCGGTCCAGGGTCGAGGCCAGCGCATACGCCGCTTTGGCCGCCGTGTGAATCTTCCCGCCCGACATGGAGCCGGACATGTCGATCACCAGTTCGACCGCCACGTCCTTCGTCAGCACTTCCTGACGCTGGCGGAACACGCGGTCGTCGCCGGTCGACAGGCGATGTAGCGCCGCCGGGTTGACGCGGCCCGAACGCTGGCCGGGCGACCAGCGCTTGAGGCTGCGCGCGCTGATGGCGCGCTCCAGGTCTTTCTGCATCGGGCCGACCATGTGGTCGACTTCGTCCTGCATCGATTGCAGCATGGTCGGCTTGTATTCCGAGCCCACCTTGAGCGGTTCGACCACGTCGTGGTCCGTGGTCCAGACGAGGTAGGGCGCCGCCTTGCTCGCGTCGATCACGCCGCTGGTCACCAGCTGCGAGAGCTTTTCGTCATACGTGTTGGCGAGCTCCTTTTCGATCGCGGACAGGCTGCCGCTGGTGCTGCCGTTGATGTGCGAGGTTATCGTTGCCTCTTCACGGTCGTCGCTCGGGTCTTCCTCTTCCTCACCTTCGCCCCCGGCAGCCGGGTCTTCCTCTTCGCCCTCGTCCTCTTCCTCGCCCGGCTTCTTTTCTTCCTTCGCCGAGTCATCGGTCAGACCAGGCTTGAAGCCTTCATCCTCTTCCCCTTCGCTCGGCCCGCCCCCACTGGTCAGCCCGCCCCCGCCACCGCCGGCACCGGGCTTGGTCATCGACGACATCCCGCTCGACGGCGCCGGCGTCGCGCCCCTGAGTGCCGCGCTGGCCTTTTCGGCGACACTCAGGGCGTCAGCACTGCTGCGCGCGCCGGCAATCAGCGGCTCCAGCGGCTTGAGCTTGTCGTACACGTCCTGAATATCGGCCATGTGCTGGTCGACGAAGTCCTTGAACACCTGCTGGCCAGCCATGCCGCGAATCACTGGCATGGTCAGAAGCGCCTCGACCTTTTCCTGATCGCCCGCAGCCTTCGCTTTTTTCAGTTCCGGGATCGTGTAGTTCTCCAGCAGAAAACGCCCGGTGCCGGACAGGTTCTCGGCCGACCCTTCGAAGCGCTCGGCCATCAGGCGCTCGATGCGGGTGTCTTCCATCACGTTGTACATGCCGCCGATGCCCATCGACTGCGCCTTCGGCATGTCGTTGAAATCGGTGAACATGATGTGCGCGACCTCGTGGTCCAGGTAGCCCTGCAGCGCATCCAGCAGTTCCTGGGTGGCGTTGTCGGGAATGTACGGCAGGTTGACGCGAATCGGCTGACCCTTCGAGTCCGACTGCACATATGCCTGCGTACCCACTTGCGTGACGCTGATTTTCTTGCCTGCCAAAATCTGCGTGATTTTGACGATCGCCTCGCGCATCACGTGGATACGCTCTGCCATTCCCATTCCCCTGATCATGTGTTTCCCCTTTGTAAAGTCATTCGTGACTGACAACGCTATGATAGACTTGACCCGCAGGAGTCACAAGCTGCACGGTGATCTTTGCCTGAAAATAAAAAGGCGGGCATCAGCCCGCCTGTGCATGCGTGTGCGTGCTTACATGTAGACGATCGCGTTACGATCGCCGGTCGAATTGACCAGGACCATGTTGCCGCGCTGTGAATGCCTTACCTTGAGCACAATGACGGCACCAAGGTCCAGTTTTTCGATGATGACCGAGTCGGACAGCATGTCGGCAAACGCCTCCAGGTTGATAATTTCGGATACTTTGATGGTGGCGTTAGTCTCGGTTGCGAACATGGATGCTCCTCTGGGTAAATTTGATTCGTGATCCCGGTGTCGGTCTATTCTTACAAAGCAATGCTCCCGGGGCTTACATGCTTTATTATAGCTCAGTGCTTAGTTATAAATTGCGAAAAATCAACTGTGTGGCAGCGCAACTTAATTTATGCTTATTGGGGTGCGCTTCTGTGAAAATTAAGCGACAATCGCAGTTCGCCATCCCCAATTCACATGCATTTAATAAAATATTAACTATAATGCACATGTCAGTAATTAAATCAGCAGCGACTGAACGGCTGCGCAACGTCAAGGAGCAATCAATGAGTCTCGCAACTCACACCGCCACCAAGGGCACGGTTCGTCGCAGCAAGGGCGCTCGCGAAATTACCGTTGCCGAATACATCAACGGCCTGATCGAACTGTCCGACAAGACTCAGGCCCAGATCGCACAGGAAGCTGGCTTCCAGAAACCCAACATCATTTCGATGATCAAGCAGGGCGCCACCAAACTGCCGGTTTCCAAGGTTGCGCCGATGGCACGTGCCCTGAACGCCGATCCGGTCTACCTGTTCCGGCTGGTGATGAACGAATACGAGCCCGAAACCTGGAACGCGATCGAAGAGGCCATCCTGCACCAGCCCGTCATCACGGACAATGAATACGAGATCATTCGCACAATTCGCAAGGCTGGTCTGGCCGACTTCAAGCTGCCCAATACCGATGCGCGCAAGCGTTTGATCGATTTGATCGCACAGGTCGGCGAAAACCAGTAACATATCCTTTTACCCTTCGTGTTTTTGGCGCCCTTCGGGGCGCCTTTTTTATTGCTCGACGGAAGAATTATATCTGGCCGTGTTCGGTTTTCTGTGGGAAATTTTTTTGACTGTGGAAGGTAAACAACGAACGCCGCCGGCGGTAACCGGGCGGCGCTGATAATGCTTATTCTGCCGGCAATTGATATTCGGCGCCGATGATGCCGGCGGCGCGCGCCGCCTCCAGGCCAAGTCTGCGCACATGTACAGCGATGGTTGCCTCGATTTCGATCTTGGCATGATTGACAAGATGCTCCATCGCTTCCTGACCCATTTCGACGATGAAGCCCATATGATTCGGCAATCCTTCGATGGTGTTCGACAGGGCCTTGTGAATATCGCGCAGGGTCGTTTTTGACAGCTTGCCCGATTCGATCGCCTCGCCCAGCCTGGCCACTTCTTCGCGCGCTTCCTGCATGCGCTTGTGCGCGGCCGACTCCACCTCGCGCATGAGCATGTCGGTCTTGTTCTCCACGCCCTCGATACCCGGCTGCATTTCACCCATCACTTCCGTGATGGTACATGGCGTACCTTCGCCGCGGTTGCCCGTGGTGATGAACTCGGCAAACTGCGCATGCGACATTTCAATCTCGATCAGGCGCGGTCCATGCGCGTGATACCAGTCGGTGTTCAGGTCACGATCATGGCGCCCGCGTCTGACGACGATACGGACGCGATGCTGGTGGTTGATGTCGCTGGCGAACAGTTTGCCGCCACCGCTGACGATGTGCATGCCGACCAGGCCGTAGGCCGGGTGCGCGTAGGTCTCCCTCTTGCCGTCATGCTGCATGACCGGCTTCTCGTGCTTACGCATCCTTCTCCTCCTTTTGACGCGTCAATAACGCGCTCATGTGCACGACAAACGCCGTGATGGTCAGTAGCGGCACTTCACGCCCGGTGTTGTCGATGATTTTGATCAGGGTCTGGCGACCCTGTGTGAAGTTGTGTTCGGTCCAGGGCATGGTGGCCCTGACCCGCTTGAACTCGTCGTCAGTCACAGTGACCGCCTTCGCTGTCGGTCAATACCCCGCCCACCTGCAAAACTGGCGCGCGCTGGGGCATGCTGCAGTCCATGCGGTTGAAAGCGTCGATGGCGCTGTCGATCACGGCATTGTTGCGCACGAACACGCGTCCATAGACCCAGGCGCCGTCCTCGGTCGGATCGACCATTGCGTCGTCGTCAATTTCCACGTCGTCATCGCTGCCGGTCGCGTATTCGTCCTGGGCCTTTGCCACGTACAGCTTGTCAATCTCGTCGCCGCTACTCCAGACGCCGCTAACGTTGATGGCGCCGGCCGGGCGTTCACTCTCGATCATGTCCTCGACCGCGCCAGAGACACGGCTGTAGACCCGGGCCGCCAGGCTGTCGTCACCTTCGATGATGATGGTGATCTGATGTTTCATGCCGCCTCCTTGATCGATTCGTCTTTCAGTTTCTTGCCCAGCTTGGCCGCCGCTTCGATTGCAAACGCGCGCTCCAGACTGTCGGCCGTGAACTTGTCGGTGCGCGGTGTCGCGCTGGTGAAGCGCGGCAGGAACAGGCTGTGCAGCGGGTTCGATTCGCTCGGTTTCATGATCATGTTGGCGGTGACGGGCATGATCTTGCCCAGCCAGCCATCCTTGTCCGCATCGACCGCGTCGCGCATCGCTTCGCCCTTGATGGCGACGTCGACTTCCAGATTGCCGCAGCTGGAACGGCATGTCAGGCTGCCGACGCGGCCCGCATTCTTGGTATTGTCGCGGCCGGCGACGAAGCCGACGATCTCCAGGTCGACTTCGAATTCCAGCTTGAGCTTGACCTGCTCCTTGCTGGTGCCGTCCTTCCAGATGGCCGTGCGGCGCTTGAGAATGCCGCCCTCCAGACCGCTCGCCATCCACCCGCCGGCGATGCTATACGCTTCGTCCAGGCTCTTGACGATCTTGGTGGTGATCAGGCTGATCGACTGCTGCGGCTTGCCTTTCAGCTGGCCGATGATCGCGCGCAGACGGTCGATGTACGGCGTCTCGCACTTGCCTTTCGGGACCGCGCACTCCAGCGGAATCTGGTCCCACACTTCGAATACCGGGCGCTCATTGGCCGCAAATGCGCCACCCTGTGCGACCTTGTTCAGAATGCCGTTGCCGATCTCGCGCGCGAGAATCTTGCCGTCGCGCTCGACCAGCATTTCGCCATGTGACTGTGTGCCCATCGGGAACGTGTTGTGAATGTCTTGCAGCAGCTGGCCGAAGGCCTCGGTCGGGAACATCGTGCCGGCGCGCGAGTACATGAAGACTTCGCCGGTGTCTTCGTGGTCGATGTTGACGAACATGCCGTCCGCCTTGATCTGCAAGATTTCGCCGTCTTCCCATTCGGTCCAGGCTTCGGGCTTGGCATCCTTCGGCAGCGAACAGCGCATGTAGGCGGTGTCGGGCACCAAGCCCGGCCAGACCTTGTTGCAGGTTTCGGCCGAGAAGCCCGCGCGCATGTCTTTCAGCAGGATGCGCTGGAACAGCTGCGCGCTATCGCCAGTCAAACGTTCGATGTGGTCTGCGATCGCCGTATGCATGGCGCCGCCGGTCAGTGTGCGGTCACGCAGGCGCGCGATAATGCCCCACGTCTCGTCGGTGAAAGTCGTCCCGCCGGAGAACGTACTGGTGCGCAGTGGCACCGCCCTGATGCCGTACTTGTCGGTGTTGTATGCGGCGCGCAGCACGCGCTGCAGTAAGGCGTCGCCAGCAACGGCCTTGAGCATCGCGATCTTGTCGTTCTTGCCGGACGTGGCTGCGATCTGGTCCATCAGGCCCAGAATCTGGTCGGTGTTCATGTCGGGTTTCAGGCTCATTGTTTCCTCATTGTTTGGCTTTACGAAGTTCCGCCATGCGGCGGGCGAATTGCAGCGGGGTTTCACCCGGCTGGATTTTTGGCGCGGTCGACCCGGTGCCAGGCGGCAAGGTGGGTGGCAGCTCCACCCTGACCGGATTCCTGATCAGTTCCTGGCGCAGCTGCTCCATCGACAGCGGCGCCGGTTGTGGTGCCGGCATGGCCTTGATGGCCCGGTCTTCCGGGTAGTCGCCCTGCGACGGGCCGGCGCTGGCCTGATTGGTGATCGCGATCGCCAGCGCGTCGACTTTCAGTTCGTCGTTCATGGTCTTCTTCGGCGGCGCCTTCCCGCCAAACGGTCTGGCCGGCTTCGGGATCAGGGCCGGGTCGGTCAGGTTGGTGATCAGGACGCCGAACTGGCCAGCGGTGGCGACCGGCAGGAACGGCTTGCTCTTGCGCGGGAAGTAGAACAGCGCGGTGCCGGCCAGCTGCTCCTGCTCGCGCATGCCGGCGGCGATACAGCGGCCCTCGCGCGCGGCCCTGACGCATTCGGCGGTGCGCTCGTTGTTTATGCCCATGTCAATGTCATGCAGACGTGACAGGCAGGCCGTGTACGCCGGCCCGCGCTCGATTGCCGGGCAGTGTTTCAGGTAGTAGGCGTTGTCAGGGCCGGCGCTGGCCGTGATCGGGTATTTGGTATCGTGTTCGATGGGTTGATTTTGCATTTTTGCTCTCCGTGTTTTTACCAACTGGCCCACGAATCGTTCGTGCGCTCGGTCGTGCCTTCTTTCTCTTTTTCGATGCTCTGGTAATTGATGAAGCAGCGAATCTTCCAGATCATGTCCTTGCGAATCGCCTCCTGAACATGGGGCGACAGACGGTTGAGAAAATCGGACACCGCCTGTTTCTGTACAAATTTCAATGCCTCGTTCGCCATCACCAACTCGCCCAGCCGGCGCCGCGGTCTATATCGTCAAAGCCATCTTCGACGATGACGTCGTTTTCGTCCGCATCGCCCAACCCCAGACCGAAGTAGCCGATGGTCGCCTGGCGCTCGGCCGTGCCGTAGTGCTCGTTGATGGCAGTAGCAAGCTCGGCCTCGTGCAGCGACCGCACATGCCCGGAAATGACCTTCCTGCCCAGGCCAAATGTCGGGGCCGACGCCTTCTTGTACACGCCCTTGCCGGCGCGCGGCGTCGTTTTTTCCTTCAGAATCTTGCTGCACTCGCCCTGCACCTTGCCGTCCGAACCCCTGATGATCTTGACCTGGCCGCCGCCGGTATTGGCTTCAATCTTGCCCCAGCGCTGCAGCAGGATTGCGGCGCCGGCAACCCCTTCTGCAGTCTGCTCGGTAATCGTTACCGTTTCATAGAACTTGGTGCCGCCATCGTGCTCCAGATAGTTCAATGCAACCTGATATGTCCTGTTTCCCATTTCTGAATTCCCTTCGCGCACATCGCGCAGTCACATTGTCATGGTAGCGCGCCCGGTCAGGAGCGACAAGTCAGTTCTGACTGAATTTCTCAGGCGCGACCGTACATCAGTTTGAGCTTCGTGGCGCTGCCGGGCGTAAGCGGCGTGGCGTGATAGAACGCGCGGCGCACAACGTCGGGTGGCACTTCGTTTGGATCCTTGTCTTTCGGCAGAATCGCAATGCGCACCATGAAGCCGGCGCCGCGCAGCATCAGGCCGGCGTCGACCGCGTCGACGATCGCCTTCGCCTCGCCGTCCCACATGATCGTGATCATGCCCAGCCCTTCCTCCTTCAGCTGCAGCAGACGTGCCAGCTGGCTGTCGGCAGTGCCATACGACAGGTGCTTGCCAAAGGTGCCGACCGGGACCACGTCACGCAGCGCCATGTCGCCATCGAGCGCGATCTTGATGGCGGCCACATCGAACACGCCTTCGCCGATCACAACCTGCTCGGCACCATGTGCATTATGGCCGTTGTACAGGACAGAGCCGGTGGAGGCAAATCCGGGCGGGAACAGATACTTTCGATCTGCCGTGCCAGTAATGTCGCGCCCCTGGAACGACACCAGCTGGCCTTCCAGATCAAATATAGGGACGATGACCCGGTTGGTGTAATCCTGCTCCATGGGCTCGCCGGCGGTGTCGAGATACGGGAATTTTCCATTGTGTGAAAACCTCAGTTCGAAATAGGCCGCCACGTCACCGGTGATGCCGCGGTTGTCCAGGTATTTCAGATTGCGCCCGTTGTGCGGCAGGGCGATCGACGCCGGCAGCGTCAGGGTGCCTTCGCTAGTGGCCGCGGACTTGACCCGCTTCGGGCGCCAGCCCTGTGTGCGCGCGAAATGCTTGATGTGCTCGATCGTGGCGCGCGCGGTGCCACCCAGCGTGGCATGAATGAACTTCCATTTGTTGAATTTCGTTTCACAGTCGCCATGAAAGCAGTTACCGAGTCCGTTTTCCTGATTCAGGAACACCTTGTACTTGGAATTGCCACAGACCGGGCACTCCTTGACGTTGAACTGCGCGCCACTCTTGCCGCGCGTGGAGCGGTATCGAACACCCTCGGCGTCCAGCCAGGCCTCCATGTCAATGGTATCGAGCGCCTCTTGTAATTCCGTGTTATCGATCTTGCTCATCCCAATCCCCTGACCGGCCAGTAGAATAGATTGTCCAGGCGGTTGTTGTCGATGTTGTCGGTACGGTGGGTTGCCACCATGCCGGCTGGCGGCGCACCCCTGAACGCCAGCATGACGAGGTCGGCAACCCGGGCGGAAACCGCTTCGCCGTCGCGCATCAGGTCGACATACAGGTGCCGGCCGAAGCCGACCCTCTGGCTGATGATCTTTTCCCACAGGTGACGTCTGGCACCGCGTTCGCCCGCCCGACGCTCGACCCGGCGCACCCGCCCGAACGAAGAGGCTTCGTAAAGCCCTTCAAGGCCCGGTACGGCGCGCCATTGCTCCCACACCTCAGTATCCCCGCACCAGCATGCGCAGCGCGCGCAGAACGCGGTTACGCGGCTTGTAGGCGGCAACGACAATGTCGCGCGCCTCTTCGGCGGACGGGAACCCGAAGCCCGGACGCGCACGCTGCAGCGCCATCATGATGTCGAGCATGCGGTTGTCCTGCTGGTGCCGGGCGTCCAGCTCCCGTGCGTGCATCTTGCGTTCGAATTGCAGATCATCCAGCAGCTCCGTCTTCTCGCGCGCCAGCGTCTCGGCCTGTCTCAGTGCGCCGGCCAGCTGTTCTTCCAGACGGCGAATGTAGACTTCGACGTCCTGACGCAACACCAGTTCCTTGTGCTGCAGCGCCGGAATCGGCTCCTTGAAAATCGGCCCGATTTCTTCGCCGCTGCTGGAATGGACCGGGATATATGCACGCGTTTGCAGTTCCATTTATTCAATCCTTACAATGCTGGCGATGAACTTCATCTTGGCCAGTTCCTGTTTGATGAAGATGGTAAAACCACCCTCCTGATTTCGGGACGCCGCGAAGTACAGCCGCGCCTCGCCGTTTGCCCGTTCTTCGTCGGTAACGTTGATTGAAATCATAATGTCAACCGTGCGGACCTTGTTGTAATCGTCCGCGACGTGCTCGCCCTTGAGCACAACCGCCTTGCTGCCTTCCCGGTTGCCCTGCGTCGCGGTGAGCATTGCCACATTCTCTTCGGCCGCCAGCGCGCGCAGCGCCAGGTAGATGCTCTTGCTGTTCTCGATCGTGTCCTGGGTACGAAAGTCCGGCGCCATGATGTCGGCGTAGTCGACGACGATCAGGTCGAACTGGATCGGCGGCGCTACCGTGCCGTCAGGCATCATGCGCGGGCTCTTGTAACGCTCGATGCGCGCCTTCAGCTGGGATGGCGTCAGGGTGCCGGACGGGTACTCGTGAATCTTGATCACGCCCGCGCGCGGCATGGTCGCCTTGATCTTGCCGGCGACGTCGTGCATGCGGTCCACCAGAAGCTTGACCTCGGTGTCCGACATGGTCGCGTCCATACGTTCGGCGATGATGCGGCTGGAGACCTCGCAGGTGGCGTACAGAACGTTGTAGCCGGCCAGACTGGCCGCTTTGGCAAAGTTGATCAGCGCCGTCGTCTTGCCCGATTTCGGCCCACCCAGCAGCACGGCCAGTTCCTTGCGGCCCCAGCCCATGTGGTAGAGCAGCGCGTCAATGTCCTTGAACCCGGTCGTGATGCCGGTTGGCGGCAGCTTGCCGGCCTTCTTGTCCGCACGTTCGGCGGTACGGCTTTCGATCTCGGTAAAGTAATCGTATTCGTCGCCGTCGTTGTTCAGGCCAACCTCGCATGCCGCCCTGACGCGTTTTTCGATCTTGTCAAAGTCACGCTTCTCCAGCAGTTCGACCGCTTCGAGAATCGTGGCCTGCATGGCCTGGTGACGTACGAATTCGGCCACGCGCTCGGCGATCGGGTCGCCGTCGGACAGGTCCGCGCCGGGGTTGAAGCATGCCCTGAAGGCGTCGACCGCGACCGGCTTGATGTCCGAACGGATCACCTTGTCGCGAATGTCGTCCGCGAACATGGTCTTGGCCAGTACCATCGTCGGCACCGTACCGTAGCGCTCGTAATAGCGCAGGGCGATGTTGACCATGGCGGCTTCGCCCGCGTTCTCGAAATAGTCCGGTCTGAGCAGGTGCGCCGCCTTGCGCATGAAGGCCAGGTTGCGCATCGCGTGGATCGCAATCTTGGTCTGAAATTCCTCGTCGAATTCGAACTTGGAGGTGGATATCGCGGCCGGGCCCGCTGCCGCAATCGCCGCCGGCGACGAGGCCGCGCTGTGGGTCGGGTCGTAGCGTTCGGCGATCATGCCGACGACGGCCCGCTGCGCCGCTTCAATGTCGGTGATTGCCGCTTCGCTCATACGCGGGTTCCTGCTGCCGCGCGCGAACTGGCCGGCGCCGCGGTTGTCGTATAGAATTCGCTGATGTCATGCTTGAACAGCACGCGGTCATAGGGTTCCCTGATCGTATCGACAGCATCGCTGCCGGCACGCTGGATACAGGCCACGTTCACGGTCAGGGTGTATTTGTCGCTGTGCTTGAGCTTGCCCATGTAAATGTCGCCCGACATTTTCTCGATCACGATGTCGGCGCCGGACAGCTGCAATGCCTTCAGAAAGGCTTCGTGACCCTTGGTCTTGGATACGGGCGCCGCGCCCGTGCCGCGGTTGACCGGTGCCGGCGTACGCACCGTGGTCTTGGTACTGCCTGGCAGCGAAATGACCCGGCGCTCTCCCTCTGCCAGGCGACGGCCTTCTTCGATCTGTTGACGACGCAATTCGGCAGCGTCCAGTTCACGCTGCATATCGGTGGGGTGATTCATTTGAAAACTCTCCGTGTTGGGTGGGGTGCGAACTTCTCGCTTGACCCGTTCATTATAGTTCAGTGCTGACTTATCCTGTCAAGGACATGTCGATCGCCTCTTTAACCGCCGCCCCAGGCAGCAGGGCCAGGGCGGCCTCGATGCGCATGGCGTCGTACTGGTACAACGCTGTTCGAATTGCAAATTTCGGATGCGCGCGCTGCATGATGCGCTCGGCCAGGTGGCGCTCGTAGGCGATCTGGTCGTCGGCGCCGACAAACTGCGCAACCGTGTAACGCGGCAGCTTGGCCCACTGAATCCTGCCGCGCTGTTCCATTTCCCACAGGTTGGCCACCTGGATGATCAGGTCCGGGTTGTTCAGCACGTGTGACGGGCGCGGCGGCTGGCGCCAGCCATTTTCGGCGCACCAGGCCATCGCGTGCCGGCAAAAGAAATCGTAGCGCATGCCAAGTTCGTCGACTTTCTGACGCAGCCGCCAGAACGACTTGACTTCCCGGCAATTCATCACGTCCTTGCCCTTGAATGCCACCATGAAACGCTTCTTGCGGTCGAAACATTCACCCATGTGGTCGCCATAGGCGCGGTTGTAGCAGTGCGCCAGCAGGTAGGTTGCCACCGTGGGGTGCAGGGGCCGGTAGTCGAACCATTTGCTTTTATATAATGCGGGCTCGTGCGCGAGAATCTTGCGGTCGATCCGGGCGATGGCCAGCGCGTCCCGCGTGCGCTCATCGATCTTCATGCCGAAAAAAGGACCATGCAGGGTTTCCATTTCCGCATCGCTTGGGTGTTGCATGGGGCTTGCCTCCGTTTTCGAAAATACTTTAATATTTCATTACTTACATATTGAATATAGAAAGAACTTATCGAAAAAGGGTGGAGACCCCAAGCTCCACCCCAAGCTCTTTCGAACAGATTGTCGCGGCGTTCAGTACGTTGCGATAGAGGGAGAGAACTCGCGGGCCTCGAATGCCTCGATCACTTCCTGGACGAACCCGGAGCGTACGATGTCCTGCTTGCGGAAAGCAACCACTTTCACGACCGGAATGTGCTGCAGCCGGGCCGCTGTTTCCATCAGGCCTGACTTCTTGATATCGGCCTGGGTCTCGTCGCCGTTGATGACGACGGTGGCGCCTTCGCCCATGCGGGTCAGGAACAGCTTGAACTGCTCCACGGTCGCGTTCTGGGCCTCGTCCAGGATCACGAATGCGTTTCTGAAGGTCTTGCCGCGCATGTAGGCGAACGGTTCGCACTTGATGCGGCCATCCTTGATCAGGTATTCGACGAACGAGCGGCCGAGGCGCTCCTCCAGCACGTCGCGGAACGGATCGAAATAGGGGTCGAACTTCTGTTCCTTTTCGCCAGGCAGAAAGCCCAGATTCTCGCCGCCGGCTTCGACCGCCGGGCGCGTCAGGATGATCTTCTCGACCCGATTGTCCAGCAGGGCTTCGGCCGCCAGGCAGCCCGCGACATAGGTCTTGCCGGTGCCGGCCGGGCCGAGGCCAAACACCACACTGCCGGCGCGGCGCATGGACGACGCGTACACGCGCTGGTGTTCGGTCTTCGGTTCGAAAGGCTGTGCCCTGGGACGCGCCGGTGGCGGCAGTGAGCCCGCCATTTGCTGCTCCGGGAGCATTCCCGCATGTTTGGCTGCACGGCGGGATTTGTCGTTGGATTGCTTGTTGCGCATGAGGCATTCCTGGTCGGTGATCGGAGCCCCAACTATAACTCAGCGATGACTGATCGAACAGTAAGAAAAAGCCGCTCATGGCGGCTTTCTTTATCTGGCTTGCTGTTTCAACCAGTCATTTACGGCGTCGACCAGCTCGTCATGCCGGCGCGCCAGTTCCCGGTACATTCTGGTGACGGTGATGCTGTCGTCAGCCAGTTCCTTCAGGCCGATACTGCTCGGCGCACTGTCGGCGGCGGCCGGGTCAACCGGCAGGACCGGCAGCGGGCGGCTCCTGGTCATCGCGGCCGCCGGCGGCACGAAGCTCGGCCCCGGTACGGGCGGCGTTGAGCAGCCGGACAGTGCCAGCATCAAGCACAGGATAATCCAGGTCGCGATGATCAGCCTGAACAGGGTTGGCGGCTTCGGCGCCGGGTCGCTGGTCGTTGACAGGGGCATGGTGATTCTCCTTGTAGGTGGGCTTGTTCAGGCGTGTGCTGACCTGCGCGCGTATGTCTTCGATGCGCGCGCCATCCGCACGTACGTCGCTGTCGACCTTCTCGCTTGTCTGGACCGCGTGTTCGATATTCAGGCTGGTCGCGTGCCTGTCGATCCGCAGCTGCATGACCTTCTTGTGCTCGTCGAAATAGCCGCGGTAGGCCCAGCCGGCGCCGAACACCGTCAGCACCAGCGCGAACCAGATCAGGAGTCGCTCTGGCAGGCCCATTACTTCGCCTCCAGCGGGTGGCTGGTCACGAAGCGCAGCACGACGTTGGCGATCGTGATGGCCATCAGCGTGTTCTGGTAGTGGGTCGGGCCGAGCACCGGCTGCAGCTGCGGGATGAGTTGCAGAATCTGGTCCGAGTAGGCAAGGCCCAGGGCGGCGGCGGTGTTGAACCAGACGGTCTTCGAACGCCAGATGTTCTTCAGCTTGTCGATGAATTTTTGCATGTGCTACTCCTTGATGATGGCCTGGATCGCACGCAGGCGCACCAGACGGTTGATAAAGCCGATCGCGTCACCGTAGGCGGTGGTTTTCCTGCCGATGTTGACGATGTCGCACACGCCGTCGAAATCGTTGTGATCGGCGTAGTCGTTGCAGCCGCGGGTTTTCCAGAACCAGGCGGCCGACATCAGCGCACCTTCCGGCGAACGCAGCCAGGCGTACATGTCCTCGTCGCGCTTGCCGAAAAAGGCCGCGCAGGCGTGCTGGTTGGCCTTGAAGGTCAGCTGGATGGCGCCGGCGCCGCGGTAGCGCCATCCATCGCCCGATTTTTCATCGCCATTACCGCCGCGCAGGGCATACACCCTGTTGGCGATTCTCTCGGGCTGGCGCGCGTACTGCGCCGCGGTGGCGGCGTCGAACCGTTTGGGCCAGGTGCGCATCAGGCCTTCGGCGCTGTAGTTGAGGTTTTCCTCCAGGTGGCGCAGATCGTCCGATTCATAGGCGACCGTGGCCATGAACATTGTCAGGCGGTTGCGCGTGGTGGCGCCGGCCAGGTTGATGGCCATGGGGAGGTAGGGGAGAAAATCTTGCGCGCGCGTGCCCAACATCGGCATGCACGCCTGCAGTTGGGCGAGCGTGAGCATGATCAGTTGGCGTAGTGTTTGATGACCTGGCCGCCGATGTAGATGACGCCGGAACCGAAAGCGGCCCACATCCATTTCATGGCGGTCGAGATACCGGCGATGTTTGCCTCGAACTTGGCGTGGTCGAGTACCACGGCGGTCAGGCGTTCGTCCAGCTTGTCCTGACGCGTGATCATCTTTTCGATGGCCGTGTTGGCGGTCAGGTTGCGTTCTTCGAGGACGGAGAGTTTGGTCAGGGCGTCCGCCATCTTGCTCATTGCCGAGCGGATGTCGCGCATTTCCTCCTGCAGGATGTGCAGGCTGTCTTGGTCAGGCATTATTTGTCCTTGTGAGGTTGGAATGTCGACCTTTGACGTTCGCTCGCAAAGAAGTCTGCCGGCGATTCTAACAGAAAAGCCGGCAGTTGTAAGTCAGCGCTGACTAAATTCAGGACAAACCAAGGAACTTTTTTACGGTCAGCAGCGTACTGGCGAAAGGGTGACTCCAGACGGCGTTGGCGACATCGTCCGCACTGGGTGCGCTGCCCGTTCCGCCTCCCGACCCGGCGGCGCTGGTCGTGGCGAACGCAAGCGACTTGGTCTGGAAAACGAACACGCCGGCCACGCCCACCACTTCGGCATTGATATTGCCCGTGATGGTGTAGTTGCCGGCTACCGGGAAGCGCAGCTTCCAGCCGTTGATGAAGTCCACCGAGTAGAAGTAGCCACCCCCGCCCACGTCCAGCGCGCGGAACGTGTGAATTGGCGGAAACAACATGCCGGTCGTCGATGCCTCCAGCGCGCGCAAGTCCTGGTGAAAGGTTACCAGGTCCGTAATGCTGGAGGACGAATCGATGATTCTGTTGTCCCAGTCGGGGGTAAGGGCCATGATTACTGGTCGCTGCTACGGATCACGTTCAGGGAGCCGCCATTGCTACCGACGGCGAAGGTGGCTTCGAACGGCTGGATCACGGCGTTGTTGTTGCGTACCACCACGCGCGCGGTGAACGGGGCGTTATACAGGAACGTCACCGACTCCGACGTGCCTGTGGCCGTCTTGAACAGGAACGGTACGAACGCGACCGCGTTGGCGGAAAGGGCGGTGCCGGTCTGGGCGCCGAGCGTGAACACCTTGCCGGCCCAGGACATGTAGGCGAACGACCTGGTGCCGACCACAATGGTGCCCGCGGCCGGCGTGTCCGGCGAGACGGTCTCGTTGACGGTGATGGTCGTGGCGGTCGATCCGTGGGCGCCATTCAGGGTGTACTCGTCCTGCTTGATGCCGCTGCCGGTATCGCGCCCGACCACGATGGCGTCGCCCGCCGTCAGGTTCGAAATCGTGATGCCAACGATGTTCGGCGGCACCTGGCTGGTGCCGTCGGCGGCCGTCAGCTGGTAGTTTTGCGATTCGGCCGGCAGCACGCCGGCGATCTTCCAGCCACGCGCGAGAATCCATTTGCCGGCCGAGAACGTGCCCATCGGCGCCGCGTCGTTCGGCGTGTAGCCGCCCAGCGCGCGAAAGCGCCAGCCCTCGATGCCATTGATCGAGACGGTCGACGTCTCCGAGCAGATCGCCTGGCAGTACTGGTAGGCTTCCTGCAGCGTGCAGCCGTTTTGCAGCGTGATGGTGGCGTCGTAGTTCTTGCTGCCATTGCCATTGCCAAGGTCGAGCGTGGTGGCGCCGACCGTGATCACGACCTTGGGCGTGCCGCCGGTGCCCAGCGCGAGCGCGTTGGCCAGGGTCAGGGTGGCCGCGTTGTCGACCGACACCGACAGTGCCGCCGAGTTCTCGCCGCCGGCGGAGAGGTCGACGTCGAAGGTCGAGAAGGTGTTGCCCCACTGGCGCGAGAACACGGTTGCGGTGCCGCCGCCGATGAACGCGCCCGCGTCCTTGGCCTTGACCATGATCTGGATATGACCATTGGCCCAGTACTTGGTCAGCTTGGCGTTGTTCTGCACGACGTAGATCGACGAGCCGGCGACGATCGTGCCGATCGACTTGATGCCGGCGTACATCGTGTTGCCGCCGCTTTGCTTGATCGAACCCTTGTTGATGAACTGCGCCACCGAATCATCGATGTTGAAGCCATTGATCAGGTTCAGGCGCGATGCCACAAGCGTGTCGCGCGGGCCGTCCAGCTTGGACGGGTTGGAGGACAGGATCGACAGCTGGTCGTCGCCAGACTGGGCAAGATTGTCGGCCAGGTCCTGCAGCCAGGTGTGCAGGTCGAGGACCGGATAGACGTTGGTGGTAGCCGGCGACGCAGCCCGGCGGATATTGCCAGATGCATCGATCTGGAAGTCTGCTGCATTGATGGTCATTGCTTACTCGTCCGAGAGCTGGTTGATAAAGATGGATTGCGTACCAAGCGCTGCGACAGCCTGCGTCTCGTACGGCTGGTAATACGGTGCGCCGCTTGCCTTGCGTACCTTGATCCTGAGGTTGTTGCGGGCGCTGCCGGACAGGTACACCGGCACCAGCATCGACACCACGACGTCCGTTGTCGTGCCCGAGACCGCCATTTCACCGGCGCCGTTTTCTACGTCGTAGGTTGATCCGACCACCACGTTGGTCAGGACCAGGGTCATCGACCCGACCGGATCGGTGGCCAGCAGCTGGCGTTCGATGACGTGGCCGAAATTGACATTCATCCTGCCGTTATCGGACGGGAGCTCCATCGTTCCGCCGCCGGTCCCGCGCATATTGATAAACATGGCGTTTGACATCAGACCACCTTCAGTTCCGGATCGATGAACGTACCCAGCGTGGCATTGGCCACCGAGGCGTGCAGCCTGATGTAGATCGACACTTCGCAGCCGTTGGCCATGTCCGGGCAGAACAGGCTGATCTGCTTCTTGGCGAACGTCTGACCGCTGTAGGACACGGCACCGCCAGCTTCACTCGACCAGACGGTCGTGGTGTCCGGGGTGAGGGCGGTATTGCCCGTGACGTCCAGCGAATCGACATAACGGATACCGCCCGTGCTGTCGAGGTAGGTCGCCATGAAGCTGATGTCGGCCATCGTCCACGACAGGGTTGATTCCACCGCAAAATTCAGCGTGACCGTACGGTCACCGGTGGCCAGCGTGTTCACCTTGTTGATGGTGGGGAGCTCGAAAGGCGAGGCCCGGCTCAGCATGAGGTTGTACGTGGCGGGGATCGCGTAAATGACCCATGGCGTCACGCCATCCAGCAGGCGGGCCGATGCGGTCGGGTAACCCTTGGCCGAATTCCATTCGCAAAAGCCGTTGCGGCGGTCGATCAGAAAATCGCGATAACCGTACTTCGATTCGGCCGTATAGCTGTCGGCTGCCATCGTCGTATTACCGGCGCCACCCAGGGCCACGTTGGGTCCGCGATCCTTGATGGCGCCGAAATCGCAATTACGGAACGACACGTCGCCGCCCGAGGAGATGTTACCGCTTGTCATCAGGCGGCAGGTGCTGATGAAGCCGATGAACTTGCAGTCCGTGTAACGTGCCAACACCGGATTGCCGCCACTGGAAGGGGCAAGAATCGGGCTGATCGCATTGGTGCAGTCGTTGACGACGAATTCGTGCGCTTCCAGGCTGTAGTTACACGATCCGTTAATGGACGAGGTGACAAAGCCACCCATGCTGTTGTTGTCTTTTGCCCATACCTGGCGACAGCCGATCATGCGGGTGCGAACCTGGAGGGAGCCCGAGGTTGCCAGCTTGAGGGCGTTGATTGCCGTCGAGGTCTGGGAGTTGCCAGGGGCATCCATCAAAAGATTTTCCCATGTCATTGGGGTATTACCGATGGCGATGACAAATCCGGCAAGGCTGGTGGATGTGGCGGATGCTTCCATGACCAGATTGCGCTGGCTGGAACTGTAGCGTTTGGACTTGATGTGGCAGAAAGTGGTGCCCAGCCCCTGGAAAGTGATGTTGCTATTGCTGGTCCAGGTACAGGCGATTTTGAAAACCGGACTGCTGCCGTCGGCGGGCCAGGTTGTGCCATCATCGATTTCAAAGAGGACCGGCTGCGTGGCCGAACCCATGGCGGCGAACGTGATGGTGGTGTTGCTGTTGGTGGCGAACTGAAGCGTCTTGCTGGCGCGGACCCTGATGCGGTCGCCCAGATCCATCACGCCGGCGATGGGCTTGTTGGTGCCCCAGCAGCCGTACTGGCCAATACTCCAGTTGGATTTGCCAAACGTGGCCAGGTGGTTCACGAGGTAGCCCCATGCGCCACCGGCACCGCCGGAAAACTGCGCATTGAGCTGGCTGCCACCGGTGAGGCCAGTAGAGGTCACGGCAAAGAACGACGTGCCGTTGAAGGCTGCCGACCCTGCGCGCGTCTGGATGTTCAGCGTGGCGCCGCTGGAAGTCGCATACAGGATGTCCTGCAGTTTGCAGGCGGTCCAGCCCAGCAACGGGTTGGATGCCCCGATTACCGTGATCAGGTTGGTATTCGCCGTCTGAATGATGGCAGCGGCCAGGTTGGCCGCAAGGGTTGAGCCGCTGCCCGCGTTGAACTGGTTGGCGCCGGCGCCGGAAGCCACGCAGGTCAGCTGGGCGCCGGCGATCGTGACGGTATTGCCAGCGGCAGCCGTGTAACCGGTCAGGTCGATGGAGCAGGTGGCGATGGTCGCCGCGCCGCTGGAGGTGCCGTCACCATCCTGGCACACGCCGGCGCCAGGTGTAGCGCTCCAGGCCGCATACAGGCCGTGATCGAGATATTTAGTAGCCATTGTTGATTGCCGCTCCGTAGTTGACCATCAGGGCGACCTGTTCCATGTGTGCCGCTGGGGTTTCGAGAATGCCCGCCTTCAGTTCGGGCGTGCACAGTCCTTTGGAAATCAGCAGGTCGATCGCACTGGCCACGTCGGCCCGGCGCAGGTCGACCCACTTCCTGGATTGCACATCACGGACCACGGCCACCACCAGTGGATCGGTGGAGGCCAGAATCCCGATTTTCCTGGTGTCGAAGCGATCAAAGAATGGCCCGATGTCCATCAGCCACTTGGTTGCCAGGTCTCCCGGCTGCGGCAGTGTCGGATTCAGCTGGTCCTGCGCGACATGGTCATACTGGTCGAGCGGATAGAGTTCGGTATTGGACACATGCAGGGCGCCATAGGCATACACGTCCCTGCCGGTGGCTTTGTCGAAAACAAGGTAGGTGGTCATGCTTACTCGTAGGTATAGGTGACACGGTCGGTCCAGGCGTACGCGAACGCACCGCCGCCGACCCATGTGGTTACGACGTCGACGGCGCCGATAATGGTTTTGCTGATGCGCCAGACCGGGCTGGCGTCGTCGCTGCCCGACGCGGCCCAGCCCTTGTAGACCGAGACGTCACCGGACATGTCGACGCGGCGCGCATACACGGTGTCGGCTGCCGGGGGACCGGGCGGGCCCTGCGTGCCCACTTCGATGATGTCGACGTCGACGTTCTCGACCACCAGTGTGGCACTCTCTACCGTGTCGGTAATCGTGTCTGCGCCCGTGCCTTCCACCAGTACCGACGTCTCGTTTTGCACTTCGAGAAGGATGATTTGCGGCTCCGGCATCACGCTGCCTTTCTGGTGACGGCCGGCGACAGCTTGACGGCGCCTTCGATCAGACGGATCGCGGATTCGTCACCCACGTACAGGTACATGTCGTAGACGGCCGACTGGAACGTCAGCGCGGCGGTCTGCGCCGGCGTGAGCTTCAGCTGGATGGTGCCGGCCTTGCCGCCCAGCGTGATGCCGCCGTTTTCAGTCGACATTTCCACCAGGACCGTGCCGCCAACCTTGTCGCGCACCTGCAAAAGCGCGGTGTAGCCGGTCAGGTCGACCGCGCGCTTGTTCTTGTCACGCCACACAAGACGCTTCGAATACTCGGCGCCTTGTTCGAACGTAAGATTGAGTTTCAAAGCTGACATCGGACTGACCCTTATAGGAATCGCCCGATTATATGTCAGTGCTGACTTAGTTTCAAGGACGCACTTGTAGCCGAGGCGGGCCAAGTTCCTCGACCAGTTCGCCTGGCGAGAGCATGCGGTTGTGATCCAGCCAGGCCGGCGGCACATTCATGTTCATGCTTTTCATGTACAGGGCCGCGATTTCGTAGATGGACACGCTGCCACCCGAGCACACCACGATCTTGCGCCAGTGGATGAAGGTTTTCAGGCCCAGAAAGCAGCGCAACCCGATCACAAAGAAGGCCAGAAAGCCATAATTGATCGGATTGGCCAGCCAGTCGAAGACGGCGCGCTCGATGCAGGTGCGGTCGTCGGCGCCGGCCGGCGGGCTGCACACGTCGAAGGACTTGAACTGCGACAGCGGATGCAGCGCGTTACGGCCCGAGTTCAGGTCGGCCATGAAAAGACGATTTGCGCACCAGACGGCCACGCCGGTATGCGTGTAAGGCTTGCGGGTAAAGAATATCGTCAGCCTGCCCAGCCAGTTGTGCACGTCGCGCACGCCGATCAAATCGCCGGTCCGGATCTGGCTGCGCGCTTCATCGTATTTCATGGCTTGTCCTTATGCGTAGGCCCGAATGAAAAACTTCCAGTTGGCGTTCGTCAGCGTGACCGCGGCGCCGGTGGTCTTGTTCAGGGCGGCCAGCGGGGTCGCCGCCGAGGTCATGCGCACCGACAGGTTGGTGGCGTCCGACGTGAGCGACATGTCGGTGAAGATGTCGGCCGGGATCATGTCGCCCACGGCATAGCCGAATTCGGCCGTCATGCACTTGAGGTAAGCCTGCACCAGCTTGGGCGCGGCGCCCAGGCCGTGCGCCAGCGTGTACAGGGCGGCCGGCGTAACCGTCTGGTCGGCGCTCTGAAAGTACTTGGTGATCGGCAGTACGCTGTTGTCAGCAGCCGTGAGCAGGGTCTGGATGCGGTTCATGGCGGCGGTGAATACCGCGGCCGTGCCGACGTCACCCTGTGCAATGGTCGGGATCATGCCCGGGTAGGTGGCGTCGACCGCGAACACGCCGGTCGCGGTCGGGTTCGTGGCGCCCTGGTAGTTGCCCGTCAGCGTGACCGTGGTCAGGCCGGTGCCGGCGTTGTAGGTCGAATTGATGGAGACGAAATAGGGCACCAGTTCGGTATCCACCATGAAAATGGTATTCGCCTTGATGCGCGCCGTCTGGTCGCCCGCAACCGTCACGGTCTGGGAGCCATTCGTCACCGAACAGGTTTTCTTGATTTGTGCCATGTCATTACCCTGATAATGTGGCGGCCAGTCTATCATAAGTCATTCATGACTTATGAACTGGCGGCCGCAAAAAGATTCACGCCGCCAGGATCGCCGACCTGTTCGTGACCAGAATCCACTGGCGGTGCGCCTCCCAGCTGTCCTCCCTGATCAGGCCGGCCTTGAGCAGGTTGGCGCGGTACAGCGCGGACATCACGAGACCCTCCTGGATCACCTGCGGGAAATCCGGATGTGAAGCCAGCGCCGCGGCATTCCACGCGTCGCGCGCCTGTTCCTCGCTGCAGTCCGGATTGGCCTTGACAAAATCGACCGCGGCGGCCTTGGCAGCGAAACGTTCGGTTTCCACCAGCTGCGTCACGGTCGACTTCGGTCCGAAGTCGGCGGTGATCCCGGCGCCGGAACCGGACTCCAGCGACGTGATCATGGCCTGCACTTCCGTCAGGGCGATCTGGGCGTCGCTGTTGACGCTGTTGAGCTTTTGCACGGCCGACGCGGTGGCGTCGATCTGGCCCTGCAGATTGGATTTTTTGAGACGCGCCGCCTGCAGGCGCGCTTCGTTGGCGAGAGCTTCTTGAATTTCGGTGGTCGTGGCCATTGCGATTCCTTTCGGTTAGGGGAGCATCTTGAAGTTGTGGCAGAGCAGGCCGCCGGCAAAATAGGTGCCGGCGCCTTCAACGCGGAACGATACCACCTGACCTTGTCCGACGGCAAGGACGCTGGTCACGATCGATTCCTGCATGCCGAGAATGTGGTCGCCCGCGCGCAGGTTCTGCACGTGGACCCAGCCGCGGTCCTCGACGGCGAAGCGGTGGTTTTCGCTCCATTCGGTTGCGCGACCGTCCGCCAGCGTGACGCGGTAGCGCTGCGCCCAGATCGTGCAGCAGTCACGGATGATGCCGCCCCTGGCGATCGGCTCAAGCGTCGTGTCATTGACCGCCTGTACGACAGCGCCGTCGTGCAGGTCGCTGGCGTTGACCTCCCTGCCGCTGGCCAGGCGTACCTTGACCCACGGCGCCGGGCAGGCGCCACCACCGCCTGCGGACGTGCCGCCCGAGCCGCCGCCGGATGAGCCCGACGTGCCGGTGATCGTCGTCGTCGACAGGTTGGCATTGACACTGGCGTTGCCGGCGAAGTCCTTGGTTGCTGACCAGCCGTACGAGTTGGCCAGGCGCACGCGCATGCAGCCGGTGAACAGGCCGTTGCTTTCCAGCTGGGTGCTGATGGTGCTGAGCGAGCCCGATCCGCTGAAGCGCCAGCCCCACGACCACGAGCCCTGCACGATGCCACTGTCGCCGTCGTAGGTGCGCGACGGACACGGCCAGTAGAACTCGGTGAACGGGAACGTCGACGAGGTCGACTGAAACAGCTGGACGTGAATTTGCTGCATCGCGTCGAGGTTGTCGGTATAGGTGCTGTACGAGGTCGGCACCAGCTTGAAGCTGTGGTAAATCTGCTGGAAGTTGGAGTTGATCACCTGCGACGAGATAAACGAAATCGTCAGGCGGTTGATGTCCGGCGCACCGCCGCGCGTGGTGGCGTCATTGTTGCCGCGCCAGATCACCCGGCCATTGGCCTGGTTGCCGTCGATTGCCTGCACCAGGCGGAACCAGTAGTCGGAAAACGTCACGCTGCCGACCTGGAACGAGTTGTTGGCCACCTTCAGCGCCGTACCGGTCGAGGCCAGCTTGGCGCCCGCGGTCGGGTTGCCGGAACCGTCCTCGGCGTAGTTGGTGGTGCGCAGATCGGAAATCATCGCCGACTGGATTGCCGCGGACCGGATATAGGTGGAGGCATTGGCCGTGGTGATCACCGAGTCGCACCATGGCGTGACCTTGTTGCCCAGCTCCACCTTGATATTGGCAATCACGATGTTGCCGCCGCCGGCGGCCGTCGTGAACATGCGCAGGCGGCACAGCGGCGCATTGGCGTTGGCCAGCGCCGTCTCCGTGAAGGAGTAGCGGGTCATTGTTGTGGTAAGCGCAACCGAAATGCCGGTGCTGTCGTAATCGATGCTGTTGACGACGTCCACGTTCAGAATACGGCCGGCGGTGGTGCAGTAGGCGTCAAAACTAACGGTGTATTGAGATCCCCAGGGAATCCCCAGCGCCTGCGATTCGGCGCCGCTATAGCTCGAATCCGCGGTGGTGGCGATCCACACATACTGCCCGTCACCGAATCGCACGTCGCCGTTGCGGTTGCCGGTGGCAGTGTTGTACATCGTCATGCCGGTCGGGGCCGGGCACAGGTTCGGGTTGGTCGAAGTCTGCTGGGCCAGGCTGCTGCCGGAGGCCAGCAGCACAGTGCCATCGTCGGCCAGAATCGTGGCCGAACGCATGCTGATGGCACCAGAGGTGCCATCAATGGTGATGGTATTCACGCCGCTGCTGTTGTAGGCGACGACGCCGTTCTTGTTCATCATCATGCCGTAGCCGCCAGTGCGTACGCCAGTCGAACTGTTGTACGTCAACGTGCCCGCCGTGAAGCCAGCGCCGCCAGTCAGCACGTTGACCGTATTGTTGCGCATGCGCTGGGCCAGGCCGGTGGTGGGGTCATTGACGGCGCTATACGCCTGCACACCATTCCAGTTGCTCGACAGGGGGCCAAAGCGGATGCTCTTCATCACGGCGCCAACACTGAAGAACGAACTGTCGAAGAACAGCACCTGGTTCGCCGTGGTGGAAGCGGCATCCAGGGATGTATAAAATACAACCCCGTTTTTCAGATACTTGACACTGGAGCCATCATAAACCACGGCGAAGACGTCATTTGCCGCCCAGGTTCCACGACTGCCGCCAATCTGAGTCCCAGATTCAATGACCTTAATGGAGATTGGGTTCGTAGTGGCATCAAGGCAGAGAGACCAGTCGATCCCAGTAAAATCGACGCCCGTCAGGTCACCGGAACTATTAAGGCCGAAGGATATCGTGCTCGTGATGTCGGCTGCAACAATGGAAGCGTACGCGCCTCCCGTAAAACTGTCCCGGCTGTACACCTGTCCGTCCCAACCCGACCCGGTGCCCGTACCTTTGGTGGCGGTATTGCCGCTGACGGTAACCGAACCGGTCGCCACCAGGGCAATGTCTGCGGTCGCATTGTCGACGGGCTTGCCGGTGCCGGTGATTGCCGACCACACGTTGACGTTTGCAACCGGGATGCCGTTGATCGTGCCGGTAATGTTGCCAGTGAATGCCACACTTGTACTTGGCTGGTAGGGGTTCTCGGCCGCGAGGGACGGAACCGCGATTGTTGACATGATGACGCCCGCCGCATTGACGTCCTTGTCGACCGAGCGGTACGCGCGCACGCCGAACTTTGTGAACAGGGTGGCGCCGACGCCATACATGATGAACGCACGTTTCGCCGCAGGCAGGGTGAACACGGTTTCGGCTGCCGGCGTGGTGCCGAAGGTGTATGCGGCATTCGTAGATGCCTGATACACGTAGACCAGGAAGCCGTCGATGTCTCCCTCATTGCCCGACCATGCCCATTCGAACGAAATGTCGGCCGAGCCATCGGTGCGGATCGTGTGATCGACCGCCGTGCCATCGGCCAGGATGGTTGGCGCGGCAATGGCAGTGCTGTTGCGGTCGTTGGAGGCGTTGAAATTGGTGGTCGCAGTGGCCACTGTGGAAGCCGCCACACCGGCCACAAAGGTTCCGGCCGGAGCGCCCACGGTAGCGCCGTCCTCGGGTTTGCCGGTGCCGCCGATGTTCGCCCAGTTGTTCGACGTCAGCGGGCCGAAGCGGACGCCATTCAGCTTGCCGCCCGAAGTGGCGAACGAGCTGTCGAAGAACAGTACCTGTCCGGCCACCTTCGATGCGGCAGATACCGAAGTGTAAAAGACAACTCCATTTTTCAGGTAGTCCACGCCGGAGCCGTCGTACGCTACCGCAAACACATCGCCGCCCACGTACGAGCCGTAGGTGCCGCCAACCTGCGCGCCACTCTCATAGACGAGGATTGCACCGTCGCTGCGCAGATAGATCGCGTAATCCAGCGTGGTGTAGCTGGTGTCGGTCAGGTCGCCTGCCGAATTCAGGCCGAACATCAGCGAGTGCGTGGCGTCCTGCGGCGATGCCGATGCGTAGGCGCCGCCAGTGAAAGAATCCCTGCTGTAGGCACCGGCATCCCATGCTTCCGCAATCGACACGTTGTCGACGCCATAGGTGCCAGCCGCCGCGCGGAGGAACATGAGGTATGAAGTCGTGGTTGTCGCGGTGAACGTGAAGTTGCGACCAGTGCCAGGTTGCGTCAGGGCACTTGTGGGGTTGTACAGGTCGTTAACGCCGTTGGCCGTACCCACGACAACAATGACTGGCCCGGTCAGGATGTCGAACGTGACAGAGTAGGTCCGCCCCGGCACAGTGGCGATCGACTGGCTCACGGATGCAGTACCGTTGGAGCCGTTCGGTGTCAGCTGCGCAATGCCCGAAGACCACGCCACCGAACCAGTGGTAGTCCAACCATTCAAATTGGACGCGAACGTGCCGTTTGTGATGGAGGGCGCGGTCGCCGCCGGCTTGCTGGCGAGATTGCCGGCGACCGCGCCCACGCCGGTGGCCACCAGCGTGACATCGGCCACCGCGTTGATTGCACCCGATACCGTGTCATCCACCACGATGCTTTGCGTGTCGATCTGGCTGGCAGTCAGCTTGCCCACCGTGATCTGGTTGGCATTCAGCGTGCCCGTGTACACGTAGCCGGACCAGATTTGCGCTGCAGTAATCGTGTTCGCGGCGATTTCGTTGGCCGTAATCGCGCCGGCGGCGATCTGTCCCGCTGTGATCGTGCGCGCGGCGATCTGGGTGGCCGTGATGGCGCCATCCACGATCAGTTCGCCCTTGTTGCGGCGCATGACCTTGAGATTGCGATAGCGCCAGGTCGACAACACGCCATTGGTGACCGGGTGCTGGATCCAGACGCGCGCATAGGCGGCGCCAGCGGGCGCCACACTCTTTGCGCTGCCAGTCAGCCAGGTGGAGGTGCCGCCCGCAACCGTGGCCGGGCCATTCCACGTCTGACCCGCAATGGTCGGGTAGCCCGTGCTGTAGCTCAGGCCCACGTTGGCCTGGCTGGTGTCGCCCGACATCCATTTGCCATCGAAACTGATCCAGAACTCGTCACCGGGCACCACCGGGAACCAGTTGTCCAGGTACATATCGCGCGAGCCGCCGGCCACCTCGATGGCGGGCGCGCTGGTGTCCGTGACCGAAGCTACGCTGCCATATGTGACGGAGAACCAGCCCTCGGCGTTGAGCGTGCCGTTCGGGTTGCGCACGAGGTTTTCAAAGTCGCCAACGGCGATCTTGCCGGCCGTGACCGCACCTGCTGCCAGTTCGGTGGCGCCGATGGCGCCGGCGGCAATCTGCCCTGCCGTGATGGTGTCGGCGGCGATCTGCGCGGCAGTGATCGTGTTGGCGGCAATCTGGCCCGCCGTGATGGTATTGGCGGCGATCTCGTTGCCGGTGATGGTGCCCGCCAGAATCTTGGCGGCCGTGACGGCACCGGCGCCGATCTTGGCCGTGGTGATCGAGTTGTCCGTGATCTGCGTGCTGGTGATCTGGCCAACCAGCTTGGTGACGTCGATCGAGGCAATCTGCGCGCTGGTCAGGGCGCCAACCAGTTTGGACGAGTCCACGGAGGCGATCTGGCTGCTGGTAAGCGTACCTGTGATGTCGATCGCCGGCGTGGCCGAAGTCCAGGCTGATCCGGTGTAGCGGTACAGCTTGCTGTCGGTCGACAGCATCACCACCTTTGGCCCCGTGTAGCCGGACACGGCCGGCAGGGCCGACACGATCGACACCGGCTGGATGCCGCTGGCAAAGGATGCCGTGGATACCACACCGGAAGCCAGGTTGCCCGTCACCGGATCGATCGCTGCCACATTCAGGTTCGACGCCTGCACGGCGCCGGCGGCGATGTCCAGGTTGGTCGCCAGCAGCGACTTGGCCACGGCCGAGTTGGACCAGGTTCCATCCGTGCGGCCGTAGATGTTGATCGCGCGCACCCAGTAATAGCGGTTCGTCACCGGATTGACGCTGGTGGACGAGTCCGTGAAGGTGTTCGTCGTCACGGTGCCGATCTTGGTCGCGCTCGCCACGCTGTTGGTCGAGTTGCTCCAGATTTCGGCGCCGGCGTAGGTCGTGTCGGTAGGCATGTCCCACAACAGGACCACGGCGCGCAGGCTTGGCGTGGCCGTCAGGTTGTTCAGGGTCGGTGCCGGTACGGGACGGATATTAAGCAGCATTGAAGTTCACCACGAAGTCAAGGTTGGTGCTGTATTTGATGGTGGCGGTGTAGGCGCCCGCCACCGTCGTCGTAAGGGTCAGCGAGCCGTCGCTGATGGTGCCGTTGGCGATCGGGTTGATGCCAACGCCAATCGGCACATCGATCTGGTACGTCGCGCCATTCGGAATCGGGCTGATCGTGATCGAATCGGTGCCGTTGGCAACGATCGAAGTCTTGTTGGCCGCGATCTGGGTGCCGCTGACGGCAATTGGCGGGCGCGCCTTGGTTGGCAGGTCGCCGCCGATCGGGATCGCATTCACGTCCACCACCTGCGTGACCGGGTCGGAACCGGTGATGATCACGTTGGTGCCGGGCGAACTGCCCTGCAGGCGCGCGGACGCCTCCGTCATCGCGGTGCCGGTGCGCAGAATGGCGCCGGTGGTGGTGTCGTACACCGTGTACTGGATTGTCATTTCTTAACGCCCATCATGAAGATTTCGTTGTAGCCAAGGATGACGTCGGGGTGCGCCGACCACTCCACCTCGACCTTGGTCGTGCCGGCCGGCAGCTTGACTGACGCCGAGCACACCGGAGCATCGTTGGCGACGCGGCCCATGATTCCGCGCACCACGGTGCCGGCAACCTTGATGCGGATCGACCAGTAGCGGCTGTTGTTGGCAAAGCCCTGCGCGCTGGTGACCAGGATGTAGACCATGCCGTCCTGCGGCATTGCCATGTAGCCCTCGTTGACGACGGTCCAGGTGCCTTCACCCACGCCCTTGCGCTGGCGGTCCGGCGCGGTGACAACGATCGGCACCGTGACGGCTTCGCCAGCCAGCTTCAGCGTGTTGATCTGGGCATCGCCAATCATGGCCGACGAGATCGAGGCGTCGCCGATCAGGGCGTTGGACAGAATCACGCGCGGCACGCCGTTCACGGTGCCGACAGTGAATGGCTGCACACCCGGGTAGCTCGGCATGATCAGGCCGAACTTGTCGGCGTAGATCACGAACTCGGACGTGCCCACGCCGGCCAGGCTGGAGGTCGAAGACAGGCCAAAGCCGGCGATGTAGCCGTTGTTGTCGATCTTGAGGCTGTACTGGCCGGACAGGCCGCTGATCGTATTGGCGTTGGTCGAGAACGCCTGCTCCATCGTCACGCCGCCAACGTTGTTCAGACGGCTGGTGATCTGGTAAATCGCCTGGGCCGCGGCGGACGTCGACGTGGCTGACACGTTGTTGAGCTGCGTGATCGCCGCGGTGGCGGCCGGCAGGCCGGTGGTGGCGTCGTTGACCTGTGCCTTGAGCTGGTACAGCGTCCTGGCGTTGGTCGAGGCCGACGTGGCCGACACGTCTTCCAGCGCGGTGATCTTGGCCGTCGCCGCCGGCAGGCCGGTGACCGGGTCGTTGAGAACGTCGCTGACGGCCTTCACGCGCGCGTTGACGCTGCCGGCCACGGTGTCCGCGGCGTCGATCAGGTCGATCCTGGTCTTGAGCGCCGGCAGCAGCTTGGAGTCCGCGATGACGCCATCGGCGATTGCCGCCACGTTCAGGTTGGTGGTGGTGAACGTCTGCATCGACGACACGTTCAGTTCCGTGCGGCCGAAGGCGTCGTAGGCCGCCAGTTTGTAGTAGTAGACGGCGTTGAACATCAGGCCGGGCACCGCGAACGACGTGTCCGGGCCGCTGTAGACCAGATAGGTGTCGCTGGGCGTGCCATTCAGGTTCGAAGCGTTCTGCGACATCCACATGCACACGCCGGCGAAATCCGGATCGTCCGTATGCTGGTAGCTGACGCTGACCGAATCGAACGACGGCAGCGCGCTGAAGCTGGTCAGGCCCGGCGACGGGTTGAAGGCGTCGAGCAGGGCCGGCGTGCCGAGATTGTTGAACGTGTCGCGCTGGCGAACCTGAAACACCAGATGGCGGGTCAGGCCGTCCGAGAAGTTCTTGTCGTAGATGTAGACGTAGCTGTTGTCCGTCGTGTACTCGGTGCGGCGCAGTGTCGTGCCGTCGGCTTCGAACACCTTGATTTCGTAATCCTTGAAATGCGGATCGAGCGCACCGGCATCAGCGCCGTTCGGTTCGCTGCCGAACTCGTAGGAGTGCGTGACCGAGTTGTAGCGCCAGTTGATCTTGCAGTCACGGCCGGACCAGACATAGTCCACGCCGGTAGGCATGCCGACATCAATACCCTGCGTCTCGCCAATCACGGTATAGGTCGCGGTTGGCGCGTCCTCGTACTGGCTGCGCTTGTCGAACAGGTCGAACGCCACCACGCGCACGCCCAGGACGTCACCGCGCGCGGCGCTGATGACGACGCTGGTGACGCTCTTTACGGTATTGATCTTTTCTTCCGTGCGTCCGTTTCTGGTGACGTACACGTCGGCGCCGCCGTACATGCCCACGGTCGACGCCGTCCAGCTGGCCACCACGCTGGTGACGACATTGTCACCGGCAATGTAGGTCTCTTCGTAGACGGCCAGGTTGGCAACCGGTCCAATCGGAGTGTTCGGGTTGGTCGGTACGGCCACGTTGCTGCCGTAGCGGCTGTAGTCATACACTTCGGGGCGGTATTCGATGGCGGTAATGTCGCGCCGGTATTCGGAGTCGCCCGTGATCGACTTGATGCGAAACGCCTTCTTGACGCGCGCGGCCTCGCCGAACATCCATTTCGTGAACTGGGCCGGTGCGGCGCTCATGGGCGTTTGCAGCGTGACGGTATCGCTGGTGCCAGGCGTGACCACGACCGGGAATTCCTCGATCACGTCGGTATCCCACAGCACATAGGTCTGGCCCGGAACGACCCCGGCGACGCTTGACAGAATGACGCCATTGCTGAAGGTGCCGTCGACGCCGATATCCTTGCCGCCCACGACAATGCGCCTGACAGTCAGGCCGGGCGTGAAGCCGGTCAGCGTCACGCTGTTGCCGGTTACGCTGACCACGCTGCCGCTGGCGCGCTGCACGCTGTCACGCATCGCCAGCAGATTGTAGGTCTTGCCCGAGGCCATGGTCACGGGGCGGTCAAGCTGCATGACCGACGTGGTGGAGCCCGCGTTGAAGCGCCCGGCCTGCGCCCAGTTGGTCAGGTCGGTCTGTACATAGATCAGGTCGCCCACGCGGCAGGCGATCGCCTCCAGCGGTGCCCCGAACGTGATGGTCTTGAGGATGTAGCGGTTCAGGTTCAGCTGGAACTGCGCTTCCTTGTAGGCGCGGTCATAATCGACCACGCCATACAGCGTGACGGCGCTGTTGCGCTGCGGTGCGCCTGAAGTGAATGCCACCGGATCATAGACCTTGATGGTGCGCTGCTTGTACCTGTCGGTCCTGTCGAAAAAGGTGACGTCGATCTCGTTGGCGCGGTCGGCGGTGCCCAGCCAGGTTTCCTTGTACGAGCCCTGGATCATGTTCGCGACCGAGAACATCATCACCGGCGTATCGGGCTTTTCCGTAATGACGGTAAAGCGCGTGCCGGATGGCACCAGCTGGCTGTGCCCGACGCGCAGCACCAGCTGGCAGGCGTCCCAGACATTCGTTTCGGTCTCGATGGGGCCATTCCAGGTCATGCCCTGCGCGTCGCAGTAATCGGCAAAACTCTTGAATGCCACCAGATCCAGCCGTGCGGTCGGCATGGCGCCGCCATAGCGCGTGTGCGTGAGAATGTCCCAGACGATCCAGGCCGGATTGGTCGACGCGGCGACGCTCCAGTCGGTGCCGTCGTACACGCTGATCATGCGCCCGCCATTGACGAACGTGACGTTGGGCAGGCCGGACAGCTGGTCGGTCATCTTGATCTTGAGCGCGACCAGCGCCGTGTTCGGATAGCTCACGTCATCCAGCGTGATTTCGTTCACGTCCGACAGGTACACGTCGTCCAGGATGTTGTCCTTGGTCGACTTGGGCGTGACGCGGCGCACGCGAATTTCATAGGCGCCGTTGGTCAGTACATTGGTCGTGTACGAGCGACGCACGGCGCTGCGCTTGTCCGAGCCGATCGTCACACCGGCCGAGTAGACCGGATAGCGCGCGGCACGCACGCCATCCACGGTGCTGATCACCGCGCCCGATTGCTCCACGTAGGCGAGCGTAAACAGGTCATCGACCGGATCGCCGGACGGGCCGGTCCAGGTGTGGCCGTCATAGGTCGCGTATTCCCACGCGGCGATATCGGTCAGCAGCGGCAGCGTTGCCCAGTTGGTGTCGCCCACGCGGCGATATTCGACATCGATGTCGACCGAGTAGTGTTTGGACGAACCATTGCCGGTGTCGATCTCGCACATGCCGGTCGGCGCCACGAAATCCAGGCGCATCTTGTCGACGTTGGCCGTGGTGGTCGAATAGAACCAGTCGGTCGTAAGTTTCTGGCTCTTGTTGATCGGCGTGATGTTATCGTTGAACCAGTCGATCATCGTCTGGTTCGACGTGCCAAGACGCGTCTGAACTTCGACGTCGTGATAATCCGTCAGCGGATTTTCGTTGATCTCGATGTCCGTGATCGAATTGACCGGTCCCTCGCCGGCCGAGACCAGCATGAACAGGGTCTGGTTGTCGTCTTCGTCGGTGGTGGTGTACATGCCGACGATGTTGCCGCCGGTGCGAAACTGGCCGTAGCAGACCGGAACCGGGATACCTTCGATCGATGTGTTCTTGGCGCCATCAACACCATAGGACGACCTGGTGTCGCTCGCGGTCGTGGTCGGTTTCGGCGGCGCGAAGATCGTATTGACCAGCATCGAGCCGGCAATCGTGATGCCGGCCTGAATTACAGCACCGCCGATGGTGAGTCCGGTGCCGGTCATGCCCATAGCGCCAGCGATGGCCGCGCCGGTGCCCGCCGTCATGACCGAAACGGCGATCAGTGCCACGATCGCCAGAATCTGCTTGGTGCCACCGCCGCCGGCCGGCACCGGGCAGATCACGACGTTGTCGGTCTTGTCCAGGTACGTGACGGCAAACTGTTCGGGCTGCACGATGCGGCCTGACACCGAAACCACAATCGGATCGGCTTCGACCAGCGGAAAGTAGTCGGCCAGGGTCTTTTTGCTGCGCCAGACCAGTTCGGTACGCTCCTGCTCGCGCGGATTGAACGGATTGAGAATCCGAATTACCGGAATCAGGTGCTTTTTACCTTGGCGCTTCTTCGTTTCCGACATACTCGAAATATCCTACGATGCGGTGCTGCCAGTCCGCCAGGCGGACAATCGTCACGCCACCGGAGGGTTCCCAGGCGTGAATCATGTGGTGTGGACCGAATACATAGCCCACGTGCGCGGCATACCTGCCGACCCGGATGAATGCCACGGCGCCGTGACGTGGTTCGATCTGGCGCCACTGGGGCAGACTGGCCGTCATCATGGCCATGATGGTCGGCTGGTCGGTCGCGCTGCCGAAGTCCGGCAGCACCACGCCGTCGCGGCGCGCGCATTCCATCACCAGGCCATAGCAGTCCAGCGCGTCGGGTCCGCGCGCGCCGTATTCGAACGGCACGCCGATCAGGTCGGCGAAATCAGCCATAGCGGGTGTCGCGCGAATTGATGCCCGGGAAAGCGCCGAAATGAATGACGTTCTGATGCGCGCGGCAGCCATTGGCGCCTTCAAGCGACAGGTCGCACGACGACATCGAGCCGGTATAGCCACATTCCTGACTCTTGTAGCGCCACTGGCAGTAATCCTTGGTCTGGCGCCGGCGCGGGAAGGTCTTGGTAATGTTGTTCTCGGCGCCCAGCGTGAAGGCGCAGACGTAGTTGGCCGTCTCGGCGGCCGTGACCTGGAAGTACTCGATCACCTCGGGGCTTTGCGTCAGGTTGCCGGCGTTGACGACGGTGACCGTGACGGCGAACCCTACGCCGCCGCCATAATCCTGCATGCGCTGCTGTACCGTCAGCGTGTAATCCTTGATCGACAGGTTGATCTCGGACTGCGTGCCGGCCTCGGACTTGAGCGTGATGTCGAATGCGGCCGGCGAGTACGTAAAACCGTTGTACGTGACCGGGTCCGGGTTGCGGGCCAGATGCAGCGTCTCGACGGTGACCAGCGTCGCCGGATCGATCACGGCGACGTCCAGAAGAATGATCCAGGGTACTTCGGAAGAAATCCGGTTCTTCTCGATGATGCTGGCGACGGAAAGGGAGGTGGTCATGCGGCGATTATACATCAGTCACCGCTGACCTATCAATCGGGCATCAGGCCTGCGCCAGTTTGAAGGCGACGTCCCACAGTTTGGTTGGTCCGATACCGGAGTACCTGAACGTCATGTCGCCATCGAAACGCACCTGCCAGGTGGTCAGATTGACCGGATCGGTCCAGTCGAAGATTACCGCGCCGCCACCCACCGTGGCGTAGAAGTTCATCAGGGTGGTGCGGTCCGCGTCCGTGATGCCCTTGTAGCCGGTGGTGAAGGTCTTACGCGGCGTGCGGGTGTGGCGCGCGCGCGAGACGACATAGCCACCTTCCATTTCGGACTTGATGGCCACGTCCTCGATCGCGATCGAGTACTGGGTGGAATCCTGGCCGCCTTTACCCAGGGCCAGGGTGGGGAATACCGGATTTGTCATAAATTAACCTTTCAATGCGTCCTTCATGCCCGAGCGAAACGGACCCGGGGTGGTTACGGCCGACAGCACCACGTCCAGAACCATCTGCTTGCCATCAAAGCGGGCGTTGCCCTGCTGGGCGTTGACCGGCGTGGACGTCTGGTTGATCACGTTGACCTGAACGTTGGCGCCGGCGGCCTGTGTGCTACCCTTCATCGTCACCGGAATCGAACGTCCGTCCGGCAGCGGGACGTAGGCTTCCGTGCCGGCTTCACCGTAGATCGCGACCTGCGGGCTGTTGGCCACGCCGCCGTTGGCGTACTTGCGCAACTGCAGCGGCCCCATACTCGTCATGATGCCGCCGTTGGCAAACATGAACTCGGCGACCGAGCCTGCCCCAACGCTGTTTTCCGCTGCCGTGGCACCGGCGGCCATGTCACCGCCGCCAAACAGGGAGCCCAAAAATCCACCGCCACTCACGCCAGACCCGCTTGTCATCAGCCGTTCGGCGAACATCTGCAGTGCCGGAATGGCCTGGCTGTAGATCGTGGTGCCCATCTGCATGGAGGCGCTGGCCGTGGTCTCGTCGGCGGTCACACGCTGGGCCGCCGCGGCCGTGGCCGCAACATCGCTGGCGCCCGTTTTGGCCATGCCGAACACGTTGGTCTTGAGCCAGTCGCCGCCGGCATCGGACAATTGTCTGAGCGGCTCGGCCAGCGCCTGTTTCAGTTTGGCCGAAGCGATCTCCATCAGCATTTTCTTGATGAAGTCCTTGACCGCCAGATGACCGGTATTGAGCGAGTCCACGATCATGCTGACAAAGCTGTCGGCCGCGTTGGCGCCAATCTGGTCGACCGCTCTGCCGACGTCCTGCCATTCGCGCGCCATTCTGGCGGTCGCGGACTCCATCTGGCGCGCTTCCTGTTCCGCGCGCAGCCGGCGGCGCTCGTTATAGATGCGGTCGGTGTTGTCGCGGTCGCGCTGGTAATCCTCGTCGATGGCCAGCAGCATTTCGGTGCGCTGCTCCTCGGTCTCGATGCCGGATTCCTTGCCCAGTGTGGCGCCCGCGATCAGGCTGCGCTCCCTGGCGTACGTATCGTCCAGCGTCTTTTTGCGCATGTTCAGCTGCGCATCCTCGGCCGCGCGCTCGGCTTCCAGACGCAGGCGAATGCGCTCGCGCTCGGTATCGGCCAGTTCGGCCTTCGACTGGCGGTTCTTGTCCAGGTAGCCCAGCGCGAACGTATTGTTGTCGGCGCGCGCCTGGTTGAACAGGGCCATCCCCTTGGCGATATTCCACTTTTCGAACGCACTGGTGCCGGCGCCAAGACGCTGTTCGGCACGCTGCAGCTCCTTGTTCAATGCCTTGAATGCGTCGGTCTGCTTGGCGAGACCGCCATTTTCCAGCGTATTCATCGCTGAATTGGCTTCGTAGAGGGACGCAGCGACACGCTCGTTGGCAAACGTCACGGCCTTGATCTGCTCGTTGTAGAGCATGGCCTGATAGGTCTCATCCTTCAGCTGCCTGATTTTCGGATCGTCCGCGGCCGGATTCTTCGTCTTGTCGTGGTTGACCGAATAGTCGCCCGCCTTGCGCTTGCCCTCGACCAGATCGATCGCCTCCTGGCGCAGGGTCTCCAGCGTCTCGCCGCCGGCCACCAGCGCATCCAGCTTGGTCTTGGCGGCGTTCATCTTGCCCTGTTCCTCATACAGGGCTTCGTTCAGCGGATCGCGGTCGCCGCGGCGCTTGCCGCTGGTGGCCGCGGCATTGTCGATGCGCGCGGTCAGTTTGTCGTTCGGCTTGTCCTTGGGTTCGGCGACTTTTTGCTCGACGCGCTTGTCCGGGGTCAGCCTGACCGGCTGGCGCTTCTTGCTCTCTTCCGTGATCAGGGTTGCATCGTAGCGATGCTCGTTGATTGCCGAACGCCTGTCGATGTCGGCTTTCTTGCCGGCGTACTCCTCGTCGCTGTCCAGGTGTACCAGATGGCGTGCCCAGGCCATCAGACCTTCGCCGCCCAGCGTCAGGCGACGCCAGTTCGCGATGATGTGGGTGATGGCGTTATCGATGCGCTCGCCGATCGTCAGCGTCATCGTACCGAACAGGTCGAACGAATCGAGCCAGTTGCCGATCACCGTGCCGATGTCAAACGCCAGCACGACGAGGCCAAACACCTTGAACACCTTGGTCAGCGCGGCAAAGGCGCTACCGATGAGGCCGACACTACCGGCCGCGGCCGGGCCGACGCCAATCAGCGAGCGCAGCACACCCATCAGGCCGGTGGCACCGAACATCGACATGAAGCCCTTGACCGACAGCACGACACCGGCGAAGCCGGCACCGATCACGGACAGGGTCGCGGCCACCTGGTTGTTCTGGCCAAACTCGCGAAACATCATCACGACACGGCTGCCGAACTCCAGCAGCTTGGTCAGGGCCGGCAGGATCGTATCGCCGACGATGACCTTGAAATTGGTCAGCTGGGCGTTGAACTTCTGCATGTTGGCCGCGTAGCTGCCACCCAGGCGCTCGGCGGTCTTGTTGACGCCGTCGGCGCTGTTGATGGTTTGCGACTGGTGTTCAAGGCGCTCGCGCGCGGCTGGCGTGCCCACGGCGGTGACGGCGGTGACGGCCGACTGCGTGATGCCCAGGCGCTGCAGATACTGCTGGACCGCCAGCATCTGGTCCTGAACATTGTTCGGATCCATGCCGTTCTTGTAGAAGCGCGCGCGGTTCTTCTGCGTGTAGGCGACGATCTGCGGCACCATGTCCTGAATCGCACGCACCGGGTCGCGCAGCCACAGATCGACGTTCTTGAAGCTGCCGTTCTTGGCGTCCTTGAGCACGCCGGCGTCATCCTTCGACAGGTCCAGGCCGCTCTCGTCGAGAATGCCGGCGCCGATCGTTTCCTGAACCGCCTTGTTCGACTTGGTCTTGCCGGTGGCATAGGCCTGCATCATCTTGATGATGGTGCCGACGGTCGACACGCCGCCGCCCGAGCCGCCATCGCCGCCCGAGACCTTGAACTGGTCGATCAGGCCGACGAGATTGACCAGGCCTGCATCCGACAGCATGTTGGCGCCCGAGCCGACGCGACGCAGTGCGTTTTCCATGTCGGCCAGGTTGACCTTGCCGGCGGTGCCGATCATCGACTTGTTGAGCACGTCGAAGGTCTTGAGCATCGCGTCCGGATCGGCCGTCTGCTGGCGCATTTCGGTCACGCCGTAGATGTTGCGCAGCGTGGACTGCAGGTCGCCGTGGCCGGCGCCGAGCAGCTCCATGTTGTTGGCGGCCGAGATCGCGGCCGGCAGGGTCGCGTCGATCACGCTTTCGTGGTTGTAGCCGAGCGACGAGATCGCCGACATCTTCGACTTGATCGCGTCCTTGGTCGAAACGACCCCCAGCTGGTCGCTGATCCTTTGCGCGTCCGCAAACAGCTTGTCTTCCTGAACCTTGGGCAGGTTCAGCGCCTGCACCATGATGCGCGCGCGCTGGTCATCGTCGGCCTCGCCGACCGACCTGCCGATACCCTGCTCGATCTTGGCGCCGGCATACATCTGCGCCATGCCGCGCCACATGTCGGCGATCATCTTGGCCTGGGCACGCTGTTCTTCCAGTTCCTGACGCTGGATGCGACGACGTTCTGCCGACGCCTCGCGCGCGGCGCGCAGGCGTTCTGCCTCCGCCTGACGGGCGGCGCGGACCTTTTCGGCCTCCGCCGTGCGCACGTCGCGCGCCTCTTCTTCGGCGTAGACCTTTTTCTGGCGCGCGAAGTCGGCAGCATTCTTGGCGGCGTCGCGCGCGGCCTGGGCTTCGCGCCGCGCGGCCATTTCACGAATGCGCGCGATTTCCGCGTCGTTACCCTTGCCGACGGCTTTCGACACCCGGTCCATCTGCAGTTTGGCTTCAACGTTGCGCAGAATCGCCTGACGCTCGGCATCCAGCGACGAGATCGAGGAAATGCGCGCGGCCTGGGCCGTGCGGGTGCTGGCGATCAGGGCGTCGGTGGCGGCGATTTCGCGCCGTACCAGTTCGGCGTTCGCGTTCAGGCGTGCAGCCTCGCCCTCGTAGCCGGTAGCGGTGGCGCCGGAACCAGCCTTCTTGCTGCGACGCGCCTTTTCGGCGGCCAGTTCCGCGGCCATTGCCTCGGCGCGCATCTGCGACTCCAGCTTGCGCAGTTCGGCATGGGTCTTGATGCGCGAATCGAGCAGCTTCTTGTTGGAGTCGATTTCGTTTTCGAGCACCTTGAGCTTGGCGTCAATCTGCGCGGTCGCGGCAGCCTTGGCCTGGGTCGCGGCGTCCTTGACGCCCTTGCTGATGCTGGACATGCCACCCAGCAGATTTTTCTGCAACGACTCGACGGTCGTTGCCAGCGATTTGGACAGCGAGGCGAAGCCGTTGGCGAAGCCGGACATGCCGCTGGACATATCCTTCAGGCCGCCTTCAACCTTGCTGGTGGATTTGGTAAGGCCGTCCAGCTGACCGGACAGGCCTTTCACCTCTTCCTGATTCTTGCGGACCTTGACGCTGAATCCGCTGTCGTCCATCGAGAGAACGACCTTGATTTCCTTACCGATCGGCATGCCTACCTCAAAAAGTTACTGGCCTGTGTTCTGGCCCGCCATCCTCTTGAGTTCGGCGAACCCATCTTCGTCGCGACGTGCGAGCATTGGATTGACCTCGTCATCCATGCGCACGATGGTGCCGGCTTCCAGCACCAGAGCCTGCCTGAGAGTCGCAACATTCTCCGGCGTGCCTTGTGAAACCATACTGAGCGTCAGACGCCGCTGATCGTCCCTGGCTTCGATTCGGTCGATGTTCCGGTTCATGGCCCAGAACGTTTTCAGGGGCAGTGCGCGGATTGCGTCAAACCCCATGCCGTAGTAACCCATCACCCGACAGAAGAAGAACCCGAAATCGAGCTCCTCTACCTGCCGGTCTTCTACTTTCCCGCTTCGTCGGCGACTTCCTCGGCGCCCTCGACATCGGCACCGCGCACGAATTCGGCGATCTGGTTGAGTTGCTCCAGCGTATATTTCCTCAGCTTCTCTTCCTTGAGCGTCGGCACCAGGCGCAGGATGGTCTTGACCGTGAAGCGCACCTGCGCTTCGACATCCTCGTGATCCATGGCCTTGACCGCCATCGTGGTCTCGATGAACGCATCGACGTCGATGCTGTTGATGGCGTGATCGACGCCGTCGACCTTCAGGAAGCGGCCCGTGGCGGGAGTGAATTTGTCCAGGTCGAGAAATTTCATGATGTCTCCTTGGGAGGATCAGCCCCGCCAGGGAGGCGGGGCTTGGGTTGCCGGCCGGTTACTGGCCGATGTAGAACAGCTTGTTGGTGGTCGGGTCCGGGTAGGCCTTGAACTCGGCGTTGAACACGCGCTCGTCTTCCAGCTTGTACGCGAACGTCAGTGCGCCCGACGAAGCGGCCAGCGGAATGACAAAGTCGTCCGACTTGTCGTTGTCGGCCTTGCCCAGCGGGTGCAGGCGCAGTTCCTTGGCGATCGACAGCAGGTCGATGCCGATACCGGTCGACACGTCCACGCGCGCGGCGGTGACGGCAGTGCCGCCCGACAGGGTGGCGCCAGACACGGTGACCGATGCGCCGGCGGTGCCGGTTGCGATCGTGAAGGCGTTGCCGGCGGTGCCGCGCAGGTCGTAGGTCACGGTGACGATGTTGGCTGCAGCGACGTAGTTGGCCAGGGCGATGGCCGGCACGCTCGACGCGTTCAGCACGGTGGCCAGGTTGGCTGCGGTGACGGCGGTGGTGCCGCCGATGGTGACGTCCAGCGGGCCGGCGGCGGCGGTCTTGAACGTGACCGTCTGGCCGTTGATCGTGATCGTCTGGCCGTTGGTCGGCTGGGTCGCGATGGTGACGGTGCCGGTTGCGAACACGCCGTCCGAGGTCAGGGTTGCGCCCGGCATCGTGGCCACGAGGTTGTCCAGCGTGGTTTCAGCCAGCGGGGCCTTCACGGTGCACTGGCGGCCCATGATGTATTCGTTGATCGGGGTCTTGCCGAACTGGTCGACGTTGACCTCGTGGGTGTCGGTTTTCACCTCCACCTCGACGCCACCCTTGGTGTAGCCGAGATCCGTTCCGTTGAACAGAACGCGGCACACGCCAAGCTTGACGTTTTTAGTATCGCTTGCCATCTAAAACTCCTTTGCAAAGGTATAAGTCAGTACTGACTGACGGAATATATCACAAAAGTGGACAGTTTCCTACATGAAGTCACGCAGAATGTCCACCAGTTCCGCATCAATGGTGGCGTCGATTTCCGCTTCCACCGCACGGTCCATGAAAGCACCACCAACCTGCACGTCGACGGTTTCCTGCTTCAGGCGCGACCGGTCGCCCAGCTGCATCAGGCCGGCCGGCTCCAGGTGCTCGTGAATCTCGTAGGCGTAGTCGCCCACGGTATGGCCGGGCCGCTCCGGCACTTCCATGTCGGTGTCGATGTAGACCTCGACTTCGGAGCGCTGAAAACGACCAAAGGCGTCGCGCTCGCGCCCGCCGTCGCCGCGCACCTTGATCGCCGCTTCCAGGTTGCCGTGTTCTTCCGGCGCCATCTTGCGCGCGGTGTCGCGAATCCTGTAGGCGCGCCTGATCAGGACATTCATCACGCGGCGCTTGGCGGTGGTGTCCAGGCGGATGAACATCTGCCCGGCCGATACGAGGCCTTCGATCTTCACCGGCATGGTCACTCCTTCACGAAGCAGCAATCGAACATCAGGTTGAATTCGATCAGGTTGCCTTTCGAGAGCGGGAATGGCGTCGGCTCGGTACGCGGGCGGCAATAGTTGAAGAAATGGTTTTCGACCTGCGTTTCCATCATGGTCAGGGCGCTCATGATGTCGCGCGTCAGTTCCTCGCCGGTGTCGAAGCTGGCCGCCGGCACGCGCACGATCAGCTGGAATTCGGTCTTGAAGAAGCCCGGCAGTTCGTAGTTGATCGCGGTGCCGGTCAGCGGCGTGCGCAGCAGGACGGCTTTCTCCGCCTCGGCCGGCATCATGTGCACGAACAGGTCGGTGCCCTGCGTGCCCAGGCCCCTGTCCTGCAGCAGGTTAGCAAGCGGCATCAGGTTCATTCTTTACCCCACATGGTGGCGTTGATCTCGTAATGATCCAGGCGCATGTCGACATCGAAACGCGGCTGCCGGCCGGTGATGCGCAGCTTGTAACCGGCCACGATGATGATGTCGTCGATCTGCGCGCGCGTGCTGGCGCCCAGCAGGATCACCGACTGCGCCTCCATTTCCTGCGCGGTGCCGCGCGAGGCAGACGAGTCGGCGCGCACGCTGGACTTTTCATTGCTGATGACAAGCTTGACCACGGCGCACTTCTCGCCCACCAGCGGGCCCGGGATGGGCTGGCCGCGCACGTCGTTCTTGCCGGAGGCCAGCTGGATCTTACAGGGTAGGGTTGGTCGGAACATGGGTCTGAATCCTTGCACTGCCATTGACGTGGAAAATCTGCCTGCGGCCGGCAACCGCTTCGGCCAGGTCGAGCACCGTATTGCGCGCCGGATCGGCGTACACGACGGCGACCCTGTCAGCCCCGAGCGCCGCAGCGCGCGCCAGCATGACATCGACATAGGTCTGGTAGGCGAAGTCGCGTGCCAGCAGCGACACCAGCTTGGCGGCATCCCATGCGCGGCCGGCGCTGTCGCGCGCGGTGAAGTGCGGCCGGCTCATCTTCTGCTGCAGCAGCAGGCCGACGGCGCCGGCCGGCTGGGTGAGCAAATCGGCGGGACGCTGCAGCCCGAGGCCCATCATGCGCACGATCAGGTCGTTCAGGTTCTTGACCGCGATACGCTGCAAATCAGCCCGCCAGTACGTCTCACGCTCGCCCACGCCCGATCCATCGGGCAGTTCGTTGAGGTAGCGCCCGGTCATCGCATGGACGCTGTTCATGAGCGTGTCGAGCAGCCCCAGACCGCGCTGGCGCAGTTCGGTAACGGCGTCAGGGCCGCGGCCGGCGGCCTTGAATCCAAGGTACGTGCCGGTCAGCGCCAGCACGTACACGTCATAGGCGGCGCGCACTTCGGCGCCGTACTGGTCATGGTTCATCATGCGCGCGCGATCATCAGGGCAAACGAGACGTAGCCGGACAGGTAGCGCAGCGCCGCGCGCGACACCGGCAGGTCGAGCGGCTTGCCTTGACGGAACATCTGGCGTGATTCGCCGATATTGTCCTGAATCAGGCCGTCGCGACGTTTCTGGTCGATGGTCGAGCCGCCGAGGATTTCGTTGGCTTCGCACAGCTGGGCGTTGCGCAGCGCCGCCATGAACTCGACCGGCAGGTTCTGGTACTGGTCCGGACGCAGCAGTGACAGGTCGCCGGCGATCCCGTTACCGCCGATCCAGCTGGTGTCGCGCGACCCCTCGAAGCCATAAAACAGGCTGGACTGGTCGCGGTAACGGTCGATGTCGGTAAAGCGCAGGCGCAACACGCGGCGCCAGGCTTCGACCAGCGCCCGAATGCGGCCCTGCTCGTCGGCGCCATCCCAGCCGTCCAGACCAGGCATGGTCAGGGCGACGAACTGGGCCTGCACATAGCTCATGAACGAATTGACGCCCATGAGCAGGGCCTCGTTCGCCTGGATCGCGTAGAACGCCGTCTTGCGCACCGTATTGCCGCCGACTTCGCAGTCGAGCATGACCTGACGCATGTCCTGGGTCTGGCCGGCGGCCAGGGCGTTCTTTTCCGCCGGCACGACGACGACGGCCGTCTCGGAGTCCGGCACGAAGTCCGCGAGCGGGGTCGGCGGAATGATCTCGACGCCATTGACGTCGATGACGCTGTAGCTGATGGAAGTGACCGCCAGGGCGTTGCCGTCCTTGTCGGTCAGCGGCACCTCCAGCGATACGTCTGTGTTGGCGGAAAAGATGTCCATCGATTAACCCTGTTTGGCGAGGATGTCGTCGATCAGGCCGGTGACGGAATTGTTCTTGACGCCGATGGCGTCACCGATGGCGCGCAACCCCTTGATGCCCTGCTTGTCGGCGATGTCTTCCAGTTCGGCGCGGCCGTACTTCTTGGCCGCCATCGCGAATGCGCTTTCCTGCGCCTGGTTGGCATTGATGATCATGGCCAGCGCCTCGTCGGCGTTGATCTCGCGCGGCATGTTGGACAGGTTGCTGTGCGAATGGTCCAGCAGCGACTGGGCCACAGACGCGGTTGTGCCGTCTTCCCACTCGCACAGAAACTGCGCGGCCAGACGTACGGCATCCTGCGGGCGCACGTCGGCGGTGGACAGACCGTCGACGAAGAACGTCGTGCCCATCTGGCCGGTGTAGGTATCGAAGCCCGGCTGGGTGAGGCGAATTTTCATGACTGCTCCTTATACGGGGTCGGCTTCCGGCGTGCCTGGCGGCTGGTCGACCGGTTCGACGTCGGTGTTGTCGGTGTTGGCGGGTGCGGGTTCATTGGCCACGTCCGGGTCGCCGGTGGTGTCGCGCACCACGATGGAAGGGTCGGTAACGTCGAACTGACCCACGTCGATATCGTCCTCGACACGGTCGCACTGGATCAGGTTGGCGATGCCGGCGGCGGTTTCGATACTCACTTCGTCATCGGACAGTCCGTTGGTGAAGGTCAGGCTGCCAAAGAGGCCGGTGAAGCTTTCGTAGCCGGGCTGGGTAAGGCGAATTTTCATCTTGTCCTCTGGATGTGAAAAAGGCGGGCCGAAGCCCGCCTTTCATTCTAAATCAGTGCTGACTTAGCAGCAACCGCGTTAGATGTTGGTGACGCCCTGCAGGCCGGCGATCGAACGGGTCGATTTCAGGGCCAGGCCGGTGTACCACTTCAGACGGATGCGGGTAGCATCCTTGTTCTGCACCGTGCCGATGTTCTCGACCACGATACCGGCGTTGTCGCCGCCGTACAGACCGTGCAGACCGTCGTGCTCGTTCAGGCGCAGCGCGTACACCGTCGTGGTGTTGCCGACCGACGTACCCTTGGTCTCGGCGCCGGACAGGAACTCGTTCATGATGATCGGGATGCCGTTGTGGGTCAGCATCGGACGACCGAAGTTTTCCATCATCTGCATGACGGCATCGGTGCCGTACGTGGCGCGCAGCAGGGCGCGGTACGCACGGATGGTGCCGCGACGCATCACGATGACGTCGGCGCCATTCGGCACGGCGTCGCACAGTTCGTCCAGCATCGACAGCGTCAGGGCGTTGCCGTTGGTGCCGGCCGACACGACCTGCGAACCGCCGGCGGTAGCGGCATAAGCCTGGGCCTGGGTCAGCAGAACCGGCAGACCGTCGAAGATTTTCGAGTTGGTGCCCGAGTTACCGGTGGCCAGGGCGCGATGGAACTCGCGGCCGACCGTCTTGGCCTTCTTCTGGATCTGGATCGCCATCTGGGCGTTCTGGTCGCTCATGGTGCCCGACAGGAATTTGTCGACGTCCACGTCGCCTGCCAGGATGCGCAGTTTGGTCGTGACTTCCTGGAAGGTCGCTGCCGACTCGTTCACAGGATCGTTCGGATCGAGCCAGTCGGCGCTGCCGATGGTCGCTTCACGGTTGTACAGGTAGGCCTTGCCGTCGGTTTTCACGAACGGCAGGACGGAGAAAAGGTCATCGCGGTCGATGATTTCGTCGATGACGCCCGAGACCATGTCATTTTGGCTCAGACGCTCGGCTTCTACGCGCAGCAAAGGCATTTCATATCCTCAAAAGGAGTTGAACGGAACAATTTGGGTAGTTCGGGCCTAAGTCGCTCTAGTCACCGATTGGGAGGCAACAATAGCTTATGTTGCCTCCTTTGTCAAGTCAGTGCTGACTTATCTACGGGCCCGAACGAATTACATGGGCTTTTGTGCCAGCAGATTCAGGTTCGCCAGGCCGGCAGCGATCTTGCTGGCCGGGTCGGTCGGCTTGGCCTGGGTTGCGGGCTGGGCGGTGCGCTGGCTGATCGAACCGGCGCCGGCCTTCATCTTCGAGCGCAGCAGCGAATCCTTGTCCGGGTCGGCGTCGATGATCTTGCGCAGCGCGTCCTCGAAACCGACGTTGTTGCCGAACTGGTCGACCAGCGGCGTGCGGCCGGCGGCGCCGCGCGGCTTGTCGTATGCGACGACCTGGCCGTCGACCGTGTCGAAGTGGGCGCCATAGATCGTACGCGCCTTGGTCGGGGTCAGGGTCAGTTCCTCGCCGATGAACTTGGACTGGGCAAACTGGGAACCGATCGCCAGTTCCTCGATCTGGCGCTGGGCCGCGGCCAGCTGCTCGGCCAGGGTCTGCTTTTCGGTCTGGATCGTCGACATCGCCTTGGTGTGTTCCTCGGCCATGCGCGCCTTCAGCGTTTCGAAATCACCCTTGGCGGCCAGCTGCGCTTCTTCCGCACTCTTGCGTTCGGCGATCAGCTTTCTGATCTCGGCCGGGTCAACGCCGTCGAATTCAGCCAGACGCGCCTTTGCGGCGGCGGCATCTTCCTCGGCCTTCTTCAGGGCTTCCTTCTTCTGCATCACTTCCTTGAGCAGCTTGGCTTCGGCGTCGGTGGGCTGGTTGCCCTTCCTGGCCGCTTCCTCGGCGGCGGCTTTATCTGCGGCAGCCTTGTCGGCGGCGGCTTTTTCGGCCGCGGCTTTTTCTTCCGCCGTCGGTTCAGCGCCGCCCGAGCCGCCGGACGAACCGCCGGTGCCATCGTTGGCCTGATCCATGAAGCGGCGACCGCCTGGGAATTTCCAGTATTTCGGGTGCATCGTTTGCCTTTCTGACCTATCTCTCGGTCATCGGTGAGTAATGCGGCGCCTGTTCTCTCAGACGGCCGCGGTTGATGAATTACTTCGTGTCCTTGCTTACGCTGCCCTGGCCGGGCCTGGCGTTCGCGGTGGCGGGCGCCTTGGCTCCGCCGGTGGTTGCGGTCAGCTTGCCGGCGCCGGTAGCCTCGGCCAGCTGGCCCGCAAGTTCAACCGGGTCGACCGGCCATTCCTTGAGCGAGGCGATCATTTTCTCTTTGATCGCTTTGGCCACTTGCGGAAACAGCTTGTCGATCACGGCGTTCATCTGCTCGCGACGCACCTCGTCAGGTGCCTCGATGAGCATCAGGCGGGCGGCGATATCGAACTCGTCGTACAGGCCACGCGTGTCGAAGTTGTCCGGGTAGGACACCAGCTTCATACCTTCCGGGATGGTTTCGCCATGCCAGAGTGCGACCAGTTCTGCGATCCGGTTCTCGGTCACTTCCAGGCTGTCGGCTTTCGCCTGCAGCAGGGCGTTGACGCGTTCGAAGTCGTACGCCTTCGCCACGCCCGAACTGTTGTCGATGCCCACGGAGTTGTCCTCCTTGGTGCGCTCGCCAGCCAGGCCGGACGTGTGGTAAATCTCGTTGATGATCTTGTTGACCATGGCCAGCACCATCTGTGCCTGCTTCGGGTCCGGCGAAATGTAGCCCGGCGTGCCGCCGCCTTCGCCGTCGTACAGAAACACGCGCTTGGTGCCCATGTCTTCCAGCACACGCGCGGTGTCCGAACCGGGCAGCACGTTCTGGGCCGGCATCACCAGCTGGCTGAAGGTCTGGTCCTGGATGATGGCGTCCAGGTTCGACAGGTAGTTGGCCACGGCGCGGTCGAGGTAGGCGATCTCGTCGATGAACGACGGCGCCACGTAATCCTCGTCCGTGATGATGTGGTCGCACAGCACCACCGGCACCTTGTTCAGGTTGTGGCTGCCTTCGTCAACGACGACGATTCTGGTCTTTTTCGTGTTGCCGACCTGGCGTTCCTCCAGCAGGTGCCAGGACTGGCGCGTCCACAGACGCCAGCGGGTTTTCTGCGCGCCGCTGGAAGTCAGCGGATCCTGGTCGTCACGCGCGACTTCCAGCAGCAAAATCCAGTTCAGTTCGCCGTCATCGTCATTCCACGAGAAGTCGAGAATCTGGGTCGGGCCGACCGCGTACGCATACGTGCGCACGCCGGCGCGACGCTCGTCCGCCTTGGACAGAACGACGTCGGCCGGCGCGTTGTTGTCGACCACGATCGCCACGCGACCGGAAATCGAGCTCTTGCGCGCGGCCTGACGCATGAAGTCGCGGATACCCAGGTTGTTCTTGGTGGACGACTCCCAGAAGCGTTTGATGCATTCCGGGGCGTCGTCGGTGTTGCGGGTGATGTTCTGCTTGAACAGGTATTTGTTCAGCAGGTCAACCACTTCCTTGGTGTGGTTGAAGCGGTACGCGCGCTTGACGCGGTCGCCGTATTCGCCATCACCTTCCTTGATATAGCGGAAGACGTTCCCTTCCAGGAACCACTCGCGCCCGCCCTCATAGGTCGATTCCAGGAATTTCCAGTGCTGGGTGTGTTCCTCGTACTCCGGGTGCCGGCGGTTGACCAGATGGCGCAGGACTTTCTGGTCATCGCTCATGATGGGCGACGACGCCTCGTCTTTTTGCAGATCGATCGTGGCTGTGGCGCCTGGTTTTGTGATATTCATGGTGGCGAATCCTAACTCAGTGGTGACTTACGGTCAAGCGTCAGCGAGACTTGCCGCCGATCTCGATCTTCCGCAGCGGGAATTCCAGTTCGATGCAGTAGCCGCCAGCGTCGGCGCTGTGTTCAACCCCGGCCGCCTTGTCGACGTCGCGCGAACCCGGCTTGTAGATGGTCTGCTCCAGTGCATTGATGAAATGCTTGCAGCGGATGTCCACGCGCAGCCGGATCGTGCCGTCGGCCGTGCGCAGCATGCGGTTGACCGCGTTGACGCGGTCGGCCACGGCCGGGTGCTTGCGCCGGAACTTGATGCGCTTGAAGCCCTTCTCGCGCAGGATGTCCAGGTCAGTCTCGCCGCGCGCGTGCTGGCGCTGGCCGCCGGCCGGGTCGGGGTAGATGATGATCTGCAGCATATGGCGCCAGTAGCGCTTTTCCAGCTCCTCGCACACCTCTTCGGTATTGGATGAGAACAGCACGATCTCGTCGACCGCCCACACCTCACCGTTGGGCTGTGGCTGAAAGATCACGGTCGACATCGGGTCGATGTTGAAGTCCATGCCGACCCAGATTGGCAGCTTCGGGTTGAACGGGTACTGGCCCACGTGTTCGTTGCGGTCAAACGGATAGTAGACGCGGCCGGACATGGTCTCGAAACTGGCTTCGAATTCCTGCTTGAACGATTTTTCGTCCATGTCCTGCTTGGCCGCCTCGATCTCCGAGATCGGGATGAACGGCGACGTGATGGTCGGGAACTGCCAGGATTCCCATGCGTGCTTGGCCACGTTGGCCGGATCCTGGCCGCGCTTGTACAGTTCGTACAGGTAGTTGTAGGCCTTGGGCGTGCCGATGAAAATCGCGTCGCCGCGACGGTCGGCCAGAACCGGGCGCAGAACCTTGACCCAGGTATCGGCATCGATGTCCTGAAATTCGTCGAGCACCAGGAAGTCGACACCGACACCGCGCAGGGAATCACCCTTGTCGGCGCCCTTGAGCTCGATGACGGTGCCATTCAGTAGCGTGACTTCGAGGCGTGTCTCGTTGACCTTCTTGACCCAGCGGCGCGGGATTGCGTCGAGCAGGTCGGACCACATGATCTGCTTGGCCATCTTGTAGGTTGGGGCGACGTACCAGATTTTGCGCTTCTTGACGCGTGCGCGCGTGATCATCAGCGTCTTGGCCAGCTGGGTCTTGCCCCACCGGCGGCCAGCCACCACGACGCGAAAACGCGCCTGCGACTTGTAGACGACCATCTGCTTCGGATGCAGGGTCAGGCTGGCAATCTTGGCGGCCATCAGCCTTCCTCGACCACATTGTTGCCGTCTTCTTCGTCGGGCGGGTCGCCGTCATCCCCGTCATCGTCCTTCTGTGGCGCCACATCGTCCATTTCGTCATGGTCGCGGTCGCGCAGCGCCTGAATCTGGTCGGCGGTCAGTTCGGTGATCTGCAGCTCCGGCACCTCGTCCGGATCGACCGCATCCGGGCGGTCCAGACCCAGCACGGCCCAGCGCTCCTCGCGCACCTTCTTCAGGCCGGTGGCGGCCAGGTCCAGCGCCTTCAGGTTGTTGATCACGCTGGAGACCGGGTTACCGGCCTTTTTCGCTTCCAGCAGTTCGTTCCAGATCAGCTTGCCAAGGTTCGACGACATCACGTAGTGCTGTTCCTTGGTCTCCTTGATGCGCGCCGCCAGAATGGTCGCCTCGTCGACGGAAGCCGCAACCAGCCTGTCTTCCACCGCCTTGCGGGTGGCGGCTGCGGCCGAACCCTTGACAATGTGGTGTTTTTTGAAATGTCGTTCGAAGGTCGACATGGCGCAGCCGTACTTGGCGACCAGGTCGTCGTAGGTAACGGTGCCGGCCGCCCACTGGGCTTCAGCTTCTGCCCACTGGGCCGGCGTCAGGCGGCGTTTCGGGTTCTCGGACACGTGCAAACCTTTCAAGCAAAAAAAACGGGCGCAGGGAAGGCGCCCGAGGAGAACAATGGAAAAGCTGTTCAGGCCCCAACTGTAAAACATATTTCCTCAGGATGTCAAGTCAGTGCTGACTTAACCCCGGGCCTCGGACCATCACTCCGGGGATTTCTGTCTTTCCGCGACTTCAGTTACCCGACTTGGCGGACCAGTTGGTAGTTGTCTGGATTACAACGCGTTTCCGAAATACTTTTATACTTCTTGTTTACTACTTCTTCTTTATATATATAAGTACTTATAGAAAAGGGGTGTAATACCCAACTACCAACTGGTCCGCCAAGTCGTATAACCAGAAGTTACAAAATGTCCGGAATGATGGATTCCAGCACCGGTTCCAGGTCCGCGGAGAGGATGTCCGCCCCCAGTTCGATGATGTTGTCCACCTCCTGCGGGCGTGCCCGTGCGCTGGCCTGGCCGTACCCGCGGCCCTCGTCCGTGACCGTGATCAGGCGCCGGGCCGCGCCGCGGCGCTTCTCGATGCCCAGTTTCTTGACCAGGCCACGGTCGATCAGCACGCGCAGCGAGAACTGCAGGCTGTCCTTGGTGGTGTGATAGCGGATCCGCTCCAGAATCTGGTCCATGTCGCACGGCGTGCCGTCGTCGTTGGCGGCGGTGATCACGCGCATCAGTTCCAGCTGTTTGGCGGTCAGGTGCGGGGTTTTCGTCATTTTGTAACTGCCGGTTAAGCGGGGTTGAGCGGCTCGGTTACAGCCTGGTTGTCGAACGCCAGTACGTTGATGCGCTCGGGCAGGCTGCGGCCAAAGTCCGGGTTGGTATAAATGCCATACAGCGGGCTGGCCAGCACCAGCTGCTGCAGGCTCTTGAGCAGGTAACCGACTTCCATCGCGTCGACCCGGGACGTGCCGTTGGCGCGGTTGTCGCCCGATTTCTCCATCGACGAGCAGCGATAGTAGAACTTGCGCATTTCGTCGACGCATTTGGCGCGCACCGCCGGCGGGAATGCGTCGAGCTCGGCCCTGATGCCCACATAGTCCATCGGCACCGAGCGGAACCAGCGCCCGAAGAACGCCAGACCCTTTTCGTAATGGCTGCTGCGCTTGGGTTTTGTGAAGCGCATGCCGGCTTTTGCCGCGAACGGGTTGAATTTGCTCATCGACGACTGGAATTCGACGAAGCGGCAGCCGGTCATGCGCATCATGAGGTTCTGCATGCGGTAGGCGATGCCGGCGCCGCGGAACATCGTGTCCAGCACCAGACGCGAGTTCGTGCAGCTGTGCTCGTTCAACCACATCGCGCGGGTTCGGTTGATCAGCTTCGTGTCGCGTCCATTCTGGTTCGGGCGCATGTGGGGCATCGCTTCGTTACGGCCCGACAGCAGCATCTTGGGCACGGTCATGACGCCCACGCCGATCACCTGACCATCGAGCACGCAGCGGTAGATTTTCGGCCCGATGCCGAGGTTTTCCGCCTTGTAGTGCAGCTCGTGCAGCAAGTTCCAGTCTTCCTTGGTACCGCGCTCGACGTAGACGCGGTCCAGCAGCGACAGGCGGTGGTTGGCCGGCACCGGCCGGCGCTCGACCAGCAGGTTGTCGTTGTCGATCAGGACGGTCATTTCTTCACCCCGCCGCCGAAGATGATCAGAATGATGGCGAGCCAGCTCATGTCGGCCACTTCCAGATGAGAATGACGCCCACGGCAATCATGCCGAGACCAAAACAGTCAAACGTGCTCATGCCGGCACTCCCGCCGCGGCCAGGAATGAACGCAGCCTGGCGTCGGTCTGGCCGCCCGAGACCGATGCCTGGGCAGCGCCATCCCTGAACACGGTCAGGGTCGGTACGCCGCGCACGCCGTGCACGCTGGCGAGAGTGCGGTGTTCGCCGGCGTCGACGCCGATCAGCCTGAAACCCAGTTCCGCGGCGAGCGCCTCAACCAGCGGCTTCATGCCCTTGCAGGGGCCGCACCAGCTGGCGTGGAACATGACGACGGTGGTGCCGGCGCCGACGTCTGCGGCGAAGTTTTCGGGGGTGGTGTTGTGCATGTTCAGTCCTTGATGGGGTCGGTCGGGTGCGGCGGCTCCCTGAAGCCGTCGGCGCTGGCGCCGGGGCGCAGAATGCGCACCTTTTCCCGGTAGCGTTTTTCGATATAGAGGCTGGGCGCCAGGTCGTCGACCATGTCGCCGTGAGTGGTGGCGACAATCACGGTGGCGCCCACCTTGCGCGCGATCTTCTGCAGGTTGAAGGCGAGCACCTTCGCGGTCACGCGGTCGAGCACGGCCAGAAATTCGTCGGCGACCCATACCTGCGCGCCGGATTCGATGATCTTGGCCAGGCGGAAGCGGTAGCGTTGGCCGTCCGACAGTTCGGCGGGTTTCCGGATGAACAGGTAGGCGTCGTTCAGGCCGGCGATCGACAGGAAGTTCAGTGCCTCGGTCGTGTTCTTGCCGATCTGGTCGATCAGCGGGCAGTCCAGCAGCGGCACCTCGTCGATGGTAACAACATTCAGGCCGCCCTCGACCATGCGTTCTGCCAGTTCGCGCAGCACGGTCGACTTGCCGGCGCCGGACTGGCCCGTGACGTACACAATGTCGCCCTGTTCGATGTCGATCGGCTGGTTGTCAAAGACGACGAATTCCTTGTCATCCAGGCCCAGGCCGAAGGCTTCGGCGATCTCCAGCACGCGGTCGGTGCGCTCGACGGTTGTATGAAACCGCTTGTCGATTTTGTATGTTGTCATTGCTGTCTCCAGGCTTTCAGGCACTGCGCCGGCGACAGCGCATCCATTTCGGTTTTCGGGTTGACGCAGCTGGCATGTACCAGCACGCGTACGGTCGCCCAGTACACGACGCGGCGCGGCAGACAGTACGCGATCGCGCCGCACAGGTGGTCCAGGATGTCGCTGATCAGTTCTTTCATGCGATCCCCGCGAACTGGCTGACGAATTCGACGAAGGCGTCAGCACCCTTCTTGCCGGTATCGGCCTCGATCTGTGCCATGAACATCGCGATGGCGCGCTGGTCTGCGCCCCTGACGGTCTTGAAGCCCAGCGCCTGCGCGATCGGCACGCCCTTTTCGGTCGCGGCCGCGATTTGCCCCTTGGTTTCGACGGCCTGCGCGGCGATTTCGGCGTCCAGGTCGGTGACGAAGGCGGCATCATTGACCTCGCCCAGATCGGCGGTCATGAAGTCCAGTTCCTTCCTGTCGAAGAACAGGTCCATCGAGAAGTCCAGCGTGGCCAGTTCCTGCTGCAGCAGGTCGGTGTCGATGTTGCCGATGGCGACGCGGTTGTCGGCCAGGCGCAGCGCGCGCACCTGCGCCGGCGTCAGGTCGTCGCGCACCCACACCGGCACCTTTCTGTCGCCGCGCGACAGGCCGGCCAGGCGCCGGCCGTGGCCGGCAATGATCACGCCATCCTTGTCGACGACGATCGGCTGGGTCCAGCCGAATTCGTCGATGGACTTTCTGATCTTCGCCACCTGGGCGTCGTCGTGGATTTTCGAGTTGAGCTCGTAGGGCACCAGGCGGGCGATGTCCCAGACTTGAATATTCGGTTTCATGGAATGAATGAGAGCAGATAAAAGATGCACCACAAGAAGATCAGGACCGGCGTGCAGAAAATCAGGAAAGTTGCGGCCAGAAGTTCGCAATGCGCCTCGCGCGTGGTGGCGATCCAGAATGTGACCATCAGGACCAGGACGACCAGGACGAACGGGACGACATACCAGTGGATCATCGCTTGATCTCCTTCATGAGCGCGTGGTAGCCGGCGACCATGAGGGCCGCGGTGCCGGCAGCGATGGTCGTGCACGCGCAGACCGTACAGGTCCAGACGAAAACGTCCGGCGGGGTCATCACAGGGCCTCCGGCTGGGCCAGCGCGCGCACGAGCGCCATCACGCCCTCCTGAAAGTGCGTGCGGCCGATGGAGGCCCAGCGCTCCGGTTCGGCGGCGTTCATGCGCATGGATTCGCGCACCTGATGCTCGTCCTCCATGCTGCGGCACTTGTCGCGCTGGGCGGCGATATGCTCACGCACCTCGCGCACCAGTTCCAGCAGCACCTTTTCATGCAGCTTGACCTTGTTGATCAGGTCCAGCGTATCCTGATCGAGCTGGCGATAACCTTTGATCGGGTTGCTCATGTGGTTCTCCTATGCTGCTTCCGGCAGACGCCGGAAGCGGATGGGGTGTTCGGTGAGGGTGTCTTCCGCGAGTGGCTCGAACATGTCGCCGTCATCGCATTCGTCGCACATGTAGGAGAGCTCCTGGTTGGAGCAGTCCTCGCAAAATTCGTAGCCCTTGTTGCAGCGCGCCATGTCAGACCCCGATGTCCTTGAAGATGTGCACCAGCGCATTGCCGGCGTTGGTGAGGCTGTCCTCGTCGTCGAAGCGCTGGCGCTTTTTGACGGCGTTGATCTTGGCGGTGATGGTGTCGACGTCCTCGACCGGCACCTTGAAGCGCATGATGGCGTGGGTCTGTGCGGCGCGAACGGTCGGCGCGCCCGGGGCCGGGCCGGCGGTATCGTCCAGATCGAGCGCGTCAAGCTCGTCGAGCGCTATATTGCTGGTATTGAAGATCGATTCGAAATCGACGTCCGTATAGGGCAGGAAGACGCCCAGCTCGCCGGGCGTGCCCAGTTCGTCGAGCAGCTTGGACAGGGCGATGCTGTCGTCGTTGCCGTAGCGGCCATTGTCGACCAGACCGATCTCCTTGGCCTGCCTGTCGCTGATGCTGCCGAGGTTGATGACCGGCACCTTGTCGATTTTCAGGCGGATCGCCGAGTCCCGGCGGTGTGCGCCACCCAGGATTTGCAGCGTGCCGTCGGCAAGGGTGCGCACGATGATCGGCTTGAACATGCCGAAGCGCTTGACCGAGGCGTCGATTTTCGCCTCGTTCTCCGGGGAGACCACGTTGGTGTTCCAGGGGTTGGGCTGGAGCGTGTGGGGGTCGGCGTAATGCTGGGTGGTAGTTGACATCTGCGGGATGAATTGATAGTCAGTCAGTGATGACTTATACTTTAGCATCCAACTTTTGAATTGGCAACCAAATGGAAAAAGTAACGATCGCGCGTAACGCCGTGACAGCCATGCTGCACAAGCCCAGTCGCGATGTAAAACTGGAAGTGCAGGCGATTCTGTCGTACGCGGTCGCCGGCGCCGAGCATGCGATCGCCTTCAAAAAGGGGGTGTGGGACGGGCGCTCGTCGTTCCTGGACTTCAGGAACGGCACCTTCCCGGCCGGCTTTACGCACTACGTCACGGCGCACCTGCGGCGCAAGGGGTACGAGGTGCAGATCGCCCAGAAGGCCCTGCCCGAGCCGCTCGGCCCGGAAAACCCGGTGGTCGACGCCTTTCCGGAAGACCCGCGCTACGACTACCAGATGGAAACCGTGCGGCGTCTGGTCAAGCACGGCCAGATCATCGCCCAGATCGCCACCGGCGGCGGCAAGAGCCGTACCGCGCGCCTGGCGTACGCGCGCATCAACCGCATGACCCTGTTCATCACGACGCGCTCGATCCTCATGTACCAGATGAAGGACAGTTTCGAGCGCGACCTTGGCGTGCCGGTATCGGTGCTGGGCGATGGCCAGTTCGGTCACACCACGTCGGACGGGCGCCAGGCGGTGCGCAAGATGTGCGTCGGCATGGTGCAGACCCTGGCGGCCAAGCTGAAGGAAAAGACGGTCGAGGGCGAAGTCGAGGCCGTGATCGACGCGCTGGTGGCCAGGGAGCTCAAGGCGGTCAAGGCGCTGGAGAAGAAGCTGGTCGACGCCGGTGCCACGCCGGCGCAGGTCAGGGCCCGGGTCAGGCAGCTGGAAGAACAGCAGCTGGCCGCGCGCTCGGACTCGAAAAAGATCCAGGCCGATTGCGCCGTCAAGGTGCATGAGCACATGGCGATGCGCGCGCGGGTGATTGAATTGCTGGGCCGGTTCGAATTCGTGATCATCGAAGAGGCGCACGAGGCATCGGCCGAGGATTTCTACAACGTCATGCAGCACTGCAAGAGCGCGCACTACCGCATGGCGCTGACGGCGACGCCGTTCATGAAGGCCGACGAAGAGGCGAACATGCGCCTGATGGCGGTGTCCGGCCCGATCGCGATCAAGGTGTCCGAGCAGACCCTGATCGACCGCGGCATTCTGGCCCAGCCGCATTTTCGCTTCATCCCGTGGGCCGGCAAGCCGCCCAAGCTGTTCAAGCACACCGGCTGGGCGTCGGCGTACCGGCTTGGCATCACCGAGCACGAATGGCGCAACCAGACCGCGACCGCCGTGTGCCGGCGCTTTGCCGAGTATGGTCTGACGTCGATGGTGCTGGTACAGCACACCGCGCACGGTGAGACCGTCAGGCGCCTGATGCTGGCCGCCGGCCTGCGCGTGGATTTCATCCAGGGCGAGGATGACCAGGACGGGCGCAAGGCAGCACTGCAGCGCCTGGCGCGCGGCGAACTCGACATCCTGATCGGCACCACGATCCTCGACGTCGGCGTGGACGTGCCGGCCGTCGGTCACATCTGCCTGCTGGGTGGTGGCAAGGCCGAGGTGCAGCTGCGTCAGCGTATCGGGCGCGGCCTGCGCGAGAAGAAGAACGGCATGCCGAACCTGTGCTTTGTGACCGACTTCGCCGACACGCTCAACGAGCACCTGCACAACCATGCCAGACAGCGTCAGGCGATCATCAGGGACACGCCGGGATTCGACCGCTTCATCCTCTCCGACGGGCGCGACTTCGACCTGGAGGCGCTCGGCTTCAGGCGGCTGGCGGCAGCGGCGTGACGCTTGCGTAGCGTTATCACGTCATGCTACGCTGGGAATACCTCACTACTGACTGAAGGATGCCTCATGAACCACACCCTGATTATGAACCTGTTCATCGGCATTCTCGTTGCCGGCGTCGCGTTCGTCACCAACGATCCGCTGGCGCTGCTGGGCCTGTTCTTCATGCACGACCTGCCGCTGCACGTTGTCACGAACGAGCAGCAGATTCGCGCCGCCGCGATGGACAAGATGGATGACGATGATGACGCCGATGGCGGCGGCATCGGATTTACCGCGCCGATCAAATAATTTCGCTGTCAATCGTGCCATTTCAGCGCCCCACGGGGCGCTTTTTTTATTTGCGTTCACAAGATGAACGCACGCTATAATGAATGCACAGAATCACAAATGAACCGGAGAATTAAATGAGCAATATTGACAAGCGCAACCGCTTTTCCATCGATCTGCCACCCGACTGGCAGGATTACCTGGCGCACACCGCCCGAATTCACCGGCTGACGCAGGGCGAGGTGGTGCAAACCCTGCTGGCCAACATGCACAGCTGCGCCGGCATCGAGCAGGCTCTTGCCGCGCGGCGCGAGGAAAAGGTGGCAGCAAGGCGCAGCAAGGCGTCGATGACCGCGGCATTCAAGCAGTTGACACCCGAGCAACAGCGGCGCGCGCTGGAGGCGCTCGGAGCCGAATCGTGAAAGACAGGGCACCCGGGCCGAAGCCGGTTGAGGTGTGCCGGCATGTATTCCGGCACGCGACGCTGAAGACGATCAATGCCAGGGTTGACCACATCGAATGGATCTTCTTCGAAGGTGAGAAATGGCCGCGCCAGCTGGTGTATTTCACGAATGGATCGACCACGTTTGACGCCGCCGCACAGTGGACGCTGGCCCAGGCCAATGCGCTGGCCGAAACGGGCAACTGGACCAGGGAAATCTTCATGACCGTGGAAAACGACAGGCCGGATGCATCGTACGGTACGGAGGTATGGTGAACCTGCTGTTTATTGAACTGCATTCTGAAAAACTCAGGGATACCGCGCCGTTTGTGACGGCGTACGACCTGGATTATCCCGGGCCGAACAAGCGTCAGTGGCGCGTCGACAGGGCGCGCGGTGTCGAGTCCGGGGTCAATCGCGATGGGAGTGGCATGCGGGGTGTATGGGCGTATCTGGCGGCCGGCACCTGGCTGCAGCTGACGCAGCAGGAAGCCTATACCAAATTTCCTGAACTGCAGACGGCGATCGAAAACTGGGTGGAGCCATGGTAAATCTGAGCAACAGCATAACGTACGAGAACTACCTGTACCTGCGCCGGCAGCTGGGTGAACAGGAAAACGGCGACTGGCCGTCGTCATCATGGAACATCATGTCGGCATCAGGCACGCAAAACGTGATCAACACCATGCTTGCCAAATGCGAAAACCTGATGCGCGAGCGTGATCTGTCATGGGAGGCGTACAAGAAAGTGTGGAGCAAGGGGTCGGTGCCTGCGTATTTAAATCCGACCGCCTGGGAGGAAGCGCCGCTGTTCATCAAGGCGGCCATCATCAAGCCGCGTGAGGTGGGTATCGTTGACGTGCGCGAGGACGTGCCGCAAAGCGAGGTGACGCCATGGTGAGATACCGGCCCGACGGACGCAAAATTGACACGAGCTACGCCAACTATCTGCGTCTGGCCGGTTTGAACCTGATCAGCGCCGACAACCAGCTGACGTCGAACGACTGGAACTGGCTTGATATGGACGGCAAGGCTGGTGAAATCGAGCGCCTGATGAACCTGGCCGAAGTGCGCGACCGGCCGGAAAGCGGCGGGGTGGTGGCATGGTAGAGCGTCTGTCCTACCGTCATTACAAGTCGCTTCATTTTGCCGCCGGTTATGGAGAAGGTGAACTGGCCGACATCGTCATGTGGATGGATACGCCCGACCAGCTGAAACTCGCCGAGATTGAAATGCTGGAAGAACGCCTGCGCGAGATTCGTGACGAGGTGTCCGATATACCAACCAGCATGGTGACGCCATGGTAAAAGATTCAGCCTACCCTTACGAACGTTATGTGGAGTATTTCAAGATCGTCTGGCCAGGCATGCACCCGATGGATGAATATGAATGGTATGTGCGGCATGGACGCACGGCGCGCGCGAGGACGATCAAGATACTCGTTCGGCAGATTCCAGATCATCAGCGCAAAGCGCCATTCTTGAAGGAGAGGGTCACATGGTAGACGTGAGCTATGACCGTTTTTACGCTTTGCGCAGGGCGCTGGATATGCCAGAAGAGGGGGAGGTGGCGCGCAGCAGGTGGGAGATTCTGCCGGAGGCGCATCGGCAAAGCGTCATCGCCATGATGACCGGCACGCTCAACGGGCGCAACACCGTCCTGTTCCCGTGCGACGCGCCTGAAAGTGAGGTGGTGCCATGGTAGAGGATTGCACTTACGAGCAATACAAGGCGGCCTGCGTATCGATCAACGAAAAAGCATGTTGGACGCGAGGAGGATGGCTGGGCTTGGTCAAAGACGCGCGGATCGCGGTCATGGCAAACCTGTTGAATGCCGGGGCCTGGTGGCCCGATAGGGAGCTTGGCGAGGGTGAGGATGTTCCAGAAACTGAGGTGACGCCATGGTAGAGGAATTGTCGTACGAAGCATATCTGCGTCTTCGGCGCGCCGCCAGGCGCGAGGAAGCGCATGACGTCTCGCGCGAATCCTGGGAAGGCGGCAAGGTGGCGCGACGCTTCGTCATCAGCTGGCTCACGCGGGAGATCGGGCAGCGCGTCGATGCGCAGGAACTGCCCGAATGGGGAACATGGGGATAGGGAAATTGGGAGCCTGACCTGGCGGTCTCTGTCGATGGGAAATTGGTATAAGGATCGCGTATCCGAGGACCGGGGCCATGTATAAGGATCGATCGTTTTCGGGCCGGCCCGGAAATATAAGGAAGGGTTATTGGAGACCGGAAGTTGAGGAAGGCTGGGCCATCAAAGGGCGAAATCCGCCCTAAGACATCGGTCTCGCGCGCACGCGTCGCGCGTCGCTTACAACCCGCACATTGACAGAATCTGCGAGACCGAACCAACAAGCAAGACCGCGACAAAGACCGCAACCGCAGCGGTACGGGTCAGCGCGGTATCGATGACGCTACGCGCATGCAGGTCTGCGCAGTAGTCAGCAGTACTGCGCGCGCTCACGCTTGCACCTGATACGACACACTGATATGCAACCCGATAAATTCATGCGGTTCATCGTGCATGTTAAGCAGGTTTGCAAGCGAACCCGCATCGACGGGAAACGATTCGCCCGTCGTTTCATTCTCGACGATGAACGCATCGTTCTGTTCGTCATATTCTTTAACAATCATGGTTTTCCCCCTGTTTCACGTGAAACGGTGCACCGTAGTGCACCGTGCAGACTGATCAGTTATGCGTCGAGCGAATCAAGTTCATCATTTTCTTCATGCTGCGTTTCGGGTACGTCAGCATTAATCGGTGCGATACCAGCACGCTTTGCAAGCGGTTCGAAATACTGCGTCATGTTCGTGACCACTTCGGGCAACAGTTCGATATTCGCTTGACGTGCGCCCTTTACACCGTCAGTCATGCGCAGAATACGCAGCATTTCGCGCGTACTGCTAACCTGCGTGCTACCCGTACCGGGCGTATGGTTGCGACGCTCACGCAGAATCTGCTGTTCGTCGAGCGCGTCAAATTCGATCTTAACCAGCGTTGCGAACGCGTTCTTTGCGGTAATCACACCGTTACCTACAAGGGTATTGACGATGATCGCACGCGAGTAACCGTCAAGCTTGCGCGGGTCTTTGAACCCGAACGCTTGAATGCATTTCAGCACCTTGACGACCGTCTTGCACTGAATGTAATCGGCGTCATTCGCGCCCTTCTGCTTGTCGTTACCGATCACGCTTGCGAAGTAGCTGTAATCGATAAACGAGCGCGTTTCGTTCACCGCATGTAGAAACGGGCGATAGTTTTTCCCGTTCGGGTCAAGATGGTCAAGAATGCCCTTGATCTCTGCTGCGACATGCTTGCCGTCGTCGATCAGCGCTTGCTTGCGGTTCGTGACCGCTTCGAACATTTTAGCGATGATCGTTTCGGTTTTGGTTTTAGCGTTGATTTTCATGATATTACCTTTCGTGTTTGATTAAGTTTATTTTGTGTTTTATGAGCTCTTGCAGTTGCGGGTAACTAGCCCGGTTCGTGCATGCTCACGCTTGAATTGTGAAAGAGCTTTTTACCGCTTTTCGACGCAGCGCTGTGTGCGTCGATGTAGTGATATTAAAACCTGGCGAGTTTGCGTGCAAGTAGTTTTTGCACGTTTTGAACAAAATATTTTTGCACGCAAAAGATGTGGTATTTTCGCGGATCGCTTGACGCCGGGTTGTGTTGCTGCTATTCGCGTCATGCGGGCGCGCTCTTGTTCCAGGCGGGGTGGCGCGGTCGGGCAGGCGCAGCCGAGGCATTGCCGAGGCGGGTGAACCCGGCGCAGCCGGTCCGGGCAGGCGGGTCCATGGCTGCCGGCGCCAGCTGGAAGGGCGGCGGGCCGAAACCCCGGAAATACCGTTGTCGTGGCTGCGGATGCTTCCGGGAATAGACGTCGCCGCGGCTACGGACCATCACCTGTTCATGGCACTGCCACGGCGCGTCCTGGGTGGGTTTACAGGCCCGTGGCGGGCCTTTGTGTCACTTGTACTGGCGCATCTTTCTGAGCGGCTGGTTGACGCGCTGGCGGGCCTGACGCTGACGCTCCTGCTCGTGCTGACGCTCCAGCAGGCGGGTCAGGTCATGCTCAGGCTCGTAACGCTCGTGTTCGGCTTGCTGCGGCTCGTCGCGGTATTGGTGGCGCATGCTCAGTGCTCCTGACGTGCGTAATGATTAATGCCGCAATGCGCCACTTTGACCAAATTGCCAAAATCATCGGTAACATAGGCGCGCGGAATGGCGCTCTCCATGTTCGCGCGTACGTACCAGGCGCCATAGCGGTGCAATTGACGCACAGTGAATGTCAAACCTTTCATCTGGCACCTCCGAGCATGATCAGGGTGTCGGCGGTGCGCACGACGGGAACGGCAACGCCGGCTGCGTCGCGCAGAATGCTGATCTGGGTGGTCCGCAGGGCAAGGTGCAGCTGCGGGCGGGCGGTGATGTCATGGCGTGGTTGCAGGGCGACCAGGCGGGCTTGAATATGGGTTTGCATGTCTCTCTTTCGGTTGATCGCTGCAACGTTGCAGCAGAACCATTATGCGGGTGGGTGTGTGGCGCATGGCCGGCGAATTCACTGGCCTGGCATTCTGGCCTGCGATCGCGGCCTGTGCCTGGCCTGATGCCATGAAAAAGCCGAGGCGATGCCTGACGGCCGGTACAGGCGCCGCGTGGGCGCCTGGGCCTAGCAGGTGTGCTGGAACAGCCGGCCCGCGCTGACTTCCTTGTGGCACCAGGGGCATTGCGCGCGGACACGGTGTACCTTGCGGCCGGCCTTCAACGGCGCGATCCACACCTTGACCTTCACGTACTGTTCGATCGGCTTGTCGTTGTAAGCCACCGCTGCATTCAGGAACTGCGGCTCCAGCCCCGCGTTCGGCAGCTTCTGTTCGACCGTCAGGCCCAGCAGCGGCTTCAGATGGTGGCTCTGTGCGTTGCGGCCGTACTTGTTCAGAATCACGGTGGTGCGTTTCATGGTGTGGTTCCCTCGGTGTGTTGTTGACGAGTTCTCAGTATCGAGGGCCATGTGCGGCACCGGTGTGGCGAGGTTCAGTCTGCCTAAAAATTGGGCAAAAAGAAGGAATATTCCATGGAATTGAGGATTTTGAGCATGAATCCTCGGCTACGCCTCGGAGCAAACCATACTTTGGCCGAAGCAAATTGAGGATTTTGAGCATAAACATGCTTCGAGGATGGGCCAAGGAAGGGCCTGGGAGGGCGTTTCGCGTGAAAATCCGGACCTTTCGTCGCCGTGGCCGGGGCTTGGGTGAGGTTGGGTGTCTTCTCTCCGCAGCTTGGGTGTTTGACCCCTTTCCGTAAGGAGCTTGGGTTACTTGGGTGTTTGACCCCTCCGCTATAAGTACTTATATATCTATACTAAAGTAAGAAGTACTTAAGTATTTTCGGAAACGCCTTGGATACCCAGGCCTGGGTATACCGGGATGGAGAAGCCGCGGCACAGAGGGAAGGCGGCCCGGGAAGGCTGCTTCCTCTATGGGAGAAGACTGGCGGGCGCGGGAGGAAGCGGGTCGGCGGGCGATTTTTCGGGTGTTCGGTTACTTGGTGGCGGGAGGGAGGTGATGTTGATGATTAGGCATTACCTCCACCCTCAATCCTTATACACGCTCCGTACACGTCTTATACACACCCTACGCACGTTCTTCCACGCACTCCATACACGCCTCACACACCCTACGCACAGCCCTGTACGCGTCCTATGCGTGTACGTTGAGCCTTCTTCACATACATGCCTGACGTTCTATGTGTGCATGTATTCTTCCCATTCCGGTATGGTTTGCTTGTGGTCCTTCTTCTATGCGTTGCTCCAGCGGTCTCTGCCGTCGATGTTCTTCTGTTGCGGTTGGTCGTTTTCGTTTTTTGAGCTACTGTCGCCGAAGGTTGCCCAGCCTGTGTACGCCATAGAGGCCTGCTCTTCTTTTTGCCCTGCGTGGCCTGGGTTTGCCGGTTGAGCGGCTGCCCTGTCGTTGAGGCTTTTTGGCATGTCTTTCCGGGTTTGTCTTTCCATCTTTTCGATTTCTTTTCTGATGGCGTCTGCGTTCTGCCTGAGTTCCCATCTTGCCTGCTTTTCCGGGTTGATGAAGGTTTGCGTTTTGCTTTCGAAGCCGGTTTCGTGCCTTGCGTTGTAGTAGTCGGCCATCTTGTGTGCCGTGCTTTCCGCTACGTATTTGAAGCCGAGACTTTGCAGGTTGCCGGGCTTGTCCTCGCCCATGACGAGCCAGACCTGCCTGTCGAAGCGATTTTTGTCCTCTTCCGCGTAGTAGCGTTCGAATTCATACTTTGGCGTGCTCATATGCGCAAACTCCTACCAGTTGGCCCACGTGTCGTAGGCGTCGATGCGAATTTCGTGTTCCAGCCTGATTTCGCTGCGCATCTGCCCGATCATGTCGATGCGCCAGTTGATCCGGATGGCGCGGTTTTCGATACGGTCCTGGCTGCAGTTGTCGATGACGACCTGATCCCTGAAGCCGTTGTGAAAATACAGAACCATGCAGCCGCTTTTTGCCTCGACGCTTGCGATATTTTCCCTTTGAACGATGGCCCAGTCGTGCCGGTCATCCTTCAGAAGCAGATTCATCTTTTCGGCCCGGTGTCTGGCCACGAGATTGCTTGAGCAGGTTTCGATCACGTCCCGCCGGTCGTGGTTCGTCGTTCTGATTCTGTACGTCAGGTTGAAGCCGTCGGCGCCGAATTCGGCATGGTAATCGCCGTTCGTGTCGCGCTCGATCAGCAGCCGGTTGATCCGGTCGATGCGCTCGTGCGTCAGGATATTGTCTCTGCTGCCGTCCGTGATCGCATACAGAATATCGGACTGGTTCAGACGCTCCTGATAAATGTTGCCGGCGTCGTTGATGTAGACCCGCACCATCAGCGGATCGATTGTCACATTCGTGGCGTCGTTTTCCAGGCGCTCCTGCTGCGCGTGCGCTTCCTGTTGTTCCCGCCGATTCATTTTCACCCCTCCTGCGCTATACTGCCTTCGACACGCTCGTGTCCCTTCTGCTTAGGCGCCCTGACCCCTGCACTCTGCGCCGGTGCACTGTTCGCTGCCATCCCAGCATTGCCGGTGACGTTCTTCCCAGCGTCACCGGCATTTTTATTGGGCCGGGCCGAACTTCATCGCGTGCATGATCCGGCCGAGATCGAGCGCGACGGCATCGAAGAACGCGCCGTCGTGATCCTGATCCAGAATGTCCGGTTCGTCCTTCACGAACAGCCCGTCCTGATTCACGACGTAGCCGATGTTGTTGAGCAGCTGGTAGGTCTGCTCCTTGATGTCGTAATAGCGGCGGATCAGGCGGGTATCCTTGCTCGTCATCGCGTAGGCCTGCAGGTCGGTCATTTCGTCGACCTTGTTCCAGTACAGCCTGGCTTCCAGTTCGCTGGCTTCGCGCCAGGTCAGTTGCAGATTCATGGACTCTCCTGTTATGCGCATGTGCGCTTTGCAATACGTCATTGTCGCCCCGGTGATTCGGCATTGCAATCTGGACACGCGGCGGGCTGGTCGATCGGTCCGACCGTTTAAACGCGTTTTGAGCGCTCGGATGCGTGCGACGTCATCAGGTGACAACCGATTGTAGAAAACGTCTTGTACGCCCGTTTTGACCCGTTTGCGGGCGGGCTGATCCCGTATCGGTCGATTTGCGCAAATGACGCTGGAAAAGTTCGGCACTGCTTGCGCGTTGGGTCCGCATTGTCTTGGCTAAGTTGTTGATTTTTAAGGCATTTGCCAAGGCGGTGAAATATTGCATAAATAGCAGGCATAAGCCTGCTATTGTTGTATTTCATGCAATTACCTGGTGGAACCGCCAGGTCCGGGCGCCAGCACGTAGCCGCAGGTGCGCAGTGCGTCCTCCCTTGCCTCTTCTGCCGTGCTCCAGCGCGCGACGGAGACCGGCCTGCCATAGCCTTCCGTCACCACGGTCCATTTGCTGACGTGCCAGAGCGGGCGCGGATTTTGGTCTTGATGCCAGGTACTCATGATGTCCTTTCAGGGCAGCTCGGGCGTAATGTGCCGATGTTCACGATGGCCGCACGCCTTGCACTGGTAGGCGTCGGGTTCGTCCGTGTGGCGCATTTCACCGCCGCAGTCCGGGCAGGGCGGGCGCAGGTTTGGATCGCGAAAGTCCAGGCCGGTCAGCAGGGTGGCAATCATGACGATCAGGATGATGGTTAAAAGAATGGCGAGCATGACTGGTCTCCGTTTAGCGCTGGTTGGCTTCGGGCATGCTGGCATACAGCGCGAGTGCGGCCGCCGCACGGGTGGTTTTCATCACAGTTCTCCGATCAGGGTCATGAACAGTTCGGTGCTGGCAACCGCGGCGGCAAATTCTGCGCTGCTGAAGTCGCCCGAATTCATCAGAACGGCGCGCGTCAGGTTCAGGATCGTCTGCTCGACGTCCACCTGGACTTCTTCATCGCTCCGGTAGGTCAGCACACCGAGCTCGGGATCGGCACTGGTGGCGCTGTCGGCACCATTCTTCACTACAACTTCCCCACCCGGCGTGATGATCAGGGTGCCCACCGGGCAGGCGGAGAAGTTCAGGTTACGTTGGCTCATCGTTTTCTCCTTCATGCGCTGTTGCGCTGTTTCGATAGAGTCATTATCGCGACCGGTATGCGGCGATCGTGTGGCTGGTACATGCGCCGGGCCACTTTTCCATGGCATGTTTTGCGTGGAGCAAAAGCGGGCGCTCGGCCCGCTCGTGTTACGGCTGTTCGCCGATCGCCTTGTAGCCGGCGTCGACCGCGGCGTTGGCCCTTTCCCATGCCGGGTCTTCGTTGCCGCCCTGTTCGTGCAAGTCTTCGGCGCGCGAACGGGCGTACGGCAGCAGATCGCGAATGACCGCCTTCGACGTCACGGTCGTGTCCGTGCGGTTGATACGCTCGCACAGACTGTCAATGTTTTCGGCCAACTGTGCGCGGTCATCGGCCGTTTCTACGCCGATATTATCTTCGGCCAGGATATCGATGATGCCTTCGCTCAACTGATGGCGCTGTTCCTGCAGGCAGCGCAGGCCAGCCAGAATCAGCGTGACATCGAGATTTTGCGGCGACGGCGGTGCGTAATCCAGGTTCGCCTGTTCTTCCAGATGCCGCCAACCTTCCAGCGCGGCCACTTTCATCGCTGGCGCCATGACATTCCAGGTGGGGCGCAAATCACCCAGCGCTTGATCGGCAAGGCCACCATCCGTAATGCCAGCGATTTCCTGTACGTGCAAGACAGCGGCTTCGATGTCGTTCAGCTTGGCGGCGTCCAGCAGCGCCTCATCGGTCATGCGCCGCCATGCCCGCGCCGGCTTGGCATCGGCTTCGACGAAGATGAAGATCGGCCAGCCGTACTGACGATGCAATTCTTCGGCGTACTCGATGGCGTCGGTGCGCATCGAGAAATCGCCGGCGCATTGCACACCTTCGCAGAGTTGGCTGTTGCCGGGTTTGTAGTGCAGGTAGACGGAAAAGAAATCCGGGTATTCGTTGTCGCGCTCAATAACTTCCTGATCCATCCTGCCCACCCGTCGTACGCCATACACTTCGATGCCGTTGAAGTCTTCTGGCTGGCCGCCGATCACGGAATCGGCATAACGGTCAAACATTTTTTCCTGACTCATGGTTTCTCCTGATGTGGGCCGGCATTGTGCCAGCCCGATTGTGTTAAATCTTTTCCCAGCCGACCGCTGCGCACAGCCAGGCGTTGCCGCCGGTCACGACAATGTCGCCGCACGAGACAGAGCGGATGCGCCCGTACTTCTGCTCGCGCTCTTCCTGCCGGCCTGGATGGTTGGTCAGGTCGAAGCATTCTTCGGCGGCCGCTTCACCCACACGCGCGCCAACCTTGACAGTGGCCGCGGTCTTGTAGCGCCCATCCTGATACGCCGCGATCAGTTGCGGCTTGGACGATGAAAACCAGGCGTCGCGTTGCAGGTAATCAGGCGGGAACATCACGAAGGCGGTGTTATTGATGGTCATTTCGTTTCTCTCGGTTGTCGCTGCACGTCGCAGCAAAACCAGTATGACGCCCGCAATATGGCAGCGGGCGTCGGCATGGTGGCTGGTTTAGTGCAGCGTTACGCCGGTCGGCGCGCCTTCGCGCCACAGCATGTCCTGATGATGTGCGACGACGTGGTCGAAGCCCTCCTGCCAGGGCATCAGGCCCGCCAGGTCGGCAATCACCAGCTGGACGAACTGCTCCGGCTGCAGCGCCGGGTTGTCATGAAATGCCACCGATGCCAGCTCCCTGACCATGTCCGGCTGGGCCGAGGTCTTGATGGCAAAATTGTTACCCTGCATGTCGAATACCTCGCCATCGGCGGGTGGGCCATTGTCGATCATGCGATGACCGGCGGCGTGCACGATGGCGCCGCAGGAAACGACATTCGGGCCGATGACCATGAGCTCCGGCAGACCGCGCCTGGCCAGGCCCAGTGTGTAGGCGTAGGGCGTGCCGTCCTGCAATTCTCCACCCATCACCGCAAAGCCGCATTGGCCCTTTTGCTTTGCGATCAGTGCGGACTCTACCTTGTTCAACATTTCCATTCTCTCCTTCGTGATGTGCGTCGCACCGTGCGACTGGTATATTGTGCCCGCGCATGCATGGCGTGGGTACGGCGGGCTAGAAGCTGCCGAAACCCGGGTATGGGCTTGGCTTCACACCGAACAGGTGGTCGAGGTCTTCCCGGCTTGCCGTTGGCAGAATGCGGCGGTATTCCTGACAGCAGGACAGACACAGGAAACTGTTAGCCCAGCGTGCGGAAGGAACGGTGACTGTTCCACTGCGACATGTGTGGCAGTCAAACTGATCGCCCGGTTCGAATTCACCGCTGATCGGATCGGGACTCACGCCACCTCCGGTAGTTGGGCGATCAGCTGCGGCAGGCTGCCGAGAATGCGCCGCACCGTCGATGGCGAAGTGCCGACATGCTGGGCGATATCGGCCGCCGTCATGGTGCGCGCCAGTTCGATCACGCGTGGCAGAATCTCTTCGATTCTCGGCGTGAGCTTCATGCGTATTCCTCCGGATAGACCTCGGACAGGTCGCGCTTGCACACGTCTACACGCATGCGTGCCTCATTGATCTCCACGACCAGCTCCTCGCCTTCTTCATGGCGGGTGCCAATCCTTTCGACGCGGCGCGCCAGGTCTTCCATGATCATGGCGGCATCGTAATGCGAGCCGGCCGGGCTGTTCCAGCGCTGCATGGCGGCGCGCACGCCAACCCGCATCCAGTCGGCCAGGTTCTTGGCCAGTTCGCCGTCCGGGTCGATTAAATCAAGAGTTCGCAATTCGTATTCGTCATGTCCGAACTCCTCGTTGAACTTCTCGACGCCTTTGCGTACCGACTCGGCAATGATCAGCTCCATTTCCTCGCCGATTTCGTCTTCGGTCGGCACGCTGCGCACCGGTCCCGGCTGGGTGGTACCGTTAAAGAGGATGTATTCCAGCTGGCGCATTACCTCGCCGGTCCATGTCTGCGTTGGCGTGACGAAAAAGTTCTGCGCATACCACCAGCCGGATTCGACCCGCAGGTACAGGCGCGCGCCCAGCGCCAGCATTTCATCGGCGATGGCGCCGTGTTTCAGGCCACCGGGCAGGTGTTCCATGCAGTCGTGTCCGATCGTGTCGCCAAACGACGCGTCGAAGTGCGGCATGTTCTTGAGAACCCAGCCGGTTGCGCCTTCCTGGTCACGGCCCCACACGAACACGTGCCGGCTCATTTCGGCAGCTCCATGTGCCCGATGTAGTTGCCGACCCAGGCGGTGAACACGGCGCGCGCCTTGTCGTATTCGAACATCGAGGTGCCGAACACCTCGCATTTGTGCTCGACGTCGGCGACGCCGCTGCCGGTGATCAGGCGATAGTCGACCACGTTGGCGACGTGGTTGTCGCCTTCGAACTTGGCGGTCAGACGAAAGCGCACGTGCGAATCCTGAAACAGGCGGTGCACGAACGTGGTCGGGTCGACCTGGCCGACGACGCCGGCATTAAAGTGGTCCAGAGGCATTTTCATTTTGTTTCTCTTCGTGTTGTTGCGATGTAGTAATTATGATGTCCGGTATGCGGCACCGGGGTGGCGCATTGATGCCCGCCTTACCAGCTGCCGGCCAGCGTATGGGTTGGCAGGTCGGCTTTGGCCAGTTCGTGCGCCTTGAGCCAAATCGCCTGTTCCCATTGCAGGTCGTGCCACAGTTTGTCGAAGCCACGGGTGCGTTTTTCAAGCCATTTGCCCTGTTCCAGTTGCAGGTCGCGCCAGGCCTGCTCCCACGCCTGGCGTTCCAGCTCGACGCGAACGCGCTCGCGCACGACCCTGTTGGCTTTCTCGCGCTCACGCAGCGCGGCGGCCTTCTGGATCTGATCGCGCTGCCTGACGCGTTTCTGCTTCTTGTTCACACCGCATCCTCAAGCAGTTCGTAGCGTGCATTGTGCTCGATGGTGGTTTCGGTGATCAGACCTTCCTTCTTGCCGGCGATGCCGCGCAGAATGGCGACCGAGCAGCAGATTTCAGGATACTTGCCGGTGTACGGCATGATCTTCTCGACGCGCATGCCATCGTTGCCGTTGGTCCAGAACCTGATCACGTCGCCAACCTGCAGTTCCGGCCCCATCCTGAAGCCGCGCTTTGCGTTCTGTTCGGCCGCCCAACTGCCGGCGCGCGGGGTGATCGGCTGGTGCCGGCCATTCCTGAATTGTCCGTAGCCCATCATGCCTCCCGCTGCAGCGTGGATTGACTGTCGAGCCAGGCGACGACGCCTTCGAACGACGCTTCCGGTGCGCCCTCGCTGGCCAGCAGGCGGTAGTTGACCTCGTTGGCGTAGTAGTTCTGCTGGCGCTCGCTGGTCAGGAACACGGCGGTGGCGAACGCGTCGGTGGTCTGGATCACGACGATCTTGCCGGCGCCGCTGCCGTCGCGCCTGATGTGGAAACTGACATGCACGTCATCGTTGAAGATGGTCAGGCGCGTGCGCCATGCATTGTCATACTCCGGGACAATCGGTTTCATGTTTCTCTCCATTAATGTCGTACATCACGACTGACTGATAGCGATTATCGCGCGCGCTGCCCGGCGTCGCAACCGGACGCGCACTCTTCGCCACCGTGTTTCAGGTCCGACGATTTAAACGCGTTTTAAGACATTTTCGCGCAAACTGGTGCGCTGGTATCAACCGGGTCGTTCCAACGCCCTGTAGCGCGTTCTGCGGGCAGGAAAACCGGTTTATGCTGCGTTATCTGGTTGAGACGATGACTCAGCTTTTCTTTTGGCGATCCCGGCCTGGCGCGAAGCACGTATTTTGGCGATTGTTTCAGCTGATTTCGGCTTGCCTTTCAAAGCAGCACTTCGCTTGGCGTTGGACTCAGGCTTCGACTGGCGTGAAGACGAAGCCGCGGACATTTTTGCACGTGCCTCTTCCGTGATTGGCTTGCGATTTCGTTGCGCTGCGCGCATTCGCTCCAAAGTCTCGGGTGATTTTGATTTTCCCTTGAGCGCCTCGGAAATTAGACGACGCGCATCTTTCGTTACTGATACGCGACCTTTCTTTGCCAGACTCATGCGGGCCTTGGACTCTTCGCTGCATTTGGTTCCGAGACGAGATTTGGAAACGCCACAGACATTGTAGCCATAACTGCCATCGGCGGCCTTGTGTGCATCGATAAATAGTTGCTCCTGAGCAGTCATATTCGCGACGCCGCACTCGCATAAGACAGTCAAAAGAAATGCGCTCTCTCCATCAATGTCCCAGGCTCGTTGAAGGTGAGGCGAATGATGAGCGCCTTTCCTAAGAGCCCACTTGTGTTGCTTCCACCTACGCTCAATGTTGATTGAACTTCCGATGTAAATTTTGCCATTGGTGGTGTTGATGATGGAATAAATGCCAGTCGTCATGCTGTTTCCAAAAAGAAAAGACCAGTCTAGGATGACTGGTCTTTGTCGTCAAGTCAGTTTTGACTTATTTGAGACCCAGACCTGCGTAGGCCATTTGGAGCAGCGGGCTGTGCGGATTCGGAGTCATTTCGCCTTTACTCTTGAGGGTCATACCGAGAATCGGCAGCATCATTTGCATCTGATTCGACTGGCTCGCCGCAGTCCCTGTGCTATAGGGTTTCGAAAGGAGGTTCGTGTACAGGTTTCCTTTGGCGCCGGTTGTGATTTTCCCATCCTGGTGCAACACGGTGATGGCGCGTTTCATCACCTCGTTCAGCTGACCGCCGTTCTTGAGCCACACAAAGAACATCAGAATTTTGTCGCGCACCTTGTCGGCGATGTAGCCCTCGGCGTTGCTGCTCGTGATGTTCATCTTGTGGATGAACTCGGCGTGCTCGGCCTGAATCTGCTCACCATCATGACGGTCGTCGAACACCAGCAGCGCGGCGGCATTGTCGGTGCCCAGCTTGGCGATCAGCAGGTCGCCCGGCTTGTGCGTGATACTCGACACGCGTGGCGCTTTCGGCTCGGCTGCCGCAGGCGGCGCTGCGTCTTCGGGCCCGGCATCGGGCGCGTCTTCGCCTTTCGCTTCGATCGCGCCGGCATCGGGCTGCTTGGCTTCTTCACCGTCGCTGCCGTAGCCCGCCGGAACCGTCGTCTTTTTCTTGCCGCCTTTTTTGGCGCCGCCCTTCTTCGCCTTCACCGGCGTTTCGGGTTCGGCGGGGGCGGCAGCGACGGCGTCGATCGCGCCTTCGATGATCTCGTCGACCGGGTCGACGCTGACATCGGCGCCCTTCGCCTCGATCGTGCCGGCGTTGTCGCCCTCGATCGTTTCGAGAATCGAGTCGTCGAGACCGGCGAGTGGGTCGTTACCGGCCAGGGCCGCGATGTCGTTGACCAGATTGACCATGCCCGGCACACCGGCCGCTGCATCGGTGGCGATCACGCTCTCGATGCTTGCGCCGCCCGCGTCGAGCGAGGACAGCAGGTCGTCGAGCATGGCGTCGCCCGCGTTGACGTCGGTGGCGACGATGGTGTTTTCGGCTGCGTTCATGTGCTACTCCTTCGTGTTTGGTTTGATTGATCGCTTTGTGCGATGACCGTATTGTCAGACCCGGGATTTGGCACCGCAACTGCTGAACCTGGCGACTTTTCCCGCTTCGCTGCTACGCTGTTTTGCTGCGCGCTGCATCGATGTATTGAAGTTTGAAGCGCGCGGACAGGCGCGACAAGCGCGCGGCATGGAAGGTTTCGACTTGATGAATGTGAGCCCGCGCGCGTAGCAGCGCATGCCCGGCGCAGGTCAGGAAGAGTGCGGGCCAAGAAAAAGGCGCCGTGTGGGCGCCTTTGCTATCACAGTCCTGCGAACACGTCAGCCGGCACGCCCTGTCGCCTGATCTGGCTGATCCAGTTTTTGGTCGCGCGCGGATCGGACGGCGTGATCGACAGGGTCAGTTTCATCCCGCCATCCGGCGCCACGATGCGCTTGTGCCGGCCGCCAGTATGAATGGTCCAGCCGCGGTCCAGCAGCCGGCGCACCACCTTGTTGGCGATCTCGCAGCTGGAAATGAACTGTCGCTTAGCCATGACCCGCCTCCTCTTTCTCGCACTCGGCGATCATCCAGTCCAGCCACTGCAGGCGCGCTTCACGAAAATCACCCCGGTATCCGCCGCCGCGTGCGAAGTGACGGGGATGATGGATCATCAGCCAGGTTGTGTAGGAGCTCGGCCCATCCATCATTCCCGTGATCCAGTCGATCAGCGCTTTGCGTCGCGCGGCGGGAACGCGCACGATCGCAATGGCGTGACAGATCATGATGCGCCTTCCGCTTACAATGAGCTTGCGGGCGCGGCGCAGAATATCGCTGTCATTGACGTCAGCCATGAGCCACCTCCCTGATCAGCTGGTCGATCAGCTTCAGACGCCCGCGCTTTTGCCAGCCCAGGCCGGACTTCTCGATGCCGGGGTCGGTCTGCGCCATCGCCCACAGGCTGTAGTAGGCGTAAGGGTCGATGATGTCACGCACCTTGTAAACAAAGTCCGTGATCTGCTGCGGCGTGCCGAACTGCCGGCCAACGACCTCGATGGCGTTGCAGATGAAGCGCTCGTCATCGCGCTCGATCATGGCGCGCACCTTCTGCAGGAATTCGACATCGGTGACGCTCTGGCGCGCCAGTGGTTTTGCGAGCGTCACCATGCTGCGTCTCCGTCAAAGCCAGGCAGGACGATCATCGAGTCGGGCAGGTCCGGGTTGATCGGCTTGAGCGTGTTGCCTTCCTCGACGAACTTGCCGCCGTTGCTGTGCGATTCGGTCCACGAGGTCAGAAACTCCTCGTAGTGCGCGATCGCCTCTGCCTCGTTGCGGTGCCAGGTCTCGCCGTTCAGGGCGTCGCGCACCATTTCGCCGTTCTCCAGGTAGTTGTGGACGGTCATCCTGAATACCTTCTTGTAGGCTTCGAAGACGTTCTGCACGCCGTCGATCTTGCCGTACCATTCCACCTCCACGTGCACGCGGCCGTTGTCATAGCGCCTGACCGAAACATAAGCCGCGTCCTGACGTAGTTCGATCCAGCGTTCGCGCCTGATATCATTGTCCTTGCGGTCCAAATATTGTGTTGCCATGTTGTTTTCCCTTCGTGGTATTACGTCGCACTGTGCGACAAACGCTATTGTGCACAGTGCGACATGGAGCAGAGCAGGCTATCGCAGTTCCACCAGCTTGATTTCGTTATTTTCAAACGGCACCTGGCCGCCGTTGTACATGTGTTTGCCAAATACCATCATCAGGTGCCACAACGTGTCGGTCACGGTGTCACCGGCGTTCAGGACGGGCGGGCGCACCTTGGCGGGAAACTGCCAGTAGTAGGCCTTCAGGATGTCGGCGCCGAACCTGGTCAGGACCGCCGAGACTTCGCTGTTGGTGTTGATGGTCAGTGGCAAAACGTACATGTTGACCGGAGTGTGTTCGGCCTGCATGTGCTCGCCATTCAATACTTCCAGCTCTGCATGCAGGCCATCGCCATCTGCGTCAAAAGTGATATGAGCCCTTGCGACAGGTTCTGTCATGCTTTCTCTCCTTGCTCGCGCCACCTGGCGCAGATTTGCACGACGCGCTTGCACATTTCGACGTCGAACATGCCGATGTGGCAGTCCTTCGCCTCGATACCAAGTTCCCGGGCCAGCTTGGCGTACATGACGCTGCGCAGGCTGCGCTCGCCGCCTCTCCAGAACGGATCGAACACGGTATGCGCATTGCCTTTCCACATGCGCAGATGGGCATTGGCCAGGCGCCCGAGCGGCTCTGTGCCGTCGCCACGCGCGTATCCAGAGCCGCTGCCGGCCTTGTGGCAGCCAACATAGGCGTCGCAGGGCTGGCACTGCCAGAAATTCAGCTTGTACAGGTCGGGCCGGTGCGGATAGATCGCGGCGCCGGGAACAAGGCGCGCGGGCTGGTTGCAGTAGGGGCAGATTGGCGTGGTCATGCCCACTCCGGTTTCTCGACGACGCCACGCCATTTGGCGTGACACTTTTCGTATAAAAGGATACTTCGATCTTCCATGCGCTCGGCAAGGTACGTGGTGCCTTCGGCCCTGCGCCAGTAACCGTCCTTCCACAGCGCATACCGCGGACTATTCCAGTGGTCCGTCACGACCTGATAGACGCCATCGACCGTCGGGTTGATGCCAATATCGAACCATTCGGTCGGCGTCAAGCGCAGGTGTGAAAATTGATCGGCGTATTTCTTGTTGAATTCTGCGAACGCCTTCTTTTCCTCGTTCGTCGGCGCGCGACCAACGGCATTGAACACTTCCTGCAGCCGGCTCATGCCAACTCCGGATTTTCTACCAGGCCGCGCCAGCCGTTGTACCAGCCTGGAATTAAGCCCCAAGTGTGACCATTCTCCATTCTGGACAGTAGCTCGGCGTAACCTACGCTGAATGCTGCGCCGCACCAGTGCGCACCATTCCAGAAGCAATAGAAGGACTGGTCCTCATAATGGTTTTCCGGGCCAGGTCGTAATTCATACACGCCAATAATCGACGGATTCACGTTAAGGCCAAACCAGTCCGTGACAGTTTTGTTTTTCATGCTTTCATCCTTGCGGTCAAATCGGCGAACCGTTCCAGTGAAACACCAAGTTCCCTGAGCCAGTGCTTGAAATAGAAGTGCAGTTCCTTTGCGCGCGGGTGCGTGTCGGCGTGGTAGGTCAGGAAGTCCGCGTAGTTCTGCACTTTGTCGGCAACCAGCATGTCACGCACCTCGGCGAGCGGGCCGGGCGTGGCCGATTTACCGGCCCAGGCCGGGCTGGAGCCACGCAGCATGATCACGCGGTCCGACAGCGATTCATTGGCGCGTGCCCGGTATTCCATCACCAACATCATCACGTAGGGGTTGAATTCGCCCACGCGCGGCAGGTTGGTGATCAGGTCGGCGTCGGCCTGGAACATCGGGTGCAGGCAGAACGCGTCGCGCGCCGCCCGGGTTGCGCCAATGCAGTCCAGAACCGTCAGGCCTTCGACGATATGGTTGATCAGAAGGACGCCGCTGCGCTGGGCACGGCGCTCGCCGTAGAATGCGGCGATGGCATTGAAAGCGACGCTCATTACATTTTCTCCAGCGGGCCGGGCGGGAACGGGTAGTGCGGCTTTTCGATCAGACCGCGCCACCGAATGCTCGTCTGTCGTTCCGGCGCCTTCGTGCGACGTCGGGCCTGCTGTTGAACTTCGCTGTTATAGTCCGACCAGTATGCTGAGGACCAGTATTCGCCATTCCACCAGCGACGCACGAACATGTCACGCGATACGCTGGCGTTATACTCGCCGATCATCGGCGGCTTTTTTCTGGACCAGTCGGTCATCTTGGGCTGCTTTGCCATATATCTCTCCCTGTTGTTAAGTCTCAAGTTTAAACGGGCGCACGCGGCGCCCGTCAGGATGCGACAGGTTCCGCACGCACTGTCCAGCCCTTGTGTTTCTCTTGTTCGCCCCTGGCGACGCGCATCATGGCGCAGGCGTGAATGTCACGCGTGGCGCAGAAATGTTTCATGCTTGTGGCGACATGCTCAGTGCCGTCCGGGGCCGTGATCAGGTATCGGAACTTCACCTTTGCGGCGCGCTGCAGTTCCTTGGCCTCGTCGGTGTGACCTTTCCCAAGGAAGGCCGTCCTGGCGCGCTCCCGGTATGCTTCGCGCTTTTCGTCGGACCAGCAGGCCCGGCTGCTTTCGCTGACTCGCGCCCTCTCCTCGTCGGTCAACGGCCTGCGCCTCTTGCCCTTCGTCGCGGCGCTGATATTCGCGCGGTGCTCCTCGGTGAACGGGCCGCGCTTCTTGCCGCGTGCGGCCGCGGCTATCTTCTCCTTGGCTTCCTCGCTGAACTTGACGCCGAGCGTGCTGCCGGCCGTCTTGGCGATGTTGTAGAAGGGGTCGAGCCGATCCATGTGGCGCTGCTCCGCGGCGATCAGATCATCCTTTTCGACAAGCTCCACCACTTCGAACAGAAATGCCGATTCGCCGTATTTGTTGAAGGCGGCCTGCAGCTTCCGGTTGCGGTGCTTGCCATTTCGAAGCTGCGACAGATGAATGTTCTTCCGCTTCCGGAGATTCACGGCGCTACCGATGTATTGCCGTGAATTCACCGCATTGGTGATGGAATAAATTCCACTCGCGTCGATCATTTACGCTGCAGCCTTCATGCCTGGAAGCTGGTAAAAGCCGCGATCAAGACCCTGGAAGAAGCACTGCATCATGACGTGGACGTCATACTCAGCGGCGTGTGCGAGAGCGGGATCGTAAGGAATCCCAAGAGCAAACGCCAGCTCCATCAGCTTCGGGCTCTTGCCGTCCATCGTGGCCCAGCGGCCCTGCTCCATCGTGCACATGGTGCCGGCAGGGCCAAACGACAGGCCGACACGCGCCAGCTCGGCGCTCAGAAACGGCTCGTCAAAGGCGCGGTTGTGGATGATCACGTAGTCGCACCCGGCCAGGCGGCGCGCAACATGCGGCGCGACCGCGTCCCATTTCGGCTGGCCCGCCAGCTCGGCATAGGTAATGCCGTGCACCGCCTGCGCTTTCGGATCGATCGGGCGCTCCGGGTCGATGCGATGCACAAAGCGATCCACCAGCGTGCGCGTATGCAGGTCGTACGTCAGCAGCGCCACTTCGATGATGCGGTGACCGGTCGACTGGTCCAGACCGGTCGTTTCAAGGTCCAACCCTGCGATTAACGGCATGAGCTTCTCCTTAGCGCGGACGCTGCGCGCGCGTGGTCGGGCCGCCAGGGCGTTTCTCGGCCGGCGCCGCGATAACCGGTGCCATTCTTGCGGCCACACCCGGCCCGACAACTTCCAGACGCTGGGCGGCAACGAAACCGGTGTCGCTGAACGTGCCTTCTTCCTTCTGTTTGGCAGTCTGCTTCGGCTGCACGTTGTAGTAGACGCAGCCATTGATGAAGGTCGAGCGCTGCACCGTGATGCCAACCAGCCCGGTGACGACATCCTCGACTTCGTTGCCAAGCTCGATGGTTTGCGGCGCAGCCGGGGTCACGCGATCGGCCGCGCCGTCGGCCACGAAATCCAGCTGCGGCAGGTCGATCGACAGGGCCGTCGGGATCGCCAGCGAATCGCCGGTATTCGTCGTGCCTTCCGGCAATTGCGGCTGCACCGCCAGCTGCACGCTGCCGGACAGCATTTCGATGTATTGTGTTGCCATGCCGGTGAAGCCGGTGGCGATGTCGCGAACAATGTTGCCAAGTTGTGGCACTTTACGTTTCATGAATTTTCTCCCTTGACGATCAGTCACGTCTGATCTATTCGAACATTGTACGGGCGCCCGTCAGGACGGGCAACCCGTGAAGCTGGCGTTATTCGCCCAGACCGGCCAGGACGTCGTCCAGCGGGTCGGCCGCCGGCGCTTTTGCGACCTGGTCGGGCTTCGGTTCCGGTTGCGCAGTGCGCTTCGAACCCTTGTCGGCACGCGGCTTGCGCTGTTTGGTTGCATCGGCGGAACCCTTGCGCGGGCGGCCGACCGGATTGACCGCCTTGTTCAGCAGCGTGCGCAGCGCGTCGGCGTGCCTGACGATGAAGGCCGGCAGGTCGGCCAGGTCGAGGAAGATGCCGGAAGTGATCGGATCGTTGCTCGCGTCCAGGAAAAAGGCGGCGTTCGGATCGATACCGTTGACGAACTCCTCGACCAGCGGCGTGGTGCGCAGTTCGACGTTCTTGGCGTCGCATGCCTTTTGGGTTTCGTGCAGCGAACCGTCGTTCGCCTTGTACATCGTGACTTTCATGGATTCTCCAGTGAGGTGAGGGCCGGCGGGTGCCGGCCTGGTAAATCAGGCGACGCGCCTGTCTTCGGCGCCGATGATCGGCTTGTTCGACAGGCGGTAATGCTGGCGGCGGTCGCCCATCAGGTCGCGCAGGTCGCGAATGCTCATGCCGGTGAGCTCATGCATGCGGATCAGCATCGAGGCACCGATCGGCAGGTGGTGGTGACGGATCTTGCTGATCACCGGAGGAGCGACTTCCAGCATGCGCGACAGCGCGGCATCGTTCTTCAGCTGCATCCTGGCGAGCAGGATGTCCAGCAGGTGGTTCGGGTTATAGGTATCCGGCAGTTCGACCTTCGTGTTGGCCATGTTTTCTCCGTTATAAATTGGTTTCTAGTCAGTGCTGACTGATCACATTATAGCTTAAACGAAATGAAATTTACGCGGCGCGCAGCGTCTTCCTGTTGTAATGCCGGCGAATCACGTAACCGCGCAGGATCGACGCCACCGTGAACATGCCGGTCAGCGTCAGGTTCTGCGCCAGATGGACCGGCGCGTGCACGATCAGCGGCACCACGAACATGTTCAGCAGGGTGGAAATGAAAAAGCCGACGAGCGTGCTGACCAGCGTCTCGTGCAGGCTGTGACGACGGGATTGGCTCATGTCTCTTGCTCCTCTTCGAACAGCTGCCAGTTGGCGATCATGATGGAGGAACCGCACGGCAGGTTGGTGCTCACGTTCAGGATTTGGGCCTCCATGCTTTCAATATCGGCGATACAGGTGATTGGCCGGTTGCGTACCATTTCGCAACGTCCGCATCCACTTGTGCCTTCCCTGTTCAACCATTGATAAAATACAAAATATCTCATCGATCCTCCATGTTGCAAATGTTGTCGTACTCATCGAACACGCGGCGCGATTCGCGATTGATCAGCGCAGCGTCAAAACCCGCCACCGGGCGCCCGTTAACATAGTCGGGCATGCGCGCGCTGGCGCTGTGACCGAACGTCTGGCGCTTGCCTGGCTTCTTTGGCGTGCGCCCGCCGTTCTTGCGCTTGGCGGTGCGGCTGCAAAAGTCGCTGCACCATCGGGATTTCGGCTTGTCGCGATCCGAGTTGTGCACCCGATACGCGCCGCCACAGTGCTCACAACGGCAGGTAATCATCATCTGGTCCTGAAACGAAAGCGCCCTTCGGACGCATGGCGCGCGAAGGGCTATTGTCCGGCTGCCGGTCAGAAGGCGTCGTAGTTGAAGTGCATCGACTTCGGCACCTGACGTTTGAACTGCAGCGTGTAGCCGGGGTGCTCGGTGTTGTAGACAAACACGTCGTTGTCCATGTCGTACTTGACCATCAGGTCGTTGTTGATATGGACTTCCAGGTTTTCCGTCAGGTCGTTCGGATCGGTGGACACCCTGCGCTCGCCGGTTTCCGGGTCGCGGTGAATTGGCGGGTACAGGTCGAGCATGTAGCCATTCTTGGCCATCGGGCTGGCGTTGATGGTGTCATCCTGGCCGGCGCGCACGTTCAGGCGTTTTTCGCCACGATACAGGTGCACCTCGTAGATGCCGCCGCCGCTCGACATCGGCTTCATGTTCAGCATCTTCATCGCCTGGGTGGCGTTTTCGCCGTAGCGGTTCATTTCCTCGACCAGCGCCTGCAGCATGTCGAAGGAGAATTCCCAGAAGAATTGCGATGCCACGATCACGCCGACATAGTCCGACTTCTTGATCAGCTTGTCGTCGCAGTATTCCTTGATGAAGTCCTTGTCCAGGCCCTTGAAGTCCAGCGCGTAGTACATGCGGCCGGGCCGGTTCGTGATGTAGCGGTTGACCTTGCCGAATTCGTTGGCAGTCAGGATGTACAGCTTGCGCGACGAGAACGTGCCGTCCAGCAGGGTCAGCAGCCTGTTCTGCCCGTCGATGTCGTACACCTTTTCGAATTCGTCAAAGAGCACGATGGACGGCTGCTCGATGGCGGCGAGGAAGTTGTTGAAGTCGTCGCCGGTGTAAGCCTGGTTGACCACCAGCGTGATCACGTCGTGGTTCTTCATGGCCAGTTCCGACACGCGCTTGGACAGCATGGTCTTGCCCGAGCCGGCGGTGCCGGTCAGCAGTACGCCGGTACTGCGCTCACGGCTCATGAACGTGGTCAGAATACGCTCGGCCTGCTCGTTGGTGTGGCCGTACAGCTTGGCCGGCGTCGTGAAGTTTTCCATGCGCTCCAGGTAGAAGCCGCGCAGCGGGTGGAATGCAACCCGGTACGTGCCGCCCGGCAGGCGGTTCAGCATGTCCAGATTTTCCTTCTTGCCGATGGTGAATTCGCTACCATCGCGGAAAAATACGCTCTTGTTGTCGGAAACGTTCATTGGTTCTCCAGTTGATTGATAAGTCAGTAATGACGTTGTGTCATGTAGTGTATTGTGCGCGCCCGAACCTGGCGCGCACACGGACTGTTACCCGGATTTGTTCTTTGCCGCGGGCCTGAACAGCGGGTCGGCGCCGATGTAGATGGCTTCCGGGGCCTCCGGCCACTCGCGGCGCAGGACCTCGAACTCGCCTTCGTTCCAGAGACGCAGGAACTGCAGCTTGTCGTAGTCGTTGTCGTCGTTGTCGCGGTCGAGCACATGGTTGATGACTGTCACAGCCGCGTCGACCGGCCACTTTTCCTCGATCCCTTCGACCGTGACGTCGATCTTGTTGGCTTCGGCACCGCGCACGAAGAACCGGGTCTGTTTGCCATTGCGCAGCCTGACCGAGAAGGCGATCTTCTCCCAGCCATTTTGCGCCTGGCGAACGTCGATGGTCCGGATGATCAGTTCGGTGCCGGCCGGCAGCATGGCAGGCCAGGTCGGGTTGGTGTGCGCTGGTGCCCGGATGCGCGCGGCCGGCGCCGCCTTCAGTTCCCTGATCAGCGGCTCGTTTTGGGAGTCGTCCGGCAGGTTGAAATGCCAGTTCTGGGTCAGGACCATCTTCGTACCAAGCGGCGGGATGAAGACTTTCATACGCTTCTCCGCAGCTGAATCTGGTCAATGACGATGGCCTGGCCCTGCAGGCTTTCGACCAGTTCCTTCAGGCGCTCCGGCTGATACACGGCCAGAACTTCCGGTGTCGTGTCCTCGTTGCGAACGCGCACCTCGATGCCGGCGTCATTCAGCGCCTTCATGATCAGCATGGCGATCGTGCTCTTGCCGGTCTTGGCCTGGCCGAAGATGGTGATGGTGGGTGGATTCAGGGTGCTCATGATGTTCTCCTTCGGTTAAATTTCAGTGTAGCCAGCGGCCAGCAGCTTCGCGGCGATATCCCGCATGGCGTCGCGCGCCTTTGCCGCGTCGGTGTTTTCGCGATGTTTTGCGTCCATCAATTCGCCATTCACATACGACTTCAGATACACGGTGTCGTCGCCAACCACGCGGTCCACGACAACCATCCTGAACCTGTCGACGAACACGCGTTTCTCTACCGGTGCCGATTTTGGCGCTTCGTTGCCGCCGGCCGTGATCAAGTCGATGATGTCTTCGTCGATCAGGCCCGCCACTGCCATCCACAGCGCGTCGATGCCGGTCGCGAACTGATGCGGCGTGATGCGGCCCGCGTGCGACGCGGTGATCAGGTACGAGATCGCCTCCATCGACTTGCGGGTGATCTCATCCTTGAGGTCTGGTATGGCACTCATAGCCTTTGCTCTTTCTGTAATGAAAGTATTTGCCATCAAACATGACCATTGTCAGTTTGCCGTCTTTACACATGCGCCGCGTCAGCTTGCGCACTTTCTCCGCGCTGTAGCTGTATTTGTTGACGTAGAAGATGCCGCTTGAGGCGATTTCAAGAATCTGCCTCTCGGTCCAGCGCCTGGGCTTCATTTAAGGTGCCAGGTGACTTCGAACGGCGCGTAGACCAGCGCCAGGGTCAGAAAGCCGGCGGCGCCCACGAAGGCCAATGCGATCATTGCAATGAGTGACCATGCGGCGCCCGGCGACAGTTGAGCAAGGATCGGCAGTGCGCCGAACCATTTCACGCCGTAAAACATGCAAGCGATGCCGATCAGAATCAGCACGACGAATCCGAAAATTGCCATTTTGTTTCCCCTTGCGCGACAACCGCGCGAACATTTGAATGATACAGCGACAACGCAGGAGCGACCAGTCATCAATGACTGATCGCCGCTGGCATGTTACTTGTCGTAGACGGTCGCAATCGCGGCCCGTACGATCTCGCCGGCCGAATCGGTATCCAGGCGCAGCTGCTTGAAGGACTTGTTGCGCTGGTTGAAGATGTACAACGCCACCGCCATCGTTTCATTCTTGTTGGCTGCGCTGGTGCGACCCTGCAGGTGCGCCTTGACAAGCGCAGCTGCCACGGGCGGGATCGAGTCGACATTGCTGCGGCACAGGTTCGCATACAGGTCCAGGACGTATTGCTCGTCCTCGCCCAGCAGAATGCGCGAAACAGCGCCCAGCTTCATTGCCGCCGACGAAAAGAACGTGGCATTGTTGCTGCAGTATTCCACCAGACGCCCCACAGCCGGGCCGATTGCCGCATGCATCTTTTGCAGCGTTGCCGCCGACGGTGTCATTTCGTTCGTATAGACACGCGACGCGAAATTGATCACCTCGGCGGTGCGCGGCGGCAGGCGCAGAATGTCGGCCGCGGTGCGGCGCACGCCCTGATCCAGTACCGCGAAGGTTTCCGGCGCCACGCCGCGCGTGACCATCATTTCAACCGTGGCGCCGGTACGTGCGATCGCCATCAGGCGGTGCTGGCCGTCGACCAGCTTGCCGGTGTCGTCGAAAGCAATACCCTGATGCGTCACCCGCCATTCGCCGCGGGTGATGATACGCATGTATTTGGCGACGACGGAATCGCGCACGTCGCGGTTTTCCCTGTTGTGACAAAGCATTGCGCTGGCGATTTCCGGTGTGATCTTCTCGATGCCAGTGGTGATTTTGCTCATTTTCGAGCTTCCCCTCATGTTTGATTTTAGACATGTCGCGCAATTGCGACATAACAAGTATGCGATGAAGCGCGCGGACGAACAAGTCAGAAATGACTTCGTCCGCGCGCTTCGCCTTCAGTGCAACAGGTTGCCGCCGGCGACGTACAGCTGGCTGGTCTGCTGGTGATGATGCTCGGATGCGCCGACGATCGTCTCCAGCGTTGCCACGCGCTCGTTCAGGTCCGTCACGTGGCGGGCAATGTAGCGCGGCACCAGCTTGCAGCGCGGGTCCGCGGCCAGGCCCAGCATCAGGCTGTTCAGATGCTCGATGTAGGCCGGGTTCGACACCGCCTTGCCCTCGGCCGCCACCAGCGGAATGCCCGGCTGCACCAGCACGACGGTGGAAAACCGCCTGTTCAGCACGTCGTAACACGCGTCGATGTAGCTACCCAGTTCCGGCATGCATTCAGACGGCACAGAATCGCCCACGGCGTCGCCAAGCGTGTAACCCAACAGGTCAATCGGGCAGCGGTCGAAAATCGCCTGGCGGCCCGCATAGCGCTCGTAGACGGCATCCAGGCGCTTGAGGATTTCCTGTTGTACCGACAAGCGCTGCGCAAACAGCATCGGCACCGCCGGGTCTAGACCAAGATCGCGAAAAATCGCCGAGACGCTCGTCTCGACGAACTCGATGCCATGCTTGTCGGCGTATGCTTTCGCCAGCGTGGTCTTGCCGGTGCGATGCGCGCCGAAAAGGCTGATTGTCGTCATACGGGCGCTTTCCCTATGCCGCTTTGGCTTTCGCCAGATTGGCCTGGCGTCTGGCCAGGTTTTCCTGCGACTTCTTCAGACGCGCTTCCTGCTCCGCCAGCATTCTTTCGGCGATCGTGATTGCCTGCGCGCGCGTTTCGAACAGCGTTTTCAGATAGTACTGCCTGCCTTTGCTGTCGACCTCATAGCCGGTGCGCTCGTAGTCGCTACCTCTCCAGCCACGCCCCATCGCTTTGCCGGTGAGGACGATTTCCTTGATGTTCATCGATGTCGTGACCTGGAACATCGAATAGGGGAATTTCTTTTTCGCCATAATTACAGTCCTTTCGACAGGATAACGCGTTCGTTGTCGAGATCGCGGCGCAGCGCGCGCACGGCGTCAAAGTCGCCCGAAGCGTAGCGCCCGGCCAGCTTGCCGTTGCCCTGCAGTTTTTCGATATTGCGCAGCTGGATCGAGGACTTGCTGATCACGCCGCCGGTCAGCCTGGTCAGTTCGTCGACTTCGATGGCGTCATACCAGCACGCGTCACCCGACTCTTCGGCGTAGTTGACGATGTCCAGACCCTTGCCTTCCAGCTGCGCCTTGAGCGCTTCCAGCTGCTCGGTCGATTCGGTGAAGCGACCCAGCGCCGCGTGCAGCAGACGAATGTTCAGGTTGCGGTCGTCCAGCGAGACGAGGTCCGGGTCTTCGGCCGCCTGACGCTCGGATGCCATCTGGTCATCGTTCAGGCGCTCGTTGATCGACAGCGGTCCGTCGACGGCCTCGCCCATGAAGTCGGCGATGTTGGCGATGACTTCCAGGGCCGGGACGAATGCGGCATTGTCGATGGCCTTGCCGTAGAAGACGCGACGCTTGACCTGATCCATCACATTGCCGGCGGCGATCGCCAGTTCCAGCAGCGCATGCAGCGCGAACTGGTTCATTTCGATGGAAGCGGGTCGCGATTCGGTCTTGAGGGCGAGAGGCTGGTATTGTTCGAAATTCATGTGGTTCTCCTTGAGGTGACGGGCGGCGTTTTGCCGCCCGGTTGGTGTTTAGCCGTGGTCGTAGCCAGTCAGGCTGTTCAGTGCTTCGGCGCCGATTGCGCTGCCCAGCAGGATTTCGATGCGTCCGGCCGCCTGACGTGCCAGGGCCGCCTCTTTGGCCGCCGCTTCCCGTGCCGCCTGCGACTGTTCGGCGGCGATGCGGTGCTGCTCCGCTTCCGCTGCGTGGTTTTCTTCCACTTCGCGCAGGTCCGACAGAACGCGCTGGAAGCCGGCCATGACGGTCGCGGTGGTTTTCTTGCCGAGGTTGAACATGGTGTTTTCTCCTTAGTTGTGGGTGTGGTAAATGTCGAATTCGACGAGCTCGCGGAACTGGCGCCAGCCGAAGAAGTTCTTCGATTGCTGGGTCGCGAGCGGCAGCGGGTAGCCTTGGTGCTCGACCGGGCTGGCGTGCAGCGGGCGGGCGCCGACCAGCATGTTGTAAAGATGCAAATCCTCGCGCTCGAGCGGCGCGCGGCCGTCGTGGGTCAGGTACGAGACACGCGCGCAGCGGGCCGCCGACAGCTTCGCCAGGTGCAGCGGGTTGTCGCGGTACTGAGCACGCTCTTCCTGGGTCACATACGGCAGGTGCCAGGCGTCGGCGATCAGGCGGTCACGCGGACGGAACACCGGGGTTGACGCCTTCTCTGCTTCTGCCATGATCAGTGCCAGCTGGTGAATCTCGGGCTGGGCGTCGGGGTGCGCACGCAGTTCGTTCCAGTTGGCGATCTCGGTCGTAGTCAGGATCACGCTGATGTGCGAGTCCGCTTCCAGGCGGCGATTCACGATCTGCTTGTGGAAGCCGGCAGCTGCGAACGCTTCGGCGCCGTGCGACTGGAGCCAGCCCAGGAACTGCCAGAACACTTCGCGGGTTGCCTTCTGCGGCACCGGGAATGCGTGCTCCATGCCGCAGAAGTAGCCGTAGGCTTCGGCGAGCGGCGCTGGCACCAGGATCAGTTCGTTGCATTCCTCGCGGGCCTGCATGCCGGGCTGGTTCTTGCCCCAATGGATCGGCATTGCCGGGTCGGTGCGAACCTGCTCGATCATCTTGGCGACCGGGATCGCACGGGACGAGCTGGCGTTGCGGCTGAATACGCGGTGCGTCATCAGCTCGGCGTGGATGAAGCGCGGGTAGCGCAACTGGTACGTGGCGAGCTTCTTGCCGTGGTCAGCGACGCTGTGCTCGACGATTTTGGCTTCGATGGTCATTTTATTTACGGGTCAGGCGGTACATGGTCCATGCGCCGGCGATGTAGCCGACGGCCATCAGGGCGAGGGATGCCTCGACGATTTCGGTGAACGAGATATGCGGGATCATGATCAGCGACGGCCCGAACGCAACGATGAAAAGCTGCTGCGGCTGGAGAACGACGTCGACGAGGAACGCGACGTCAGGCCGGACGACGAACGCATCGCACCGTAGCTTGAACCCGAGAACGATGCACGCGCGGGCGCAGGAGCTGCAACTGGCGCTTTCGGTGCCGCCTGCTGCACGACGACGGTCTTGTTGACGACAGTCGTCCGGTTCACGCTCGTGTGGTTGTCGTAACCGCGCGAACCGCTGTTGCCGGCGCTGCCGGCGCTGCCCATCATGTAGCCAAGTGCGCCTGCGGCCAGCATGCTGCCGGTGTGGTCCTGCTGCTGAACGATCACTGGCGCCGGCGCGGCGACAACGGCCGGCGCCTGCTGCACGACCTGCGGCTGGGTATAGATGGGCGCCGGTGACGGGTTGCAGGCAGCCAGCCCCAGAATGATGGCCGACGTCACGCAGATGGCGATGGTGGTCTTTTTCATGAATTACCTTCGTAGGTGGATGATTGTCAAGCGGGTGGCAGAACGAGGTTCACGCCCTTGGTCGCCAGAAGCTCCTGTAATGCCGGCATCGCCATGCGCGCCTTCCTGCCGCCGTCCCAGCCCTGCTGGGCGTAGAACGCCAGCGTGGCGATCACGACCATGGCCGAGCTTTCGGTCAGCATGATCTTGACTTCCCTGCCCGGTTCGGTCGGCGCAGTCGGCGCTGGCCCGATTTCCTTTTCAGGTTCGGGCCTGGCGTTATCGCGCTTCGAAAACAGATCGATCACATTGCTCACTAGTTTCTCCTGACTGCGGGCGCTACCTCGCGCCCGCTTGCATACATTATAGTTCAGCGCTGACTTACTTCTGACGGCAAGTCAGAATTCCATGTCGAGCGTGCCGCCGGCCTGGTAGTCGGTCGGCTTGCCTTCGAAGAAATTGGTCTCGACGCCATTGACCGCGCTGAACGATTCCACCCACGGGGTCGGGTTCTTCACGCCCGGGAACAGCGGCGCCCAGCCCAGCGACGCGACGCGCTCGTTGGCCAGGAACTTGATGCGCTGGTCGATAATCTGGTCGGTCAGGCCCACAACGCCGCCCTCGATGCTGTGCTGACCCCAGGCGATCTCCAGGTTCGTCGCAGCGATCAGGATCGCGCGCGCCTTGTCGTAAAAGTCCTTCGTGAAGATACCCGGGTTTTCCGCCTGCAGGGTGTGGTAGATGTGCACGAAAAACGCCAGGTGGGCCAGTTCGTCGCGCTGGATGTACTTGATCTGGTCCGCGGACTTGAGCATCCGGCCGCGCTTGGCCAGAACGTAAAAGCCCATGAAGCCGGAGAAGAAATAGATGCCTTCCAGCGCGATGTTACCGATCACCGCCAGCGCGAATTTTTCCGGGCTGTAGTCGCCGCGCAGCGCATCGCTCTGGGCCATTATGAACTCGTTCTTGGCTGCCAGCACCCTGTCGGTCATGTACATGCCATAAATCTGCTCGGGCCTGAGCGAGACCGCCTCGATCATGGTGGCGTAGGCGCGCACGTGGTTGGCCTCTTCGTAGGCCTGACGCGCGAACACCATCGACACTTCCGGACTGGTCACGTGCACGCTGATGTTGGTGATCAGGTTGTCGAACTGGATGCCGTCCAGGTTGGACAGAAACGACAGGTTGCGGTCGTACATCAGGCGCTCGCCGTCGGTCAGCTTTTCCTGATAGCACAGCTTGTCGTCACCCATCGGGATTGATTTTGGAAACCACGTGTTCGCTTCGAGGGTATCCATCATGTCCCAGGCCCACTTGTGCTTGAGCGGATTGACGCACATCAGCCTGTCCTGAAACCCTCCGATCAAACGTCGTTCATTTACCATCTGTTGAATAGTTTTCATTTCTTCACTTTCGTTGTTAAAGCCTGCTTTATGGACCATCCGTTTTCCAATCTATATCGGATGGTTCCCCATCCGATCCCTGTTTGCCTTGCCCACTGCATCAATGTCTGCCTCACGCCTTCAAATTCGATGACACGGCTGGAGCGAGTATTGTTGGCCTGTTCCAGTACGGTCGCCCAGCGGCAGTTTCCCGGTTCATAGTTGCCATTGACGTCATCACGTTCGATGCTCAAGCCCGCCGGTCGCTCGCCCATATCAGCCAAAAAGTTTTCGAACTTCTTCCAGCGCTCGCATACTGAAATTCCCCGTCCGCCATAGCGGTCATCGGACAGGTCATTACAACGCGCGATCATGCCGGCCCAGATGGAATACGTTTCAGTATTGGACATGCCGTGCGTTGCATTCAGCTTGCCTCGCGCTGCAGTTTTCTCTCGGTTGAGACAGCCGCACGACAATGTGACACCGGAGACAAGCGCGCAGCGCTGAATGATCTTGGCGGTTCCGCACTCACAACTACAAAGCCAGCGCTGACCCGACTTGTCGCGATCAGCCTGCTCTACCGCAAGCAGACGCCCAAATTTCAGACCTATCAGGCTATCGGGGAATCGACGTTTTGCACCCATTATCTTCTCGGTTGAAAGGGCGGCCGAAGCCGCCCATTACGTCAGTGATGACTTACTCTTGCATTATTGGCACGATTCGCATGTCGGGTCTTCAAGCGAGCACATCTTGCCGCTCATGTCTTCCGGCTGCGCGACTTCGGTCTGAACTGGCGCCGCCTGCTTGACTTCTGCCGACTGCGCGCGCAGGTAGTAGGTCGTCTTCAGGCCTTTCTTCCAGGCCCGGGTGTAGATCGCGTCCAGGTCTTTGCCCTTGACGTTGCCGGGAACCCAGATGTTGGTGCTCTGGGCCTGATCGATCCACTTCTGGCGCACCGCGGCCGGATCGATGATCCACTGCGGCGCGATGGTGAAGGCTTCCTTGCACAGTTCCGGGCGGCCGTGGCGCAGCGCCGGATCGACCACGATGAAGGAACCGGACATGTTCTTCTTGGTCGTTTGACGCTTGAATACCGGCTCGATGGTCGCGGTGGTGCCGACGATGTTGGAGATTGTCGCGGTCGGGGCCACGGCCATCGTGTTCGAATTGCGCATGCCATAGGTGACAACCTGATTACGCAGCCAGTCCCAGTTCAGCACATAGTCGCGCGTCGTCAGGTCTTTGGCTTCCTGCTTGGCGGTGTCGATCGGCAGGATGCCCTGCGACCACAGCGAGCCGGCGAACGTCTCGTAGGCGCCGCGTTCTTTCGACAGGTTGCAGGATGCGTTGATTGCATACCAGGAGAAGCGCTCGGTCACTTCGTCGGCGAACTCCAGGTGCTCTTGAGACTCCCAGTCGATGCCGGCCATGACCAGCATTTCCGCCCAGCCCATCATGCCCAGGCCCACCGGGCGATGCTTCAGGTTCGAATTGCGGGCGCGCTCGGACGGGTAGTAATTGATGTCGATGACGTTGTCGAGCATGCGCATGGCGATGCGCACGGTGCGCTCCAGTTTTGCATAATCCATCCGACCGTCGACCATGTGCCGCGCCAGGACCACGCTGCCGATGTTGCAGACGGCGGTTTCGTCGTCGGACGTGTTCAGGGTGATTTCCGTGCACAGGTTCGAATTGTGGATGACGCCGACGTGCTGCTGCGGGTTGCGGCGGTTGCACTCGTCCTTGAACGTGATCCACGGGTGGCCGGTTTCGAACAGGGCCATCAAGACCTTCTTCCAGACGTCGATGGCCGGTTCCTGACGCACGTACCTGCCTTCGGCTTCCAGTTCCTCGTAGCGGGCCCTGAAGGCTTCACCGTGCAGTTCGTGCAGTTCGGGGTAGTCCTTGGGCGAGAAGAAGCTCCAGACGCCGCGCGCCTCCTTGCGCTCCATCAGCAGGTCGTTGGTCCACAGGGCCGGGTAGATGTCGTGCGCGCGCATGCGGTCGTCGCCCGATTCCTTTTTCAGGTCGGCGAATGCGCCGAAGTCCGGGTGGTGCGGCTCGATGTACGGCGCGAACGAACCCTGACGCTTGCCACCCTGATTCACCGCCACGGCAGTGTCGTTGTAGACCTTGAGGTACGGCACGATGCCCGACGAGACGCCGTCGGTGCCCTTGATGTGGCAGCCCATGTGACGCACGCGGTGCCAGTCGGTGCCCACGCCGCCGGCAAACTTCGACAGGTTGGCGCATTCCTGGATGGTGCCGTAGATCGAGGCGTAGCGGTTGACCTGGAAGTTTTCCGCCGTCAGGTCGTCGGCGTCGATGGTGTCGGCCACCGTGTTCAGGAAGCAGCTGGCCAGCTGGCTGTGACGGGTGCCGGCGTTGAACAGGGTCGGCGTCGAGCTCATGAAATCGAACGAGGACAGGACGTCGTAGAATTCCAG